TAAAAGTCAATATATATATTTATAAACTAGTGTAATTATATTATAAACTAATATAATTTATTTTATATATATTTAAGGGGTAAACCCCTTAACAACCCAGTTAAAAGTATAATGATTGTCAAATCTTTTGTCAAGAAAAATTTTTTACTCAAATTATTTCTAAAAAACTATTGACAAATATAATAGCTATAGTTTATAATATAGCCAACGCATAAAAGAAAGGATATTACATGGAACCAATTACGGTGGAAAAAGCACGACAGATGCGCAACGCTGCGCTAGAAAAAAAGAAGACCGAACGATTTGAACGTGCTAAGAAATATGACTATTTTAATACTGTAATGGAAGAGATTGCCGCAGCTGCCAATAGCGGTAAGACAAAGGTAGAACTTTTCCCGCATGATTCAGATTTCTATGATAAAATCATTCAAAGCGGCAAACTTGTACCAGCAGATGAAAAAGATTTTACCAACCAACAAAAAGAAGTTTTTGACGCACTTGAAGATTCTCTTAACTACCACGTAGCTCGTGAGTCAAATTGTCAAGTTACATTTTTCCGTGGTGTTGACCGTATTGATATTACAATTAGTAGGTACTCTATTTATTGGTAGGTTAAAATGAAGCATACATTGATTTTAATGTGCGGTGTACCTCAAAGTGGTAAATCTGTATTTGCAAAGGCAATTCAAGATTCGCACGAAGATTGTATGACAATCAAGCGAGACAATTGCCGCATGTATAATTCAGAAGATGCTAATACAGTTGACAAACGTTTCTACAATGCAGTCAACATTGCTCTAAAATCACATCGCTATGTTGTGGCAAATGACCGCAATATCAATCGTGTCGAGCGCGATAAGTTTTTCAACAATGTCAATTACAATGGTTGTGAAGTGATTTGTGTTTGGGTTGAGACTCCACAGAATGTAGCAGTTGCGCGCAATAAGAATCGTGATAAATATCATCGTCTAAGCGAAAAAGAAATTGCAGAAATGTATAGATGCAAGGTTTCGCCGCAAGACAGGGAGCCGTTTGACAGAATTGTGTTTATTTCAGAGCAGCAAAATTACGCTATCGGCACAAATAATATGCAAATTTTGCCAATCATTGACCAGCTAAAAGCAATTTAGTTTACAATTGAATATTGAAGCAAACTACGATGAAAGGTTATAATGTTTAAAATTCTTTTTTTTACTATCGGTATTCTTATTACGATTACTGGAATTGCTACATGTCTATCCTTCTTCAAAGAAGACGAACATGAAGAGCGTATTCCGCTAGGAAGGCGAGTCATAGTTATCGTGCTTGGTCTAGTTGCTATTGGTCTTAGCAGCATCTATTCTCAAGACGTTGGTGAAGTAGTTGTTCTTCGTTCTCTTGGCGGCAATCTAGCTGGGTCTACTACAGACGCAGGCTTTCATTTCACTGCGCCTTGGAACAATATAATTACGTTTGATACGCGCAATAACCTAATCAACTTTTACGGTAAAGACACAGAATACTCCTATGATGGTGGCTCCGCTGATGGTCCTTGCGTAACTGTAAATGATAAGTCAGGTTCTTCTGCTAATGTTGATATTCAGATTAACTACAGCCTTGACCCGAAGACGGCTGAGTATCTTTACACTGAATATGGCACTCAAGAGAACTTTACTAAGAATTACGCGGCTAATGACCTACGCTCTGTTGCACGTGAAGTTTCAGGTCAATTCGATACAATTACAATGCTAACTGACCGCGCTCAGTACACAAAGGCTGTCCAAAAAGCTCTTGAAAAGAAGTGGTCTAAGATTGGTCTTACTGTTGAGCAAGTAAGCGTTCAGGATATTTCTTATGCTAAATCCATTACCAATGCTTATGCTGATTCTCAGGCCGCAGAAGTAGAGAAAGCTAAGGCTCAGAATCAGCAGGAGACTGCAAAGATTAAGGGTGAGACTAAGGTTATTGAAGCTACTAAAGAAGCAGAAGCAAACCGTGTACTCAACGAGTCTCTAACTGATAATGTTCTAACCCAAGAGTACATTGATGCTCTAAAGGAAATGTCAAAGAATGGTAATACTGTCGTTGTGCCGCAAGGCTCTACTCCAGTAGTCAATACAAAATAATATAAATTAGTCCCAAAGTTTCTATTGACTTTGGGACTTTTTTATTATATAATAGATTCAAATAAAATCCAAGAGAAAGAGATAAAATGGATATTGGGTCTATTACAATTATTTGTATCACTATTCTTGTGATTGCGGCAATTGTTGGAAAATGTTATATGGAGCATATAGCGCTAGAAACTAGAAAGATTCGTTCTAAGGCAAGTCCGCAACAGAAAAATATTGACAATGTTCCATATACCTGCGATAATATTTGGAAGAAGAAATAATGATTTGTTTTGCTATTGGTTTCTTTTTTCGGCTACACTGTAGCATGTCTTATGTTTAATTCTAGGGAGTAATAATGGCAGATTGTCTATTTGTACTATACGTACTTTTTATATGCGGCTATTCATATGTTGCACTTGCCGCACGTTTTGAAAAGTTTCGTTTTGAAATCTATAAGGCATTTCTTGAAATGTTTTAATTAACCTTTGGCTTTATATATAATATAATACAAGTATAAAGTCAAGAAACTCCTTGGCAGAAAAGTTATGCAGCGTCCTGCAAAGGCGTTTAAACTGGAGCATTACCAGTAGGAGTCTCTTGATTTTATATTTGAAAGGAACAATTATGCGTGATGTAAATAGAATCTATGATATTCTTGTGAAGTTTCAAGACCTATGGGAACAGTATCCTGACCAGCGTTTTGGACAGATTATCTCTAATTATCTTGTAAATGATAAGGAAGATATTTTCTATATTGAAGATGATGAACTGTCCCAGCGCCTTACTGACCAGCTTTCATTGATTGAGTGGTAAATATGAATGTTTATTGTCTGTTAGATGCTATTGATGATGATACGCGAAATAACTTATATATTTCATTTGCGATGTATAACACTCCTGAAATGAGCACTCCTTCTGTTCCATTTAATGAATGGATAAAGGAACAACATGACGCAATTTTAAAGGCAGATGTGGTTACTTTCAATATTAAAGTTGATAAGAACTATGGATATTTAATGCTTACTATTCTGGTTAATATGTAAAGGATATTATGATTACTCAGTATTCGCATGGTATCAATACCGAAGCAAAGCCAAGCAACAATGTAATTGACATTTATAAGAAGTGGTCTGCTGAGGAAATTCGTGCGGCACTTCAACCTAACCGTATGCCGCTAGTGAACATCTGCATCAATCTTGACCACGGTTTTAATGTAGGTTCAATTATTCGTGCGTCTAATTGTTTTCTTGCAAAGGAAACTTATGTCGTTGGCCGCAAGCGCTTTGACAGAAGAGGAGCCGTGGGTAGCACTCATGTAGAGCGTGTATATCATGCGGATAATTTTGATGAAGTCATTGAAATTCTTCATCCTCTTGGATATAGTATCTTTGCTGTAGATAATATTCCTGAATATAATCCTCAGAATATTTTCGATGCAGATATTCCAATGAAATCCGCATTTGTATATGGTAGCGAGTGCAATGGTTTGCCGCAAGAAATCATTGATAAGTGCGATGAAATGATTTATATTCGTCAAGATGGCAGTATTCGTTCATTAAATGTTGCACAAGCGGCCGCGTGTTGTATGATGGAATACTCTCGACGTTATAGGATGAAAGGTTAATATGCGTTATTGCAAGATTCAAGCTATTGTAAATGATATTCCATATACTTTATATGGACAATTTGATAATCTTATTTCATATGATGAAATTGAATATTATATCTCCGAAGCGATTGACTTTAACATCGAAGATTATGAAGAAGAACTTGACTTTGAAGTTATGTTGATGGACGATTTTGGTGCAGAGTTTAAGTGCGAGGACATGTCTTTGAACGACTGGCTTTCAACTGTTATCTGTGATTACAAGCATGTGCGTCCTATCCTTCAAATCTATGTTTTAGGAAACCTCATGGATAACATGGTTTCTATATATCGTTCATATGAGGAAGATATTAGTAAAACTCCACAGTATCTTTATCTTAGCGGTGAAGTAAGCAAAGAAGAAGGTCGCAAATATTCTGCCGCATATGTCGTAGCGCCAGACAAACAGCGCGTTGAAGTGATTGAGGACGGATGGAAAGACATGCTTAGTCGCATTAAGCGTGACGGTAATATGGGTGGCGTGTATATTAAGACAGGTATCTTTACTGTATTCGATGTTCCGCAAGAGGATTATGAACGATATAAGAAGAATACGGAACTAGTATTAGATTAAAGATGGGAATGCTGTTATATGAACTGGAATGATTTATCACCAGAAACAAAAATCTATATTGAGTTAAGCCCTGTAGAGTTTGCAAAAACTTCTATGGCCGCTTCTATCTCTCTATTGGAGAATGCCAATAGCACTAAAGAGTATGAGCGTATTATCTCGAATTGTGTAAACTTGCTTACACTATGCGGCAAGTCAATTGGTTATCATCCTAATTTTACTTTGGTGAAATAAAGTTCTTGACGCTGGATACATCTTATGATATTATATATAATATAAGATGTGAAAGGATTTAATAAATGGCTGAGTTTAGTAAGCATGATATGAAGATGTTTGATTTGGCGCGAAAGGCGGCACTGGAATCTACATATAAACCTTTCAAACTCGGCACTGTTATGTCTTATAAAGGCAAAGTTCTTGCTACTGGTCACAATAGTCGCAAGACCAATCCTTTGCAAAAGAAGTATAATCGCAAATATCGCACGTTTAGAGAGAATGGTCAACCTATTCATGATTATCTTCATGCAGAGATTGATTGTCTTTTGAATATTCCAAAGTGTATTGATGTCAACCTTGACTATTCAAAGGTAAAGGTATATACTTATCGTATCTGCAATGGAAAGCGATTTAATTTCGGTTTAGCACGAAGTTGTCCTGCGTGCTTGCACGCTTTGCGTGATAAGGGTATCCAGCATTTTTATTATACTGGTGACGATTCTTTTATTTATGAAAAAGTATATTAGGTGATAACATGTTGATTGTAATTATAGGAATTGTTTCTATTTTTCTTTTTTCTGTATACGCATATTACTATGGAAAGCGATTTAAGTAATGAATTGTATTATTATTCCTGACAAGGAAATGAATTCATACATTACAAAGCTCAATCCGAATTTTGTATTTGTATGGTGTGAACAGTATACTACCCTTGTAGATTTCGTTAATGGTAAGCGCGTTCCTGTTCGTGATACATATGATGCAATTGTTCCGCATTTTATTCTTGCATATGGCGATGACGAAGCTAAGAAGACTGTTGGCGATGCTGTACTACACAATATTTTAGCAGAAGTGACGCAGATTTATCACGATACTAGCCGAAAGGTCTATATCATCACTTATTAGACAAGTTCTAGACAATCTGTTTGACGGGCTATTAGCTCAAATGGATAGAGCAAAAGACTTCTAATCTTTAGGTTACAGATTCGAGTTCTGTATAGCCCACCAGACAGATTGTCAGACTTATATTAGACAGCATTTTTCTTTGAAAGGATTTATTGTGAAAATTCGTGACTGGGACGAACTTGAGTATAGCGATGATGATACTTTTGAAAAGTTTTCCCATAAAGCAAAGCTAATTCGTCAGCGCAAAGACGATACTTATAAGGCAAAACGTAAGGAAAAGTTAGAGCGCATGGAATTTGAAGAAAATGCTACTAAGGGAAAGGACTAGTTCCTTTTCCTTTTTTTTGTAGAAAAAAATATTTGCCGCACACACTTATATATGGTATAATATTATTAAACCAAGAGAGAGGAAGATAAATGAACGAAGTCGATATACTGCGTAATAGCTCGCTTGTGCGCGAGAAACATCTTGCCAATGGAATCTCTTCTTTTAATTTCTCAAACAAGTGCTTTTTCAACCAAGCATGGGATGATATTAATGTTAAAGCACGCGGACTTTTTGTAAAAGATGATAATAAGGTTGTTGCACGTTCGTACAACAAGTTCTTCAATATTGGAGAACGTCCTGAGACTGAAATGGCTAGCCTGCGCGAGAATCTTGTGTTCCCTGTGTGTGCATATGTCAAGTCTAACGGATTCCTTGCGATGATTTCTGCCGACCCGACCGAGGACGGTAAACTGTTCATCGCATCCAAGAGCACGAATGAAGGAGACTTCGCGGGATATATCCGTGACGTTCTTGACAAGACGTTGACCACTGCACAGCAGGAGGAATTCGCAGAATATCTGCACAAGAATGACTGCACTGCTGTCTTCGAGTGCATTGACCCTATCCATGACCCGCATATTGTTGAGTATTCGCATCCTCACCTCGTGCTTTTGGACTTGGTGTACAATGATTTCAACTATAGCCATGCGGGGTACTATACACTTATTGACGTAGCGGGACATTTCGGATTCTATTGCAAGGTTCTTAGCAAAGTCATTGCTAACTGGCAGGAGTTTGAAGCCTTTATTGACAAGTGGGCCGCACGTGCATACATCGAGGGCTTTGTCTTCGAGGATGCGAACGGTTTCATGGTGAAATATAAGACTCCTTGGTACAAGAACTGGAAGCAGGCTCGTGGAGTTTTACAGCAGGTTTGGACTGGACGCGACATTGATGCTATCAAGAACATCAAGACCAAGCTTGCATTTGAACCTCGTCTCATGGACGCAATCCCTGAGTTTGTAGAAGAGTGCCGCGAGAAAGGTCGTGGAACTTGCCCCTCGGTTATCGAGTTGCGAAACTGGTTTGAAAATTAATCTTGACGATTGGCTATATCATATGCTATAATTATGGTATAGCCAAGAGAGAGGAAAAGATATGATGGCTTCTTACAACGCTGCTATTCTGCACCTTGCAAATTATTATCTTGAGCATCGTGATGATGGTTCTGGATATCATGTTGATGGTGCAATTGACATGATTCACATCATTTACGGTGTGCGCGTAGAGCGTATCTCCGCAGACATGTTCAAGATTGTCGACATTTTGATGGAGGACTAATAATGCTGCACATGGACAATTCTGTGGGCAATCCCATGATGCTTCTTGCTGCCGAGGAAGAGATGGAGCAGAAGGTAAATTATGTAATTCAGACAATTGAAACTGAATATGATGGGCACGCTTCTGCCGATATTGTTTATGACCTCTTGGATGATTATGAGGTCGAGACTTCTGATTTGCCACAATGGTTGTGGAATCGTTTGGCCGCATATCTTTAATGATTTTTAGGGTGATTGTCTCTTGACAATTGCCCTTTTTTGTTATATAATATAAAATAGGTTATTATGAAAGGATGATATATGATTAAATTGGCAATTCCATTTCAATTGAATGGCGAATTGAACGATGAAGTTAAAGAGTTTAACATTCTCTTTTACAAATCTCGCAATTCAATTGAGGATCTAATTGACTTTGCGCAGGAGTATGAGGATACTCGTATCAATCTTGAATTCCCAGAAGGTATTCATATGCCTACCGTCAAGTCAATTAACAAGGTGTCAGACAAGATTTATATCCGCGTAGCACCAACAGACATTACAAAGGCCGCAGAGCTTAAAGAAAATTCATATAAGTTTTTTTTTAATCAAGATATGAAGGTTCCAACCTATTCCTGTCTTGAGTCTTTTATCAATTTAGGTGTATCTGATGTATATATTGCCGATGATTTATGTTATAATCTAAAGAATGTTCATGATATTTGTCAAGAGAATAATGTTCAAATGCGGCTAATTTTAAATCAGGTGCCGTCAATGACACTTGACCGTGGTATCAATCCAAAGGCTCCAATCTTTATGCCAAAAGATATGGATACTATCAATCCGTATTTTGATGTCTTTGAATTTGAATGCGGTTTGCCATGTGATTGGGCAAAGTTTGATGTCTTATATCGTGCATGGTTCATTAATAAATATTGGCATGGTCAAATGAGTGAAATCAATGAAGATGTAGATATGGATTTTCATTGTGACGCAATCCACCCAAGTTTCACTGCAAGCAAAATTAACTGCGAGCGTCGTTGTTGCAAGCGTCTATCAAACCATTGTAATAAATGTGAAGATTTTCTGTCTCTTGGCGAGGTTTTAAAGAAGAAGCAAATCCGTTTTACAAATTAACTAATTGGGCAAAAGATTATAATCTTTTGCCCACATTTTTTATATATTTTTAAGCAATCGTCTTGTCGTATAGGAATAGAAAGAGGAATTATCCGAATGAAATTCATTAAAAACAAAACGAAAGCATTGGCTATGTGCCTATCCGTAGTGGCACTCGCTGGCGTGACAAATGCTTTTTGTGTAAACGAAGCAGATGCAATTATCGTTAATGATGAAATTACAAATGCGGCAGTCCGCACAACTACACTTGATGCTATGATTCCATATAAGGAAGATGGGTACGATAACGCTCAGACATGGCTAGTGGATAAATGTAACATGAAAGACTCTCAGTTTGATGATGTTATATATATTATTCAGAATTACGGAGATTATCTTGAACAGAATGATATTTTAGAGATTCAAGATATTATGGAGAAGCAATCTGTTTGCGACACTATTACAGAACTAAAGCAATATAAGGCTCGACTTGATAGCTGGAAACAGTATGGTGCAGATAAGAAACAGAAAGCTCTCCAAGAGAAGAAAGAAGCAGAAGAACGTGCGGCTCAAGAAGCTGCTGCTCAAAAAGCTGCGGCGCAGGTAAGTTATCAGAATCAACAGTCTAACTTATATAGTACACCAAGTTATTCATATTCTAATTACTCTTGGAATGGCTCTGCACGTGATTTCATTGTTTCTAAGGAAAGTGGCGGCAGTTATAGCGCAACCAATGGACGCTACTATGGCGCATATCAGCTTGATATTTCCTATTTGAATGGAGACTTGTCGCAGGAAAATCAAGACAGGGTTGCTGAACAATATGTGTCAAATAGATATGGTAGCTGGGAAAATGCAGCCGCACATTGGCAGTCTCATGGTTGGTACTAAAATATTTTCAATAAAATAGTTGACTTCTAGAAAAATATTTGTTATAATATTAACGAAGTTAAAGGAACAAAAGAATTAAAAGGAGAATGGTAAATGGCAGAATCTTATGGTCTAAATTTTAATCTAGCTATGACAGCAAATGAGGATGGTGTCGTAGACTTTGGTGTACATGTAACTGATTCGGACGGTCTTGACCTAGACCATAAAGCTAGTGGCAAAGATGTTATGAAGGTTATTGATGAACTGACTAGCACTCTTACACGTGAGCTTATGACTGTATCCAATGGCCGTAAGCAGAAAAAGGATAAGGAGCAGGCTGAGAAGATTAAGAAGGAGCGTGAAGAGCGTGCGGCTAAGCTCGCTGACCTAAAGTCTCAGGCTGAGGAAATCAAGAAGCAGATTGAGGAAATTGAAAAGGATACCAAGGATGCAAAGACTGTTCGCACAAGCCGTCCTTCCTATGAGTCTCTTCTTGACCAAGATTTTGCCCGTCTGCTAAAGCTATTTGGTTAAAAAAAGTTCTTGCCAAGAGGTTTAAGAAGTTATATAATATAGTTAAAGAAAGAGAGGAAGGTATCATGGATTTGTTTGTCAAAGATAAATATTACAATATTGACTCGAAGCGCGACTTGGACGTTTGCTTGAAAGAGAACGGCTTCAACTATGATGAACTAGAGTCCATGATGCTTTTCAATTATCACAATACGAATTACGCAACTGGTGTTGAAGGTCTTATTGGTGATGATTTGTACGAGGTACAACATGCCATCAACTCTGAGCTGAGTGACTTGGAAAACGAGATTAAGAATCTTAATGGTCGTTCGTGCAAGAATAACACTCGTGCAGATATTGCGAATCGACTTAGTGATATTTACGCCAATCTTATGGACTTAAACCTTTCCTGCCAAGTATATGACAGGGATACGCTGTAAGGAGCTTTTTATGGGACAAGACATTCATGTTTATCTTGCTCGCAAGACTAGCGAGTATGCACAAAAGAATGGATGCGAAGAGTATTATCCGGTAGAGTTATTTTCTAAGTATTATAACAATGATGATGATAGTGTCGTGTATGAATATGCCCAGCCATACAATGGTCGCAATTATGAGTTGTTTTCTTGGCTCATGGATGGTAATGGCCGTGTATATGTAGATGAATCTGCTTGTCCCGTTGGCCTGTATTTTGACTATGATGGTCTTGTGCCGCAAAAAATTCTCAAAGAATGGGAAGACTGGGAAGAGTGCGGCGCATATGGATATAATGCTGTCATGCTCTCTGATATTATCAATCATTATAATGCAATTAGTTCTACTAAGTATGCGGTAGATGATATGCTTGGAAGTCATTCCTCTAACAATGAGCTTAAAGATAGTGTCGGTGATTTTATCGAAGATATTAAGCGTTATTGTAGCATTGAAGGAGCATATTATCTAACTCCGCAGGATATTCTTGTTGTCTATTGGTTTGACAGCTAAAAAAAAGTTCTTGACAGACTTTATATCAATATGATATAATATTTTTAGTTACAAAATAAAAGTTCTGGACAAAAAGTTATAATTTTTGTTGCGCAACTTTTATATTGTAATAGTGGTGTTAGAGCCTGCAAGATTTCTAGAGTATTGCAGGCTCATTTTTCTTTTTGGTAAAGCCAGCTTAGTATAACAGTAATACATCGCTCTTGTAAAGCGAAGCATAGGGGGCAGCACCCTAAGTTGGCTCCATTCATTATTTAAGTGGGTGATAAAATGTCTTATATTTATGTTATTGTAAATGATGTCAACAACAAAAAATATGTTGGAAAAACTAATTTTACAATTAAGAGAAGATTCGCCCAACATTTAAGCGACAGCAAAAAAGAACAAATACAAGGTAGACCTCTTTATAAAGCTATGAAAAAATATGGCGTAGAGCACTTTCATGCCTTTCAATTAGAAGAATGTTCGTCAGATGAAGTTGACGAAAAAGAAAAGTATTGGATAACAAAATTAGATACTTATCGCAATGGATACAATGCTACAATTGGTGGAGACGGTTGTTCATTTTATGATTATAAAAAAATAGCTGACATGTATTCACAAACACATGATACAATAAAAGTAGCAAAATATTTTCATTGTTGCGCTGATACTGTCCGACTTGCATGTAAACAATGTGGCATAGAAATGCTACGACCAAATACTCTTTGTAAAGAAAGATATTCTAAAAAAGTGCGACTGATAGAAGAAAATAAAATTTTTCAATCATTGCACGATGCGTCTCAATGGTTATTTGATAACAATTATACTACAAATAAATCTATACAAGGAATTTCAAGGCATATTAAGCAGGTTTGTGAAAATATTAACAAAACATCGTATGGTTTCCATTGGGAATATGTAGAAAGTTAGTGTTGTATTTTAGTAATATATATATTACTAAAATAGAGTGCTAATCTTAGACACTCTCCAAGTGGTAGTAGACCGAGCTTTGAACTCGCCTGTACTACCCCAAGTCAATTTAGCGGTTTGGGCAGTCGCTATATAAATTTGCCCACTTTTTGGCTCTTAGTTCAACAGTAGAACATATGACTCTGAATCATAAAATTTCTGGGCAGCACAGAAAGAGCCAGCCTGTTAAAAAAATTACTTGACAAATACCAAGTAATTTTATATAATATAATTAACAAAATCGTGAAGGTGAAGATGCAGGTTCGACTCCTGTCTTTCCCGCAAGGGGCTGTAGTTCAATTGGTGAGAATAGCACCTAACGATTGTGTTATAGCTTGGGGAGAGGTTATCGCTGCAAGGTAAATGTCTCCCGACTTCTATAATCTTTTGCAGGGATTATAGATTAAAGGGTTGGCGGCTTTCCCAGTTTGAAACCGTCCACGTGATTATATTATCTTGCTTGCAAGATTTTATATATGCCGTCTCTGTAGCCGTAGACAATGCGGGCCAGCGTATACTTGAAAAGAAACGCCTAGGGGAAGAGGAATCTGGTATATTTTGGTAGTTTTCAAACCTCGGCAGATGTGAAAACTACTACTTTAATTGCGGGTGGGAGGTCAGTATCTCACGGAGTCTCATAAGCTCTGTTAAGTCGCAGCGTCAGCGGCACTTCGCGACCAATTTTGTTATAAAAAATTACTTGACAAATGGTTGAGTAATTTGATATAATATATTTAACCAAGAGAAAGGTAAGAAAGTATGGCACAGTCAGTCGAGACGATGGAGCAGCGTTATCAGATGCTTATCAATCGTAAGGGAAAGAACTCAGAGAATGTAGGTATCATGCGCAAACTTCGCCGCAAGATTAACAAGGCGAAGCAGGGTGTCATTCTTTCATAATTAGTGATTTAATATGCGTGACGAGGGTTCAGTTACTTCGTGAAGAATTATGGTATGTTTAAATGCGGTACGCTGCATTTGTTAGTCTGACCCCAATTTTTCCGCATATTTTTCCTTGACTTTTGGTTTATAATATTATATAATATATATAAACCGAGAGAGAAAGAGGTTTGTTATGAAGCAGTTCGTCATTTGCAAGGAAAAGACTTGCGGCATCTACTCTATTCGTGTCAACACTGATTGCTCAACTGTTCGTTTTGAGATTATCAAGGACTTCGATACGTTTGAAGAAGCCGATGAATATCTTCATAACATTCTTCTGTCCAAATAATTTTATCCAAAAGCAGAAAAGGAGCTTTGTAAATGTCGTATCCTTATAAGGATGAAGTATTGGCAACTAAATACGCTTATATCCCTGACGATGCTGCTAATGCTCCCGCTCGTAAGCAGAAAAAAAAGACTGTGAAAAAGGCTAATCATAAGCATGATTATGGTAAGAGTATCATTATCAACTATTATGATAAATACGCTGGTAAATGGACTTATGCTTATAGGAATGTTTGTACTATTTGCGGTCGTATCGGTGATTTTGTTGACAACGAGGGAATTATCAAAAAGACTTTCCCGCATGTCAAGCCTAGCTGGTTTGGTTTTGCTGTTTCTTTTGGATATAATGATGAATTTGCTGAATTTACTGAGTGGTCAAAGACTTGGTATCCTCTGATTATCTGGAAAGACTATCAGCCTTTGGATGACAAGTTTATTCCAGACGAGTTTTTTGATATGCTTGGGATTCAGGAACAAACCAATTAAAAACATATTAGTATGCCTTACCTTGGGTTGGTGGAACTGGTATACACACTATTCTCAAAAAATAGCGCCATAAGGCATTCGGGTCCGACTCCCGAACCCAAGACAAGGCATACTAAACTTTAAAATATAACTGCCGCAGTATTCCTTTAAAGACGAGGTCTTGACTGTAAATCAAGTGTCTTAGACTGGCTAGGAGCGTTACCTAGATGCGGCACCAATGTTTATTAAATGCGTGATTAAGATTCAGTTACTTCACATTAATTTTGGTATGTTAATATTATACACTGAATCTAACTTTTCCGCATTTATTTATTATAATGCGTGATGATAAATCAGTTACTTCATTCTGGAAAAATGTACTCGCTGGTTCGACTCCAGCTCTGTGTCGGTTGCACGTTTAAACTGATTTTATCTTTTCCGCATTTATTTTACTAAAGTGGGCGATACGTGATAATGTTTCAGATACTTCAAATCTCCATTCCGAGCTGATTACTCAAACTGAAACGCCTATTTCCGTATCGCTTTCTCTTGCAAGGCAAGTGATTAGTAAAGAGTTACTTCGTTATATGTTTAAATAAGAGCAGCTTTCATTAGAAAGTAGCACCCACCCTCTTTACATTTTTTCCTTGTCGTTATTTGTAAACCCCTTTCTCGTCTATATAGTGTGCGAGCTATATAGACGCAAATGTGCGTGATTATTATTCAGTTACTTCATATAGCAATTTTTTATGACCATCCAACACTGAATAAACTTTTTCCGCACACATTGATATTTTTGTAGGGACTCTCTTGAGTCCCTTTTTTTGTTGACTATTGGCTATATATTATGTTATAATATATTTAAGAAATCGAAAGGAGATTCAATGAGCATCTTTGTAGTAAGCGACACTCACTTTTCTCACAAGAATATTATTACCTATTGTGAGCAGTCGCGTGCTTTTAATAATGTCGAGGATATGAACGAACACATCGTTGAGAAGTGGAATTCCGTTGTATCTCCTGATGATACTGTCTACCATCTTGGTGATTGTTTCATGGGACCGCTTGAGACTGTAGCTAAATACGGTTCTCGTCTTAATGGAAAGATTCATGTGATTCCCGGCAATCACGATACCAAGAAGCGCATTGCTGAAATGGAAAAGCTCGGCTGGATTATCGAAAACAAGGTATCTTGCCTTGATTACAACGATGTCAGTTTCATTATGATTCACGAGCGTCCCGAGGAAATGTGTGGAGACAGCGCCAATGTTATTCTGTACGGTCATGTCCATGATGCGGCTCCCAAGGGTCTTGTTGATTGGACGTATCATGTAGGTGTTGACACGAATAATCTTACTCCTGTTAATATTCATGATATTTGGCTCGATGTTCAGCAGAAGAAGATTGAGCTTGGAGAGTAAAATGGAAGTCAAGCATAAGGTCCAGCGTATCTGCGGCAATTGCAGATTTTACAAAAATTGCAGTTGCTATCGTTTTCCTCCAAATGTAATTATTGACCCAACAGATTATAATGTTTATACTGTACATCCTTCTCCCCAAAGTGGGGACAGGTGCGGTGAATGGGCAATTCATCCTAAATTGGAGTCGAAATATGAGTGAAATGTGTAGTATGCACCTTAATAAAATGACTGCTATGATTCTTGATTTCATTGTGTACCTTAGTCAGCAGAAAGATATTGAGAAGATTGTAGATGAACTTAAAAAGGTTGACCGTGCTGTTTTCCATGACCTTGTTGTAAATGCTATGGAAAAGAATCCTTCTCATACTAGCACTTATTGTGCTGAGCAGTTATGGAACATGGCGCCACTTACATCTTTAGCTCTCTTGGATTGGCTTAATAATTTCAACGAATTTTATGCCTAATTTTTTCTTGACTTTTGGTTAAAAGATATGCTATAATATAGTTAAAGAAACCAAGAGAAAGAAGAAATAATGGTTGAAGCGACTAATATATGCGGTAATTGCAAATATTATGAGTCTACAGACCTTTGGTATCTAGGAATTTGCCGCAAGCATTTAATTGATGACGAACCTGACAAGGTATGCGTTAATGATTGGATATGCAATGATGGAGAGTATGACGAAGAGGAATACAATGGAGATTAGTAAATCTGACCGTGACGCATATCTTGATCTGCTTTATGATATGTACGATGCCGACTTGGTTGATGTTGCTTTAGAGACTCTTGGCGAGAATGAGCTGCTTGACGGCATTCCCGCTATGCTAGAAGACTATTATTTTGACGAAGATTGCTAAATGAAAGTGCTGTTATGAATTTTAAGACTTTTGAAGGAAATTCTGGCGATGTATGGAAGTATGTCTTTACAAAAAAAGATATGGTCGCTGAAGCAGTTCTATATAAATATAATAGTTACTATGATAGAACTGTAATTTGTTGTAGTGTTATGAGCGGTTGTCCTGTTGGATGTCGCTTTTGCGGCACGGGGTCTAAGTTTGTTAGGAATCTTACTGCTGATGAAATTGTAGACCAGATTGTAACCGTTTTAACTGATAAAGGTTTAATTAATGACATTAACGAAAAGTGTAAAAAGTTACAGTTTATGTTTATGAGCATGGGCGAGCCTATGTTAAATTGGACAGAAGTTGAAAAAGCAATTATCAATCTTCATCAACAGTTTAGTAATGCTCAGTTACTACTTTCGACTATTGGATGCGATAATGATGAAACTTTTGCAAAGATGATTGCTCTATCTAAGAAGATAGATAAAATTGGTTTGCAATTTTCTATTCATAAGTCCAATGATACAGAGAGAAATGTATTAATTCCATTTAAGAATAAGATGAATCTTCAAAAGATTAGGGATGCTGGAACTATCTGGTGGAAAGAGACAGGTAGGCATCCGTTCTTAAATTACTGCATTGATGGAACGAATAATGAAGATAAGAATTTTAAAGAACTTACAGACCTGTTTTCTCCTGTAATCTTTAATTTTACTTTTAGTGTAGTTTGCGCATCTGATGAAACCATGAAAGACGCGGCGTTTAGGAACTTAAGTGTTATTAAGAAGTTTCAGAATAAGTTCTTAAAAAAGGGTTATAATGTAAGGACATTTGACCCAGCTGGTCAAGATGATATTGGTGGTGGGTGCGGCCAGCTTTGGTATGTTCAGAAGTGGCTAAAGTCTCACCAATAGTTTAAAAGCAGTTACTTATTAGATTTATATTCTAAAGATTGCATGGACGGTTAGCTCAGTTTGGCTAGAGCGCTGATTGATACGTAAGAGGTCATTAGTTCAAATTTAATATCGTCCATGTAAACTTTGGATTATAGTTTATAAAGACCAAGATAGTGCAAGATTAGTTTAATGGTAAAACAGCAGACTTATAAACTGTATTATCGCCAGATTAGCGAAAATTTTTGGTTCGAGTCCAAAATCTTGCACTATCTTGGTCTAAATCATATAATCGCTATAACACGATTTTTATATTGTATAATTGAGTAAGCTACTTATTGGAGTAGCTACCATAAGGAAAAGCGAATAAACCTCAACGCCTGCTTACTCAATATTATTATTGAGGTAGGATTGAGGACTGTATGGCTTTTATCTATGTAATTACAAATGATGTTAACGGAAAACAATATGTTGGCAAAACCAACTTTTCACTCGAAAGAAGATTTAGAGAGCATATTGTAGATAGCAAAAAAGAAAGATGTGAAAAACGTCCTCTGTATTCTGCTATGAATAAATATGGCGTTGAGCATTTTCATGTTGAGCAATTAGAAGAATGTTCTGCCGAAGACTCTTCAAAAAGAGAAGAATATTGGATTGCTAAATTAAACACATATGGTCATACTGGATATAATGCTACAAAAGGTGGCGATAGTAAAAAATATTACGATTACCAAGAAATTGCTAATATGTATTTAAAATTACAAAATCAAAAGAAAACAGCACAATATTTCGGTTGTGATGTTTCAACTGTTAAAATAGCTTGTGAAGAATGCAATGTTTCTATTCTTAGTAGTCAAGATTTAGTTCGTCAAAAATATAGTAAAAGAATTTTAATGCTACCGGATAATATCATTTTTAATTCCATAACAGAAGCGGCTAAATATTTAAAAGAGAATAAATATACTCAAGCCAAAAAGATATGTGGAATTACTGTGCATATTAGAAGTGCAGCTAAAGCAAATACAATTGCATATCAAAAACACTGGAAATTTATTTAAAAAATTAATTTGACAAACGCCAAATAATTTTATATAATATAGTTAACAAATCGAGCATAGAGCAGATGTGGGTTCGACTCCAACCTTCGCGTTTATCACGCGAGGTAGTTTAATTGGTTAAATACGGCTCTTACGTTCGACTAGTTATATAGAAAAATATAGGAAATAGCTTAATCCTATATTTTCAAACTTCTAAAGCCTAGCTAGCTTTAGACTAAAAGGTTCGTAATTATCCTTAAAATTACCACTAGTGAGTAGTGTGTTAGTAGTTTAACTGGCAAAATTGCGAGGTGACGCTCTCGAGATAGAAGTTCGAATCTTCTCTGGCACGCTAAAATTTCTCTATGGTGTAATTGGCAGCACAACGGATTTTGGTTCCGTTAGTTTATGTTCGAGTCATAATAGAGAAGCCAATATGTCCATGTAGCTCAGTAGGTAGAGCAGTAGACTGAAAATCTGCGTGTCGGTAGTTCAATTCTACCCGTGGACACCTTATATGGGTCGTTAGCTCAGTTGGTAGAGCAGGGGACTCTTAATCCCAAGGTCCAGGGTTCGACCCCCTGACGGCCCACCTTTAGTTTATTTGGCAGTGTAGCTTAGATGGTTAGAGCGCACGGCTCATACCCGTGAGGTCATTAGTTCAAATCTAATCACTGTCACCTTATATGCGGCGTTGGTGTAATGTTAGCATACAGGCCTTCCAAGCCTTTGGTGAGAGTTAGAATCTCTTACGCCGCTCCTACCTGTTTAAAACAGCATTAGATACAGAATAATGATAACTCGCAGCGCTTCTTTATAGCGAAACTTGACAGAGAGAGGTCTGATGCTGTTTATATGGGGCAGACAACTAACGGGGAGTTAGGTCTGACTGCTAATCAGAACGTACTTGTGATTCAAGTATTGGAATCGTATTCCAGTTGCCCCGCCATACATTCACGCCCCTATTGGCGGTGGCTTTGAAGCTGTGCCGAAAACAGCTTTTGCGGTAGAATAGGCAACACCGCATAGCTATTCGAGAGAATAGCGAGCCTTCTTGCTAGGAGATAAGCGAGTGCTTTCACGGAGTAATAGGTGAGCTGAAACACCGTAAAAACAGACCCTCTGGATGCGCCGTGAATACGCATCCTGCTTTGGCTAATCAACTAGTCCAGCGACTAGGCCCGCCTAGAAAGCGGTGCGTTCCCGAGAGGGAATGGAGGGCAGCACTTCGGTTAGCCGCCATAAGGAAGTGGAATCGAACCAGCGTTCGGACTCGCCTCGAAAGCGATGTGTTCCTTAACAGGGAATCTGGAGCGTCACCAGTCACTTCCTCCACACATTATGTAGGGTAACTTCTATAAAAGAAGTTACCCTATTTTTTTTATTGACAGACGGCAATTTAAAATGATATAATAGATTTAAAGAAAGACCAAGAGAAAGAATATACAATGTCTACTTTTATTTGTACTGTGTGTCAAAACAGAATCAAAGAACATTGCAGCAATGTGGATTGTGGATATTATAACGATACACGTCCTATGATTGAAGATACTACAAAATTGTATGATAAAAGTTTTCTTTGTAGTCACTTTGTTCATGTAAGGTATAAAACATAGATACTTGTAAATCAAAGAGAAAGTATTCCTGTCGATATGATGCATTGTGCGCGGCAAAGACTATATTTATTAATAGTTCTAAAGTTCTTCGCCCGTATAAATGTAAGGTATGTAAATCTTGGCATTTAACGCATGAATGTCAAGATGAATATAATCCAAAGCAGGAATATGATAAAGCAAGAAAAGCACATCGACTTTACGATTAGACATTAAGCCAAAAGAAGGAGATAAATATGGCTAACCTTTATATTTTAGCAGGAATTCCTGGCTGCGGCAAGTCGTTTTGGGCGCACGAGCATTACGCCGAGCTTGATGCCGAGATTGTTTCGCGCGATTATATCCGCTTTGAGTATATGGCAAACGACCCTGATTTCCTTCCTTCTATGGATTATTTTAAATACGAGAAGGACGTTATCAAGGACTTCTATAATCAGATTAATGACAACCTCTGTAATGATATTAACGTAATTGCAGATGCTACTCACATCTCTTGGAAGTCGCTTCGTAAGACTGTCGAGAATTGCGGCAAGAACGCCGATAAGGTTATCCTTGTGTACTTCAACCGTGGTCTTGACATTGCTTTGCCGCAGAATGCTAAGCGTAGTGGTGTTGAGCGTGTACCCGAGGATGTTATTAAGCGCATGTGGGCTGGACGTTACATGCCTGCTCGTGCTAAGGCCAAGGGTCTTGTAGACGATTATATGATTGTATAGAAGGAGACTAAATGACAACTCAGATTACATTACCAAAAGATGCCGAAGGTCATGAGATTCCATTAGATACCGAGTATCTATACAAATATGACGGTAAAAAGCAGGAAGTGCTCAGCTTTACATATGATAAAAGGAAAGACAAATGGGAAATTGAAACCAATTCGCTAATTACCGACTCTACCTTTCTCTATCTTAATAAGCCAGATAATTGGGAAAAATTGGAGGAGGACTTAAACAGGTGTATCAAAAAAAGCAATACTTGTATGTATTTCAGTGAGTACGGAACCTGTAATAGTTGCTCTGCCTACGGTAAGGGAACAGGAGTACGTGTCTGTTCTATGAAAGTAATTAAGGATATTGAAAACCGTATCCGTAACTTGAGAAAGAGAGACAATAGCTAGATAGTGGATTTATAATTATGGAAAAAGATACCATATATGACCTCAAACGCATCTTAGATATTATCCAAGAGCAAGAAGCATCTGACTCACCTATTGGCTTTGAATATTGCGTATATGAAATGCCGCAAAAAGAATGTGAAGATATATGTATAATCTTGCAGAAACTTGGGTATAATGCAACTATAGGACATAGACTCGGTAGTGAGTCTACAATTACAGTGATGAAAGAGTAGATATGTGTACATTTGATTATCCAGATAATTATGATTATCTAACAAAGGAGAAGCAGGCAAGCGTGCTGAGTTGGTTCAATACCACGAAAGACATTGAGCGCAGCATTATCGGCTCGTCTACGAAAAGCAAATCTGAGGACGAGTTGAAGGTCTTCTCTGATACTCGTGAGCGATATGAAGCTAAGCTACGTGGCGCACAGTCAATTCTGCGTACAATGGGCGTATTCGTTGAGTACAACTGGCCGGGCCATGAGCATGAATATTTCCTAGCGACTGCGGCAGATGCTGTGCGTTATCGTAAGGAGCATGAATAATGGCCGCATGTGCTCATGGAGATGTATGCCGCGCATGGATGCGGCAGACGGGCAGTATCGCACCATTGCGTGCTTCTTGTCCTAATTGTCCTTGGTTTGAGCCTAAGTATCGCCCTTGTGATACTTGGTTTAATAGAGATTGTATGCGCGATTGGCAAGGTCGCCCAGTTGTAACTTGTCGCGCGATGATTTAGAAAGGTATTTTATGATTGCTAATGATGCCCGCACGATGGTCTATGATACTCTTTATAAGTATGATTATGACATTCCACAAGAGTTAGAAGATAAAATCAATGAAGAGATTATTGCTGCGGCAGAGCGTATGAAGTTCCGTTGTAAGGTCGAGCTTTTCCCCTGTGGTGATGAACGAGCGCAGGATGTAGAATTTCGCCGCAGTATTGTTGTGTATTATCATAGTTTAGGTTATAATTGTTACGTGACACCTTGTAACGGTCATTTTGTTTTAGTAGTGGAGTGGTAAATATGTTTTTTGTTATGATGGACTGGTTTGAAGATGGTGTTGATTCCTATCGTGGAATGAAGGTAATTCCTATTCTAGATAGTGATGCAAATATTGCACTTTTCCTCGCACATGATATTGCCTACAATATGGACGCTTGGGAAGAGTATGAGAAGCCGCACGATGTATATGTATTCCATAGTGATAACGGTATCTTCGATGAAGAAGATAACTTTGTATGTTCTTACTTAGATTGCGATAAATTTACCAAATGCGGCGAACGCAAGTTTAATGGACGAATTCCTAAGTACTAATGGTAGGGCTAGAAATAGCCCTATTTTTTTTCTTGTAGTAAGCCATATAAAATGATATAATATATTTAAGAAATGAAGCAGAAAGGATTTTATATGGCTTCTGAGTTCGGTTTCCGTCCTTGTAAGATTGAAGATTTGAAAGGACAGCCAAAAGTCCAAAAGATGTTGCAAATCTATATTAAAGCAGCGCAGATTAAGAAGGAGTCTTTCCCGCATACGATTATTACAGGCCAGTCTGGGTGCGGGAAAACAGCGACAGCTAATGTAATCGCGCACGAGCTTGGCTACGGGTTTAAGGCTTTCTCTGGCCCTGCGATTAATGATAAGAAGGTAATTGACGAGATTCTTCTTAATCTTAAAGACAATGACGTACTTTTCATCGACGAAATTCATAGAATTAGCCAAAGATTGCAAGAGTCTCTATATTTTGCAATGGAGCAGTTCCAAGCAGATGTTGTAGTGGACGGAGTGGCGACAAGGGTGAGCTTGCCGCATTTTACTCTTATTGCCGCAACTAATCTTTATGGTGGTCTTAATGATGCGCTTTTGAACCGTTTTCCTATTCAAATTAAATTGGCCGCATACTCTAAAGCTGATATGGCATCTATTGTAGAGAAGATTTGTCAAGAGAAGAAAATCAAGATTGATGAAGAGAGTGTCTATAAGATTGCGGCAACTACTCGCGGTATTCCACGCAATGCCAACTCTTATGTAGCCCGTGTATATGATTTTGCATTGGTTATGAATGATGGTGTAATCAATCCTGAAATTGTTGATGAAGCCCTATATGTGATGGGAATTAATAAGTTTGGTCTTAATCAAGATGATATGGATTATATGAATTTCCTTAACAGCAATACGCGTGCTGTAGGTGTGGATACAATTTGTCTTACTCTTGGTATGGATAAAGATACTGTACAGACGAAGATTGAGCCTTATCTGTTATCCAAGCGTTATATTCAAAAACAGCCACGTGGTCGTGTTATCACCGATTTAGGCCGTGCGATGATGAAGGAATCTGAATAATGAACGCAGAAGCTATTCAAGAGATTGCAAACCAACTGGGTATTACGGTTGATGCAGTTACCAAAGAAGTGATTCCCGCATTTGCTCAATTTGAAATAGGATTTAATATCTTCGGAGTTATTCTGTTTGGATGTTTATTTGCATTGACTTTAACTTTGACGATATTTTTTATGAAAAAGGGCATAATTGAAAAAAGAAAAGGCGATTTAAATCCATCCTACGATTCGAGTCTTTATTTTATAATTGGTACTCTTGCTGGGTTTTGTGCAACAGTGTTTTTCGTTCTTTTGATTAATTCAATTTCATCTGTTACTCTCTGGGTATATTCTCCTTATGGTTCTTTTATTAATTATATTCTTCATTAGTTGGAAAGGCGTGGACAATGGATACAGAAGTTATTAAAGAAATTGCAAATCAACTTGGAATTGCTGTAGGCGCTGTCACAAAAGAAATGATTCCCGCATACGCTTCATATGTGATTGCAGCATATGCCAGTAAAGTTATCGTCCTTGCTGTTCTTGCTATTGCTCTTTTGGTTGTAGCTCGATTTTGTATGGCTAAAAGTAAGGAATATTCTGACTGGGAGAAATTACCGTTAACAAAGTATCAAAAAAGTAGCATAAGGAATAAATATGAAGCTCTCGAAGCTACAAGTTATGTCTGCTATGGCCTAAGTGCAGTTTTCGCGGGTATTGCGGTTATAGAATTTACTATTATTATTCCTTGGATTGTATCGCCTTATGGAGCCTTTATAAATCTCTTGATGCCGCATTAAAAAGTTCTTGTATTTCGTTATATATTATTATATAGTATATATAGACCAAAAGGGAAAGGAAATTACATGATTGGCTCCAAGGTTCTTTATAAGGCTCTGTACGGCGATGTATATGGCGTAGTTGTAGATATTCTTTTCTTCTGCGATAGTCTTGTTATTGTTGACGAAGACGGCGTATTTCACACTGCCAAGCGTGAAGATGTTTACTATCTTTAAGGAGACTATATGTGCAAGTATTGTAATTTCAAGATGAACTCCCACTGGGGAGAGAGTATCAACTGCAATGATTACGAGAATCCAGACGGAGAAGTTGGACTTTATCTCTATTATTCAGATGTAGACAAAGCGTATTATTTGATGGGTGAATATTGTGGTATTATAGGTTTTTCGCGTGAGATTCAGTATTGTCCTTTCTGTGGTCGCAAGCTCTAAGGAGATTTAATGAATTGCAACCTTATATCTAACATTTTGTCGGCTTTGGATACCATCGCATATAATGAGGGTTGGCTGATTGGTGAGTATAACGGCGAAACGCGCAGCACTTTTTACTATCGTGGTATCAAGTTCACAGTGGTAGGTCGCAAGCAAGTACCTGTCTATTTCGATATTTATTGTGAATATCAGAATGGGAAGGATGTTACATATAGCAAGATTGGCCGCACATATCTAGGTGAGAAGGGCGTAATGGGCGAGAGTCCTGTTCAGAACTTCGCAGTCATGCTCTTTTGCGATATGGTAAAGGAATCAAAAATCCTTACTATTTTCTAGTTGACCTACGCTCTTTAATATTATATAATATTATTAAAGAAAGCCAAGAGAAAGAAGAAAGACATGCGTTACGTTTGTGACACTCCCCTTTATCGGTTCCCTGCTTGGTCTGGCGGCAAAACACGCCTTGATGATTTGGTTGAACATCCTGACGCTTACGATTATATTTCTAATATGGTTGAAGAAGCCGATCTGTATGGTGATGGAACTATCCGCACTAATACTGAGTTGAATGATTATCTTTGGTTTGACATGTATGATGACTTGGCAGAAGCTGGATACATGACTGTAGACCATGAGTGGATTGAGGATAACGAAGAGGAAGAGGACGAAAATGATTAAGTTGTCTGTTGGAGATTATGTTACCTATGCTGGTCCTGCTGGTCTTGTAAGCGTTGTTAAGATTCTGCACTTCAATAGCAATGGAACAGTCCTTGTCAAGTATCTAAATGGCTCTACGGTTTACGTGCCTGAGAACAAGTTGTCTCTATATTAATTGTAAACAGGGGCGCAGGCCCATGTTTTTGTTTTCCAAAAGAGGAGAGAAAATGAAAAGCGCTAAGATTTTGTTTGATACCATTTATGGTAAGTGCAGTAATAGCGATATGTATAGTTGGAAAGCATGTAAGCCTAAAGAGCATGATAATGTAGTATCATTCGATGTGCGGCAAAAGGCAGATAATCAACTTCTTTGCTCTTGCGTCATAAATTATTTTGAAGAGTATACATATGACTGTGACTATCTCATTGGCCATGTACTTTTCTCGTTCTATGATGGCTGTGATACATTAGAGTTGAAGGTAGAGGATTATAAATGCGAGGTCGGTAGCATCTATATGAATGACATTATCGACATGGCAATTAAGATGCTTTACCGATAATTTTATACTTGCGGCCAGTCTTATATTATTATATAATATATATAAAGAAAGACAAGGAAGGGATAAAACATGACCCAGAGCAGCAAGAAGTTTAAGCAGACTGTCAAGCAGGTTTTCGCCAACGTCAACCATGTGATGCGCATGTGCCATGAGGATGTGGCAATCGCAAGCATGGACGAGCAGACTTATACTTATGCTTTTGAAGATAAGCATGTGAGCGTCACAGCTTACGTTGCCTGCGAGGATTTTGAGTATGTGTCGCGATTCACTGTTGCAAAGCTCGGCAGTGATTATGTTAAGGATATAAAGGTATATAGCGCGAATTATATGGAGGGTGCGTGTATTTACGCCACTATTTGTGATATGCTTGGAGTGTAAGATGAACAAATTTATGAATCAGCTTATCCACGATTTCATGTATGACAACGTTTCTAAGTATTCTTGGTATATCCTTAATATTGTCAAGAAGCAAGAGGATAATCTATATGTCCGTGTAGCTTCTAGTCTTTCATATAAGACTGCTGATTGTAATATTCACATCTATCCTAACGGTGGTAGTTTGGACGATAGCGATTCTGCTGCTTACAATTTTGTGCTATGTTTTCGAGACAGTGAAGGATATAATGCTGGTACTGTTGTGGGAGTTCTAGAGAAAGTAGCGGATGCCGCACATGTTCTTGATTGTCTATTGGCCGCGAACGATTTTGATAAGGATTAGCAATGAGTTATTACCTGACTGATGAAATTGTTAAGAGTCTGAAAGAATATACCGCTCATGTGGAGCAGGTATATCACGAGCGTCCTCTTTGTCATTTTGATTGGAAGCCCGTACGTATTTCTGTAAATAAACTTAATCCAAGCAAAGTGTTTTTCAGTATGGTTTGGCTTGATGATGAATCACTTAAAGGTTGCGTATCCGTTGATGATTTAATAATTACTGACCATAATTTGGAAACGCAACACAAGCTAGATTTTTCGATTTGGGAGTATAATCGTCATATGGGTAATTCAACTGCAAAGTTCGTTATTCCGTATCATGGCGGCAAGGACTGGGATTCTATTGGTCAATACGTTTATAGTTTTGTAGATGAAGTTGATACTTTAATGCGTTGTTATTAGGAGAGTTATGAATGATTCAAATGCTTTAAATATTCTAGAGAAAATCTACAATGCTATTAAAAAACATAGTCTTGATAGGACTCAATGTTGGACGGTTGGTCATGTAAAGTTTTACAAAAATCGTCTTATTTCGTATTGTACTTTTGATATTCTTGCCAGCTATAACCAAGAATCTTTTGGTCAGTGTAGCATCACTCTAGTCAATACAGAAACTTCTTTTGATTGTTTGACTGTTTCATTTAAGGCATATAAGGAAAGTGTCTATGGAACTGGCAACGTGTATCCTAAAGTTACTTTGCCACTAAGTCGATATGAAGTCACTGACGATGTTTTGGGACGTTATTTTTATCGTTTGATACATAATTTATATGCTTTGGCTGTTTTTTATTAGGAGAAAAAGCGTGAATATTTTTAAAGAAATCTACAATGCCTTAAAAGTCTATTGTTTTAATACAAGCAGCGCGTGTTGGGAAGTTGGCGTTATTAAGTTTTATAAAGATGAAGCTGATAATTTTGATACGTCCTGCTCTTTTGAAATTATTTCTAAATATGACAAAGAACCATTGGGATATTGTAGTATTTTTTTGACTACAAAGCCAATGGAAGGCAGCCTTGTTGTTGTATTTAATACTTATAAAGTAAACACGAATGATGTTGTATATCCAAGTATTACTTTGCCGCCAAGTCGTTGTGAGTGTGATAATGATATACTTGGACATTATTTTTATCTTTTAGTTGACCAGCTATATCATATGACTGCTTTTTAAATCGCACGCTTAAAATTTTTCTTGCAAATGGTGAAATAATAGTATATAATATAAGTATACCAAGAGAGAAAGGAAAGTATATGAAGCGCAACGATTATGTACAGTATCTTAATCCCTATACTCGCAAGTTCATTATCTGCCAGATTGAAGAGATTTATGGCGATGGTCATGTTCTTCTATATGCTGTCGATACGAATGAAGCCTTTTTGGTCAACACGTGGGAACTTTTATCTTATTAAGGAGTAAATATGATTTTACCAAACGAAGTAAAAAGAAAGTCTCTTCAAAATTCCAACCTTGATACTCTTGAAGTGAAGATTGATGACGCTCTTAGGTATGACTCAGGTAAGGATCGCGTACATTGTGACCTTACTCTTAATTGTCTTACCACCTACCGCATTAATACTCTTTTTAAATATATTGATGCTGGATATGATGTTATGATTAGCAATGAATCTGATAAGAATGGTGTGACACTGACTGTCTATCATTATTTTGATAAGGAGTGATTTGATGATTCAACCTTTAGAGTTTAAACGCGAATACATTCATAATAATCCTTCTTATACAGACCAACGTACTACTCTTGAAACTATGATTGACGCATCTTTCAAATATAGTCCCTATGATAATACTACGTATTGTACTCTTTATCTTATTGGCCTTACTGCGCCTGATATTAAAGTTCTTGCAAAATATGCTGACGCTGGATTCAGCGTTGTAATTCGCACTGCGCATCATTGTGATGATACTGATGACGTAGAAGTGACTATTTGTTATCATTACTAGAGGTAATATGAATATTTTGACCTATTGCGAAACCAATGTCTTTTTTAAATATTTCCTTAAAAAGACAATCTTTATGCCGCCGACTCAATTTGAGTGGTGTTCAGTTTATGCGGGCTGTGATAAACGCACTCTTAAAGATATTAAGAAAGCGATTGATTTATTAAATAAATATCATTTTTTTGCATATTGTAGCGTTGAACCCATAAAACCTTTTTGGGAACTTTGCGATGTTACGGTCATTGTATACATTCCAGCAGACCGTGAAAAGTGGTGGCGAGATTGCGGTCAAATACTTTATCAACGGTTATTCTATCCTATTATGCGTCATTAGTCCAAAAAAGGTTCTTGCGTTCTGTTTGAAATTGTTATATAATATAATTAAAGAAACCAAGAGAAAGAAGTTCTTCTATGTGCAAGTATTGTGAGTACCCTGCCGATGTTCGATTTGGCGCAAACATGCTTGATGATGGATATTCTGAGGGTGTGGACTATTCTATCACCATTTGCGATGTTTACAAAAATCCGCAGCGCAAATTCATTTGCATTGAGGACGAAGATGGCGAATCGACCGCTAGCTCTATTGATATTAACTTTTGCCCCATCTGTGGTAGGAAGTTGTAACAGACCAATAGAGTAGAAAAAAAATACTTGTGATTCATCTTTCATTCTTATATAATATAATTAAAGAAAGACAAGAGAAAAAGAAAGGCTTTCCAATATGGCTAAGTACATGAAGGCTAACATTATCTTCAACAAGTTCTACGAGGGCGATGGTCGTTTCTGCGGCATCGAGTATACTGAGTGCATGTTCAAGAGCCTTGAGCAGCTTAACCGCATCATGGCCGAGGTTGCCGCTAAGAACCTTCGTGAGCATCATCTTGTCTATGAGGGGTATGTTGGCAGCATTGAGAACCTTTAATCTGGTATATTAGTTATCCAAGAGAGGAATTAGAATGGGTTGGATTTATTTTTCTTTCAAGAACATGGTCGAGGATGATGCCAAGAACTTTATCGTTGCCAACTTCGAGAACGGCACATATAACGCCGATACCGATTGGGAAGAAGTCTGCGATGATATGTTTACTTCTGATGAAGTGTGCGGCAATGCTTCATTTGCGGGGCATCCTGATTGTTTTCTCGTGACATATGAATCTGACAGTGAGAAAATTGCGAATATGTTCGTTGACGAAGAGATCCGTAAACTTCTTGAAGACGATTATGGCATGGAGGTTCCTTGGTATGAATTTGCTGGTCACGGACAGGATGGAATTACCAAGCTCGATGCTTGGATTCGTACCGCTATGCTTGGACAACTGAACGATGACCTTTATAAGTATTTCGAGCAGGTCCAGAAGGACTTTGGTAAGGAGAACTAGTATGCTTGGTATTGAGAAAAATCCTATACCTGATAGTGTTTTGTATAAAGATGCTAGTGTCCAGCATCAACTATATGAAACCAATGAAATTGCACGCGCCGCACGTCAGCTTGCAGTCACAAATGCTAAATTCCTTGGTAAGTTTAACTACAGTACTGATGTCAATGACCGCATTGTTAATATGGAACTGTCCGATGATTTGCTTGAGAATATTTATGCTGCGCTTGTGGATGGGCATGAAAAGCTAATCCAAGAGAAGAAACAGCGTGATGAAAAGGTTCGCCGCAGGTTCAATGAGAATAGCGTCAATCAGATTAAGCGCGTCAAATATGACAAGCCTTGGACTATCGTGTGGTGGAAAGATGGTGACGTGACACGTTCCAAATGCGCTGATAGTGATGTGTACAGTGAGTCCGCAGGATTCAATGCGTGTGTTGCTAAACGTTATTTCCAGACTGCTGGCGCATATAATAAAGTTTTAAAAACATATTGCAAGAATGACGGTAATGGCGGCAATGGTAGTCAGTATAAGCATGGTTACCAAACTGGCTATGAAGATGGCTTTGAGGCCGCCAAAAGGAAAAAGTATGAAGACATGAGTCGTGAGTACGATAGTGGCCGCAATCTTGGTTATGAAGAGGGCTATGATGATGGGTATGCGGCTGCTGAGGTTGATGCCTATAACGAAGGCTATGATGAAGGTCAGAAGTATGAGCGTCAGCTTCAAAAAGAAACTAATTTTGAAAACTAGATTGGCCGCACAAGGAGAGTAGAGAAATCTATTCTCCTTTTTCTATTGGAGGTTATATGGATTATATCTATAAAGATATTTTAGATGCCCTTAATACCACTGATGATACAGATAGTATTGCTGATTACGTCAATAAAATTGAAAGCGGCAGTGGCGAAACTTTTTATGATTGGCTCGGAAACGTGATTGACGTATGGGACGATGAAGATTATGATTAATGAAGTGTTAGGAGTTGTCTGTCTTGTTTTTACAATCATTGGATTCTGTGCTATTCTGTCCTGTCCTATCATTTGTTTTCTCGTGCTGTATGGACATCATGATGAATCTGGCGATGTTGATTGGTAGCTCTTCCATGAGTTTGCTTATCTTTACTATTCTATGCGCCATTGGCTTTATCGTTGGTATCTGTATGATTTTATACGCGGTAAAGGAGACTGTGTTCCTTGTGCGCGAGGTAATCCAAGAGCACAAAGAATAAGGCCATTGGCCGTATAAGATTTTTCTTGCAGTCTCTCTAATAATGTTATATAATATTATTAAAGAAAGGGAGAGGACAAGATAAAGTCTTCCAAGAGAAGGAGAAAGTATATGACCAAGGTTGAGACGATTCTTGCACAGGTTGACGGTCTTCTGGACGCGGCATATGAGGTTGTCAATGGCCGCAATCTCTGGAAGGAAGTTACTCCTTTGGTGAATATTGCTGCCGACATGCTTCTCGAAGAGCGTAAGGATTATTATGCTGGCTGTGCCTATTGGGTTTCTTGCTATGGTACTGAAAAGGAAATGCTCGATGCTAAGAATACCCTTGAGGACCTTGGCCTGTGCGTCTGTGATTACTACTGGCATGATGCTGACGAGTATGATGCTGCTGGTGGTCATTTGAGCGTCTATTGGACTGTCAACGATTGGGACTAGGAGCGCATATGCTGTTGAGTAATGAAAAATATGCAAAGGAAAATGTCTATTGGACTTTGGACTTCGTGCTATCTGCGAATTATTATATTTATCAGTGTGCCGCAAAGCAAGTTGAGATTCTTGCAGCTAATAAGGATACATGCAATGATACCGAGCTGCCTACTATGTATGACCTGATTGATGATGCTTTGACTACTGGTGCAGACGAAGAGGGCGAGTGTTACAATTGTTGGGGTGTGACTGACAACTATAATACGGATTTTGCTTTTGGTTGTATAATCACTGAGAAAGATGGCAAAACTATTCTTGAGAGTATTGACTGGATTGATGGAGTGTCTAATAGGTTATAATATGTATCCGATATGAATAGACAGCAGAAGCAAAGATGATGGGCCAATGATTGACTGGCAGTTTAAAATTATGGATTATGTGTATGATATGCTTGAAAGCCTGCCATATGGGACTGCCGCCATTATCAGCAAAGAAGAACTTCACAAGCATGTATGCCCTGAACGTGAAATTTGGTGTCCTATCGGCAGTAGGCATTTTTGGCCTATACCTGATATGTTAGCACTATGCGGCATAAAGGTAAATAGCAATTGGAAGTCTACAATGGACACTTGGGGATATTTTGTAGCTATGAAAGGGCGTAGTGATGATTTGGACTGATAATATATACAGTCTTGTTGATGATATGACAGAAGAGTTATATAAGAATTTGGACAAGCCACATAATCAGAATTGTGTTACAAGGGCCGCATACGGAAACATGACTCTCCAAGAGTGTCATGAAGTTGTTTTATATTTTCAGAAAAAGGGCTTTGAAGCTACTTGGTATCAAAAAGACAATAAAAAGCCTGTTATTGTAGTATCTTGGGGTTTGCCGTTTGATATTGATGAAATTGATAATATATATAAATTCAGTATTGAGATTGCGGCCAAAGACAAAGATGTCAATAAAGTCGTAAGGTTATTATCTGAGTATATTCATTACGTTTATGTTTGCGGTTATAAGGATATTTGTGTCATTCCTTTTCAACATTTAGATTATATTGTCGGTGATTATTTGACTTATAAAACATTTACGGATGCTCTTCGAGCAGCGGAAAGAGATTTTTCATTGAAGATTCATACGGGCACTCTCGATGAAGAAAACTGGGAATCTGAGTATATTTGTATCCAAAAGAAGGATAGAAAAAATTAAATAGTGCGTAGTAAAAGACCTGCGGCCTATGGCCGTGGGTCTTTTCTTTTATTTGACAAAATAGACGAAGTATGTTATACTATAAATGTATTATAATGCTCTAATTAGAGAGGTTAGTTTGAAATGTATAGAGTAGATTTAGGTAAGAAGCTGCTGGATAAGGAGTATAATCCTTTTATTTCGCTTGCGGCGCAGTATCGTTCAGATGAAGCAGATAAGAATGGTCGTGATGGTTTTAACCTTGGCGATATTTATTACATTTGCGGCGGTGCAGGTGATGCGAAAGAATTTAAAGAACTAATAGATAAAGCTATTAAGAATGAAATGCTAACGCCGTTCGACGAAGAAAATGAGTTATATAATTATAATTATAATTATAGTGTTAATAATAATTATTTTGTTCTCTTGGGTGAAGAGCAGACTGCTTCACTTTTTGACGATTTCCCATTTGAATGGACGATTGATTATGCCACTCAGGTTACTACCGCTTATTGCTGCTTGGCTAAGATGTATAATTATCAGCATGATGTAAAGCATCGTAATTATATCTTCTCTATGAAGAATGTTTGCGACATGTGCTATATGCCATATAATAAAAAGAACCGTGAGCTTGCTCAAGAGTACGTTGAATGGCTTGCGGACAAAGGCTTAATTGAGTATAAGCCTTATAAAGATGAAAATCATCCCTATTGCAAGTTATTTGAACTGACGGGTTTGGCGCTTAATAAGCGTTAAGTGATTTGTATGGTTAGTTTATTGGCAACATATAGTGTGCAAGTGAAACAAGTCCAACGGAAAAAACGTATATCAAAAACGGACAAAACATGTATCTTTAGCGGACATTTTGTGTATCTAATGCGGACAAAACGTGTATCTAATGCGGACATTTTGTGTATTCCTATATTAGTTGTTATAGAGTTGTTTTATAATTGTTTATATAGTTGTTATATAGTTGTTATTAAACACGCTCGCGCACTCGCGTGTTTATGCAATTATTTTGAGTGATGCTATATGCCGCAAAGATTGATATTTTTCGATAGACCTTGGAGTGATTCAGAATATGCTATAGATTTCTGGTTTCAACGCAATTGTTCGGTTATGGAGATAAAAGACAATAATGTAAGCTATGTAGATGGAAAAGTGATACCGTGGGATGTGGCACAAGAAGTGGGTATGAGTGACAGAAACATTCGCCGCAGTGTTCGTAAGCTGGAAGATACCATATTGAACCATGCTGGCAATCCCAGTGAAGTAAACGATATTGACATGGGCAAATTCGATATGCTAGAATATGATATGAAAGAAGATAAGACATATTGGCGGCATAAGTTCGATGAAGGGTGGAGATTTGCCAAAGTAGATAAAAAGGTATATGATAAAATATACGATAATAGGTTTGGCCGCAAAGATTTAGTTATGGTATTGAGAGTATATGGTGCTTGTAAAGCGATAAGCGGTTGCTTTAAAAAAGACCCTGAAATAACTAATAAGGTTATCTGTGATACTCTTAAAGTAAATAATCATGGAACTAAGAATAAGCAGGTTGGACAGGCTTTGGAAACTTTAAAAGACATGGGTATCATAGAATATAGATATAAGGTAGCCAAAGTGTCTGGTGAGCAAGGATGTAGATTCAGGAAGTTAGTCCATATAGAGTGAAAAATGGTGTCTAGTTAATCTTGAATAGTGTCCAAAAGCTGGTGAAAAAGCCCATATAGGGTTAAAAATGATTACATGACTTAGTGGGAGTAAGTGCGCATTTTACCAGTTCAGCAAATCAATGTCAAGAAAAAAATTAGCCGCACCCTTTTTAATTTTCGATTCCAACGCGCTATTGGTTTATAAAAATGGTTTTCAATTTCAATTTTGATTTTCATTTCGAGTTTCATTTTGAAAACCAAATTCATTCTCAAAAAGTTCTTGCGGCCAGTGAAAACTTATAGTATAATATAATTAAAGAAAGGGAGGGGATAAGAAACCTCCCGTGGGTTCCAAGAGAAAGAAGATTAACATGACCCAGTTCGAGATTTACAACACCATCAAGTCTGCCATGTCCGACAATGCCGAGGTGGTTGAGTTCTGTGATAAGCAGCTTGCGGCTATCGAGCGCAAGCGTGCCAAGGACGCTGAGAAGTCCGCAGAGAAGCAGGCTTTCCTTGACGAGATTTACACAGCTCTCAAGTCTTTTGATGCGCAGGCGGGAGCCACCTCCAAGGCAGTAGCCATGCACATGGGCGAGGATGTCAGCTCTCGCAAGGTCGCAGCCAACATGCGTTTCCTCGTTGAGGACGGTCGTGCCGAGAAGGCGGCTGTGAATAGCAAGACCTTCACGTACAAGGCTCTGTAGCGAAATATTTAATAAGTAGGGTCTACTTATTAGAGTTTTTAATTAGAAGGGCCGTGGAGTCCATTTGACGAGACTCCCGGCCTATTCCAAGAGATAGAAGGAAGTAAGCACATGCGGCACACCTACTATGATATGAAGGGTAACGAGCATACCATAGAGATTCCTGACGAGTATATCGAGTCCAAGAGACAGCAGGCAATACTCAAAGCAAGTGCGGCCAACCTCTATCTGCTAGAGCATGGCATCGAGTATGACGCAGCTTACAGGCCCGATACAGACAAGAAGGAGAATAAAATGTCTGAAAAGCGATTGATTATGAATTCCATTGCGGATGCACTTGGAGAGCTTACCATGACTATCGGTGACTGGGAGGATTCCCCGCATGGCATCGAGGTCGGCGATGATGGTAAAATCCGATTCATTCTCAATTCTAAGACGTATGAGATGTCTATGGTATGCAAGCGCAAGCGCAAGCCCAAGGCAAAATAGGATTGATTTTCAAGTGCGGCCAAAACTTTTGGGCAGGAAAGTGTAATTTACACTTTAATAAAAACATATATTAAAAAAACACTTTTTAAATGTAACTAATTTAGTCACATTTCCGCATTGATTTTCGTTGACAAAAAGCATGTGCCGCACGCTTCTTTTTCTTCTGTCTCTTGGTTTATGTGAACCTATTTTATGACGCGCAAGCGCGCCTTTGGCGATTGATTCTCACTTTCTATTGGCTCTAGAAGTCACACAGGGGTACGCAAAAACGATTAAAATTCATTTTAGAACGCTCTCTTGGCTTATGCCTGTGCTAGTTCTGTCCCTTCTCGCCATATAGGCGGGGAGGGATTTTTTTATTTAATTTTATGATTGACTTTCGTTTTAGGATTTTGCAGGCGCTGGGCTGGCAGGCCCCATTTCTACACATTTTCGCCATATAGGCGCAACGGCGGCGGCAGTCCCAAATATGGTATTATTGTATAGTATTCCCTTATTATATTATACCATACAATTCCTGATTTGTCCAGTATTTCTGTGAAAATCACAGAAAATACAGGGGAACTCGCTACCACAGGTAGCGAGGTTCCGCAAGACCTTTCACAAAACCAACACGGAATCTCCACAAATAATAGTTAGGTACCTCACAATGATTCGGAGTTAACCTAGGGTAACACTTGCTCTGGTTGCTCGGTACCTAACTTAATTTTTTTCGCGTGTGCGGCCCTGTAATGGCCCTAGGGCGGGCGATAGCCAAAAGTGCCTAGGAACGCAAGGGTATGGGCGCGAGCGCCCTAAAAACGCGTTTCAGGAGGTCAAAAAGCTGTGAAAAAGTTATGTTTTTGCTTGAAAAATCTTGACAATAAGGTACCTAATCGTGTAAAATCGACCCAACTATGGAATTTCTGTGAATTTTTTCAAAATATCTTGACTTTTCTGCGCATTTGTGCTAGGCAGGGCGATTTTTTCCCTACCTTTTCAGTAGGAATTAAACGCAAAAGTAAAGCGCCCTACTTAAAAGTAGAGCGCTTTTATTTAATTGTGTTATTTTATTGTAAATTGCGTTATGAGCGCTTGCGCGCATTGCGTGAGCGTTTCGGCGTTTTCCGTTTCGCCGCTTGCGTAGGCGTTGCCCGCCAAATGCGTAAGGTCGTGTACTATCTTATGAATCTCGGTAGGTAGCAAAACTACCTTGCCGCTTTTCATCGCGTTTAGGTGGTGGGCTTGCAAGTCGTGCCCTAGCTTGCGGAGTTCCGTATCGGGCAAGTTCCCGAATACCTCAATCAATGCCGCGCGTCTGTAATCCATCGGCTAGCCGTCCTTATGCTGTTCTATAGGTGCAAGGGTAGCGGGTGGGGCTTGTTATCGCCCCACCCTAGCCCGCCTAGGCTACAATAACATAGGCGGTCTTGTTGTTGATGGGTGCCGCCTTGCGCACGCGCTTTTCGGCAAGCAGAACGTTCACGATGACGCCTGCCTTAGAGAACGTTCTGACCTCGGCGGGATGCTTAATCATCACGTCATTGAGCGTGAACGGTTCGCCATCGGCGAACTCTGCCGCGACCTGCTCGGCAAGCGCTTTATTAAGCTCGGCCGTCTTGCTCGGTACCTTGGGCTTGGCGGCGTTTTCCTTGAGAACGTGGAACTTATGCGAAACCTTGCGGGCAAGGTTCTCGGGCGTGTGCTTCTCGGGGTCATAGTTATCCCCCAGCGCGGACTTGATAACCTCGGGCGAGACTTCGCCCGCCACGTTCACGAGGGCCGCGAACATCTGGTAGTCGGTGAACTGGAACTTAGTGCGAGTGGTAGCCATGAGCTAACCCCTTCCGTCCCCGAGACGCGAGTGAGCCGCCGTTCGGCTCTTTTTTCTCTGTCCCCTTTGGACAACTATTACTTTACTATTGCATAGACTTTTTGGCAAGAACTATTTTAAAAATTGTGTTCAAAATATGGAAACCGCAGGTAAATAGGCTAGTTTTTTTAGATTCTCAAAATATCGGCACTGTAGCCGGATAAAGCAAAATGAATAGAATCAAGCCATTTGCGGCAAAACTTGCATAAAAAAATTTGGGTTTCGGGTTGTGTTATGTTTGTGTTTTTCTCAAAATTGCCAAAAGATTTTTCTTGACAAACCTAATTAGGAGGTTGGGGCTACGGTTGTTTAAACAAGTGCGTTTAAAGCGTTTTAATAATTGAAGCGCTTCAATCGGGATTTGTGAAGGAAATATGTTTTCAAAAAAATCTGAAAATAATGCTTGACAAAACAGCTCGGGCGTAGTAAAATTTTTTGCGCCATAAATGGCGTCTTGGATAGTTTGCCTGGGTAAACTATTTTAATTAGTTAGGTACCTAACAATGATTCACGGTTTACCATAGCTAACTTCTTGCCGGATAATGTGGTACTTAAATAAAAAAATATCGCCATAGCGGCCATGAGACGCGTTTTAAGGTGCCATTAGGGTAAAGTCCTTATTTTAAATAAAGGCGTTTGCCGCACGCCATAGGGCGCTAGAATCACTTTTGCTCATGGTAAAAGAAAAGGGAGCCGTTAGGCTCCCCATTCGTTTAACGGTCAAGCGCTTTAAATGCCGCGCTCGCGTCTCGCCAACCTTGACCACGCGAACCGTGGCGCGTCTTTTTGTGCTTAGCCTTTGCCGCAAGCAAAATAGCGGCTTCGATACGTGCATCTGATAGTGCTGTGTGATCCTCGGTAAAGTCGTGTTCATTATTGATAAAGCGGTACACGCTTTCAGCGCTAGTTGACGGGTTTCCGCTAGGTGTAAATGCGCCCGTTGCTACGCAATACTTTAGATAGCGCTTGGAACTAGTAATGTTACTTGCGTAGTCCCAAACGTCTTTAAGTCGTAGCTTAAATGGCATGAACCACGTAACAAAACCGTTTGAATACGTGCGCAACGTGTTGTTTAATGCTATCTCGTCAAATCGACAATTGTACGCCCATGCGCTTTTAACGTTGCACTCTTTACAATCAGCCTTGAACGTGCGCCAAACCTCATTGAAAGATGCTTCAACCCATTCGCCCGACTTGATACCCTCATAATAGGTAGGGATTTTATCGGCGTAGTAGGCGCTTTTCATTAGGTCAACTTGATAGAACGTATCCGTGACTACAAACGAACGCTCACGAATGGCGTTATTGTCGTTGTCGCGGATAGTGTAACCAAAGTCGTAAACCAAAGACGTCTCGGGGTGCGCCTTGTTATCCTTATGATTGACAGTTGGCGCGGTCTCACAATCTAGGACACAAAAATTAGCCATTGGAAACTCCTTAAACGTTGGGGCTAATCTCTACGCTTTTAATAATAACACTTTCGGGACGTGCCGCACGCGAGAAAAAAGAAAAAGTTTTTCTAATTTTTCTCTTGCTTTTGGTTGCGTGTTGTGGTAAAATCGCCGCCAACTATGGCGCAACGGAAAAAGGCACCTAAAAGGTGCCTTTAAAATATCGCATAAGCTAGAATCATAAAGAAGAAAAATACAACGCTCCAATCAGGTGCGTTTAAAGCCAATTGAATCAAACCAATACAGCCCATTAAAACAGGTAACCATTTAACCAAATGGTACGACTTCATTTGTCCTCCTTAATGTTTCACGTGAAACATAGGCAATAATCAAACATAGGGGAACGTTGCCGCTCCCCTAACTCTATTCTAGCTCTTGGATAATAAGAGACTCTAGCGCGTCTAGCAAAGTAGTTTCGTCTTTGATACGTACCGCCTTACCGCTCGATGTATCACGTTGCCATGCGTGTACGTTGCCGCTTTCATCGTCAAACAAAATGCCGCCCTTGTAGTTAGATACGCGCCACTTGTTAGTACCATGCTTGACCACGTGAACGTTATTCAAGTCGATAGCAGGGTAATACTTGCGCAACCATGCGCGTTTATTCTTGCGTACCGCGCTATCAAACCGTTTCGTGGTCTTGCCTTTTGCCAACCAACTAACGACCTCGACCGCGTAACCGTAGCCTTGCAAGGCGGCAAGCAAACCGTTTAGCTTCTTGTAGTCTCCTAAAGGCTTGGCGATTAAGTAAGGCGCGGCGTTTTCTGCTTGCAACATAGGCAACCACCCGTTGACGTTGTAAAAATCAACAAGCACTCCATCCAAATCTAAAACAATTGCTTTCATTTATTCCACTTTCAAAGAGCGGGTAGGGCGTAAGCCCTACCCTTTGACTAACTAAAGACGCTTACCCTTACAAACGTACTCAAGATTAACGTTGTAGTCGAACTCTTCGCCCAACTCACGCACACGCCACACGGAACTGTCAAGCTCTTTAGAATCTTCGCCACAATCCATGCGGGCAGCAACGATAGCAGCGGCAAGATTTTGCTCGCTATCAGCTTCAACGATAAAGTTATCGTAATCGTCAAGCGGATAGTCCGCGTCAATACCGTTAACAGAAACGAAATACAACATAACAAACTCCAATTCTAAAGGCGGGCGGGGAATACCCCGCCCTAGCTATCAGAAACTAACGCGCCTTGTAAACATAAAGAACGTTAGTACCGTTCGACTTGAACACCATCGTATCCACCTCAAAGACCTTAGCCTTAATCAGACGGTCGAAGAACTCTTTGAGAGTGTTGCGCGTATCTCTATTATCAAGCGTAACATAGGTGTTACCGCTATACCAATCATGAACCTTGCTAGTTTTGATAACTCCAGAACGACCGCACAAATCGGAGAACGTGAACCATTCATCACGGTTAGCATTGAGGAACGCAACAAGCAGGTCAAGCGCGTCCGCTTGAACATCGCTAATCTCGGTGGGCGCGGTACCAACCAGACCCGAAGTACCAACCGCCGCGCGGTAAAGTGCATCGAAAGCCTCGTCCGAAAGCTCAACGCCTGTGGCAAGTACGCGCGTCTTGGTGGTGTTGTACTTGTCGGTGTGAGCCTGAGCCGCGAAACCAAGAGCCTTGTTGTAGTTCTGAGCGTTAGACATTGCTAACTCCATTCTATCCCCGCTCGGGCGTGTAACTACCTGTTACTCTTACGCCCTCGCCTTTGGACAACTATTATTATGCGGTAAGCGTGCTAGTTTGGCAAGTATCAATTTGCTGCACACAATTCCTCCATAAGTCTCCTGGTCTAATCCTTTAGTGTAACATAGGTCAGGTGAAAAGTCAAACTGTGAGAGCGTGAATACACGAATACATAGAAAAAACAACTCTATCAAGTTGTGACCACTAATTCATAATTTTTTGCCCTTGTAAGCCCACAGAATCGCCTACAAGGTGCCATTTAGCAAAATGCCTACGCGCATAGGTACGACCAAAAGAGCCAAAATAAAAGGCTCCCGTGGGAGCCTTTAGTTAATGCGCCAAAGCAATAAATACCACGTTGCCGCTATCGTCTATGACCTCGCACGTTGTACGTTCGCATTCGGCTATCGCTCTCGCCCTTGCCTTATGCGCCGCAAGTGGAGCACTCGAATCGTAGCCCGTGCATTTGTCAATGCTAAAGTCTTTAGCATTATCACGCTTGAGGTAGTACACTATTCTATCCTTTCTCTTGGTCTACGACCTAAGTATAACACTTTTACGTGTGATAGTACAGCAGAATCTTGAAAAACTTTTTTCATGTTTTTTCAGATTGACGCTTGACAGAAAAATCGCCCTATCTTATTATTATTAAGCTAGAGGGCTGTGCATTTTTTTAGCTAGTTGGTCAAAGAAAAACCCACCCGCAAGGGTGGGCTTCTTTTTTACTCGTCCTCGTCCTCAAGATAGAAGTCGCACGGCTCGTCCGGGTAGTAGGCTTCAAGCTCGTCAATGTAGTCAGAGAAGTACGGGCTGTTGGGGTTCATGGTTTCAAACATTGCAAGTCCTTTCTGTTCCTTGCTTGCTTACAGCTATTATTATACACGCTTTGCGTGTGAGCGCAAGCGAAAAACCTAACTATTTTGGGATAAAATAATTTTATTTTTCTCAAGTTTTTTCGATTTGACGCTTGACAAACGTTTTGCGCTCATGTATAATTTTCTGCCCAACTATGGGCTTTTGGGTTGCGCTATGTTTCACGTGAAACGTTAAACAATAAACCGCCCACCTTTTCAGATGGGCGGTTACTAATTATTAAAGCATCTTCTTGAGCTTTTCGAGATACTTTTGGCTAGCTTCAATATTCGCCGTCACTCGGTCAATCTCGTATCTAATTTCTTTCTTGCGAAGCTCGATAACATTTGAACAACTTTTAGCATCAGTCATACGATAAATAAATTGCTTAACGGTTTTAGGTTCGTATTTGCGACCAACGTATTTATTATAATACATATCAGTATCATTATAATGAACACGTTCATAGGCGTAACGAGAAGTCATTATTTCAATCTCACGAGCGCCAACTTTTTCAATGCCAAAAGCCGTATAATGTTCACGAAGCCAACCAACGCTGTAGCAGGGATTATCTTCACTGTAACAACCACCAAAAAGTTCATTGACCGTTGCGGCAAGTTCCTCGTAATCGTGCATCGTGAACTCATGCCCGTCACCAAAAGCGTCAAACAGAATGTTGGCGGTGTTCATCTTCTTGATGGTATCATCAATGTTGCTCATAGCGATTTTTCCTTTCCTTGTTGCTTCGCTACGCTTGTTATTCTAACAGATTATGGTGGTCATTGCAACCGTCACAATTTCTACAAATCCCAGTAGGCGCGATACATTTGCATCGGGAACGCCCACGCAGCAGCTAATAAATTAGCATTGACCGCTGCGTTTGCATCCGTGAGCAGGAACCAAATGAACGTGACGGCATAGACAATCCATGCAACGACCTCGACAACATCGTACCACTTTGCCATCGTGCTATCTTTGAACATTGCAAACCCCTTTGGTTGGCTCTTTGTGTTACAACTATAGTATAACGGGACGTTGCATCGAACGCAAGTATTTTTTTAAAAAAGTTTTTTGAAAAAAATTCTTGACAAAACTAAATCGCGGCATTATAATTTTCTGCCCATAAATGGCCTTTTTGTGGGCTTCGCCCTTTTACATGGTCAACCAGAAGAGCAACTAAAACAGTTGCATCCGACCAAAAGCAACCAAAACAGTTGCGTGATTATGCGGCGCTTGGTCGTGGTTTCGGGATACCGCTAACGTTTTGGCGCTAGCCATAGGTCGCATACCATGAGACTAAAGAGCTGTAGCATTTGCGGCAAGTGCTTTAGCTAGTCTAGACAAATAAAGGCGTTACCGTTTAGTAACGCCTTTGCTTGTATCTATTTAGCTATGACTTCAATCTGTTCAAGAACTTTCTTGGTAACGTACTGATAATCTAACTTAGTTCGTTGCTTATCATCTAAATCGGCATAGCTGTATTCTTCTTCTGCTTCTTGTTCCATTATGTTCTCAATGTACATGCGTACAATCATACCTGCTTTTGTTATAACATCGGCAACAGTATAATCATCAGGTCGCGGCATTGAATAGAGTATTTCACGAACGGACTCGGTAATACTGTTAATATCATTATCGCATAGTACTACCGAATAATTAGAAGTAATATAAACCTCGATGCTATTGTTCATCTTTGAACCCTTCTCTTGGTTGCTTTCCTTACTGAAAAGTATAGCACTTTGACCGCATGAGTGCAACTAAAAAGTTTTGACTATTTGTGTTGACGTTAATGTTTGTATCTCTTGGATTATGTAACAACATTTAATCGTGCATAGCAATAAGGCGCTACACCTTTACAAGTGCAACGCCTTATTCTTTACCCTACTGGATTATAACGTTTATCTTGTCAAGTATTTCAAGTGTGAGAAACTTGTCATCCTCGGCATTGACGCACGTGCAGTCTACTTCTTTACCTACGAATACTTCATTTGCCAAACGGTTGACAAGGTAAAACTCTAGCTCGCAATTAGCAACACCGTAAAGCTGACCCGCTGTATAGTTGTAATGCCCTAGCTGTTTGCTAACATAACGAATAACCTTATCGGCAATGGTGGTAAGGTCATTGTCTGGAATACTAAAGCGATAGCCGTTCTCAAGGTAAATAGTATGCACGAAACTCATAGTTCTAACCCCTCTATTAGTCGGTTGGTTCCCTTAGCTCTAAGTATAACATAGTTTCTTTTACGTGGCAAGCAAGAGTTGCCGACAAACTAATAAAGTGGTTCACACACGCAAGCACGACACTTGAATACGCTTACCCCAAGCACGTAAATGTTAAAGCTGCTAGAAACTTTTTTAAATTGTTGTGCCTAATCGTTTACTCTTTTGGTATAATGTTTTTAACGAACAAAACAGTTCGCGTCCGCTTTCAAGTTTGGAGCCTAAAATGAAAAAGTCCACCGTCCGCCTGCTCGCCCGTTCTAACCGTCCCGTGTGCATCGCTCGCACGTCAACCAATGCGGATCATGTTCTAGCCGTCTGTGCTGCTGCTCATGGTGAGGTTTTGACGCTCACGGCTAGCCGTGACGGCTCGACCGTCCGCGCACTGTCAGTAGCGTTTGAGGGCCGTAGGCCTGTGTCTGATAGCACGGTTGCGGCCATCGCTGCCCGTTTGGTCAATCAGTTGGAGGGCTACGACCGTGACGCCATGGAGACGTTCGCGGATTCGCTCATTGGTGGATGGGATTTTGATTATTCCGCTCACGTGGGCGCGGCGCTCGACAAACTCGCGGCGGCTAAACTGTTGACACGCTAACATGTTAGCCCCCCCTATAGGGGGGGGGCGTTCCGGGTTCGGCGCGGTCGAGCGCTCAGGTGCTACCCGCCCACGACAAATTACCGACCTAAGTGAAAAAATAAAATACCATAACACGGCACAAATTACCGACCTAAGTTATTTTTTGAAATACCAAATTATCAACCTTGATGAAATTTTCAATTTCCATAATACGATTCTGCGCTAAGCTCCGTATTATGAGGATTTTCGCAGACAGCAATAAGCCTATCACTTTCCTCTTCATTCTCTCTATTGGCCTTCTTGACATTTCCGATTACGGCATTAAAAAATTTTCACGAAATTATTGAAAAGCACTGAATCTTTTGCTATAATATATACAAAACTAACTATAGCGCCGTTCCCAGTCGGCTTAGGAGCTATCCTAAATCAAAAAACCCCAATGAGGTGAATAACTGGGTCTTAAACGTTGCAGATTTATTCTGCCGTGAGAAGTATGGATGTACTCTCACTTGCAGCAGAATATCTCTGTAGCCAAGCGGTCTTGCGTTGGTTTATTAGTTTACATGAGACGAACGGTATCTCTGCCGTGCCGCATACAGAGGGGATAGGATACTCTTAGAAAAGTAGCACATCCAATAGGTTCCATGCAAGGGGAGAGTGAGCAGGGGTAATAGTGCAGAATTTTCTATACGTCTTTATAGGTACATCTCTATAGATTTTAGTTATAGGCGATATGCGATGTCCGTTACTATGTAACGTTCATCGCTATAAACTTTCGCTACGCTCAAGTTTTCCAAGAGAAAAAACAAATAGTATAATGTTGGCGCCCGCGACACATAGCGGAGCGCCGACCTATAACCGCACAAAATAAATGTAATCATTTTAGGCGAACGAGCTTGCGAGTGTAGCCATTTTATGGGCAAAAAACGGTAATTTAATTTGTCGCATCCTTAAATATAATATACATAGAAAAATTTTTAAAATATTTAAAATTTTTCCTTGACAGACTTGCTCTTCATGCTCTTTTATGGTATAATATAGGTGCAATAAAACCAATAGAGAAGGAGAAGTAAAGATATGGCACTTGATTACACATTGAAGACACAGGAAGAACGACTTGAATGTGTGCGGGAAACCATTGCAGCCACTTCTCAAGAGAAATTAGATGCAAATTATCTGCGTGTGATGACAGATTATCTGCTTTTTGCCGCAGACAGAAATCAAACTAAAAAAGAAAAGAAAAAAGAGCGCAGTATTATCACAAAGAATAGAGAAGCAACAGTAAACAAACGACAGATTTCTTTTGAGGAAATGGTTGAGAATATGGAAAATGGCGAGGATGGCATCTATGCACTCGTCAACAATGATAAGAATCAAATTCTAGATAATAAAGATAGTATCTCAGAAGAAGACCTAGAGAATATTCCTGGTATGCGGGAATTCGATTCAATTATCACATCACTCAAACGACAATTTCTTTCTGCTACTGGAAAGCAACGTTATTATCTGAAAAAGCAGATTATCGAGACATATCAGCAGATGTACCTGTTAAAACAGTCTGTCAAGGGCTGGCCTGCCAAGTCAAAGGTTTCAGCACAGCTAAAGAACATGGCACATATGGACTTGTCTGAGAAAATTTATTTCGATTCACGTGGATACCCAGTATCTAATGGAGTTATCTCATTGTTCAATCCAGTTCATATTTCATTCCTACTTACATACTATTCATCAATTAAACAGGAATGCTATACTGACCTCAATTGCGATATGCATTGGGAGCTTCTAGACTTTGAGAATTTAATTGAACAAACATTCAAATCTAAAGACCAGACAACCGCTATGTTATATGACCTTTTGGTATGGAAGATTGATGGCAAATCAAATGACGAGATATGCGGCATGATGGAGAAGGAATATGGCGTTTCGCATACCGCGCAATATTTCTCAACGCTATGGCGTAAAAAGATTCCAAAGATGATTGCGGAACAGGCTCAAAAGAATTATGTTATGTGGTATTACACAAATGTGGAATATGGGCAGTGGAAAAAGTGCGGCAAATGCGGAAAGACCAAATTGGCGCATCCTTTATTCTTCTCAAAGAATAATTCCGCAAAAGACGGCTTCTATTCTACATGCCGTGAATGCCGCAAGTCTAAAAAGAAATAATACTTATCTACCCACTTCTACCTTCTATTGGTTGGAGTGGGTTTATTGTATAGAAAGGAGATTTATGGCAAACGTATCTATGAAAACATGCGCAAAATGCGGCAAGACTAAGAAAGAAACTGATTTTTATAAAATACCTAATACAGATGAAAGATGTGACCTTTGCAAGACTTGCTTAACAATGTATATTGATAATCGCCGACCAGATACATTCAAATGGATTTTAAAGAAGATGGATGTGCCATATGTTGAGAAAAAATGGGTTGAGCTGGCAAATAAAAGCTATATAAAGAATCCTGCTACTTTTGGCCCAATGTCAGTTATCGGCACCTATCTTCGTACTATGAATATGGAACAGTATAATAATTTGAAATATGCTGACTCTGAGAAAATAAATAATGAAAAATTCCAGCAGGCTAGGAGAGAGCAACAGAATATTAAAGGAACATCCTACGATGAAGAATTTGAAAATAGACTCCTAGAGAGCCTTAAAGCTGGTGAGATTTCACAAGCTGAATATAATACAATGAGCCGCAAAAGTGTCTTAGACCGCATTAATGAAAAAATGCGGCAAGGTGAGGAAGAGGTTGCGAGCAATCCTGATAGCGTGCTTGATAAAAAAGAACTTGAAGTTCCCGAAAATACAGTTGATTCAGAGGAAATCAAGAAAAATGCAGACGTTATCAGCGCGGCCAAAGATGTTGAGCAGGAATTCTTAGCCAAGAAAGCCGAAAAGGAAAAGAAAAAAGAGCAACCAAAAGAGGTGGAAGAGCCTGAGCCACAAGTGCTTGACCTTATGCCTGACGTTGCTTCTTCTCTTGGCGTAAACCCAGTAGAGAATATTAGTAATGCGCCACTAGATATTACTGGTGAAATGCAAAATGACTTTATTCCAGATGTTGCGCGAATTGATGAAGCGCAAATTACAGAAAGTCTTACAGAAGACGATATTAAATATCTTTCTCTTAAATGGGGTCTTTTATATAAACCATCTGAATGGGTTAAGATGGAAGAATTATACCAGAAGTATGCGGCGGATTATGAGTTATCTACAGACCGTGAACAAGTATTGAAAAATATCTGTAAGACCGATTTAAAGATGAATCAAGCCCTAGATGTAGGTGATATTAAGACATTTAAAGACCTACAGGGTGCCAATGACATGTTGCGTAAGTCAGGTAAATTCACTGATAGCCAAAAGCAGGAAGAGAAGAAGAGAGACATTGACTCGATTGGTGAGCTGGTTGCATTTGTAGAATCTAAAGGTGGAATTATCCCAAGAAAAGATGACCCAATCAATGTGCCGCAAGACAAGATTGATTTTATCATCAACGATATGAAGAACTATACTGACAATCTCGTAAAGAACGAGCTTGGCCTAGGTAATCTTATTGAGTCTTATATTAAGAAACTTGAAGAGAATAAAACCAAGAGCGTAGATGAAATTATCGCAGAGGGCATCAAAACCGATGAAGATAATGCGGTAACTGATGAAGAAGCTGCGGACTTCCAGCAATTCCAAATTGAAGAACGCGAAGAAGAAGCTAAGAGATTGGCAGAGCAGTATGGCGCTGAGTAATTTATTGAAGATTGCGGCGCATAATAAAAAAAGCGTTGCCGAGATTGACCCAAAAAAGATTGAGGATAATCTAGATAAATATCAACGTATTATTGCCTATTGGCGTATGTATCCAGATAAATTTGTAGATTATATGGCTTCGCTTAATCCTAACAATAAGTTTCAATTCTATCCAACTCAGCGCATGATTCTCCGTATCAATATGCGGTACAGGACTGTCTATGAAGTATTTAGTCGAGGATTTTCCAAATCTTTTATGGCTGTTTTGTCTTTAATGGTCAAGGCAATTCTTTATCCAGGCTCTACACTAATTACAGTAGCAGATGCTAAAGGTCAGTCAGCAATGATTCTTCAATCAAAGATGCAGGAGATATGTAAGTTAATTCCCGGACTAGCAAGAGAAATTGTTTGGGATACACGAGGAACTTTGGCAAAGACAAGTCAATCGAAAGATGAAGTAACATACAGTTTCCGCAACGGAAGTACAATTAAGAACGTAAGCATGACTTCTGGTTCTCGTGGTTTTCGTGCTCAAGCTGTACTTACAGAAGAGGTAGCAACCATTACAGACCAGCAAAAGTACGAAGAAATCATTGCGCCGATGCTTGTTATTTCTAGAAAAGTCAATGGAAAAGTAGACCCAGATGAAACGTTGAATCAAAACGATATTTACGTTACAAGCGCAGGATTCAAAGGTACTTATGCTTACGACAAGCTAATCGATGCGCTGTGTCGTATGGTGTCAAGTAATGGATACGATTCTTTCATTCTAGGAGGCGATTGGAGAGTACCAGTAGTCGAAGGATTACAGCCAGCGAACTACATTCAAGCCCAAGAGACAGGCAACTCGATGGACGAGATTGGATTTGAACGTGAATACGGGTCCGTCTGGTCAGGAACTTTAGACGGTGCGTTCTTCGATATGAATAAGTTTGACAAACACAGGATTATTAATCTCGCCAAGAATGGATACGACAAGGGACAAAATAGAGACACATTCTACGTTATGGGCGTAGACGTAGGTCGCCTTAACTGCCCGACAGAAATTGTAATCATTGAATCTTCTCCTGCAAGAACAACAGGCGTTAATGATAAAAAGATAGTGAACATTTTCACTTTATCTGAATCTCACTTTGAATATCAAGCCATTAGAATTAAGCAATTGTTTAATGCGTTCAAATGCGAAGCCATAGTTTTGGATGCGAATGGTTTAGGCGTTGGACTGCTTGATTACCTAATTACAGACCAGAACGACCCAGAAACAGACGAGCTTCTTCCTAACATGGGCATTATCAATTTAGACGATATTCCTAACGAGCAAGACCGTAAGAATTATAAATCGTTCGAGAATGAAAACACAATCAAAAATGCGATTTGGATGATGAAAGCAAATGCTCCAATGAATACAGAACTGTATTCTTACACTCAGACGCAATTGCGCAACGGTAAATTAAAATTTTTAATTGACTCAAATACAGCTAAAAATAAGCTCTTGCAGCAAGCGCAAGGAAAGAAGATGTCACCATTACAGCGTCAGGATTATTTGCGGCCATATGTTGCCACGGATATTTTGAAATCACAAATGGCAAATTTGGTACAAGATAATGAAGGTGCAAATATCATCCTGAAACAATCTAATAGAAAGATTCTAAAGGATAAAGTGTCTGCTCTAATCTATGGACTCTATTGGTGTAAACGCCAAGAGGATAGGCGAAACCGCCGCAATTCAAGAGATTTAAGTGGATTTATGTTCTTTACGAAGCATTAGTAGGGTGCGACCAATGCGGTCGTGCCCTATTTTTATATAAAAATTTTTATAAAAGTTGGGCAAAACTGTATTATTTTATAGAGTGTAATTTTATATGGTATAGTAAGAAATTCCGAAAGGACGAACAATGCGTGATTCTATTGGTGAAATAAAAATATATGAAATACTAACAGACGCAGGTTTACCTTTTGAGGAAGAGTATGAATTTGAGGGACTTATTGGCAAGTCTGGCAGAAATCTTCGTTTTGATTTTTGCGTATTTGACGATTGCGGCAATATTGACTTCCTTATAGAATATCAAGGAGCACAGCATTATGTACCTGTTGGAAAATATGGTGGTGGTCGCGCCCTCAAATATCAAAAGTATAACGATACATTAAAAAGAAAATTTTGCTTGGAACATAATCTGAAATTAGTTACTATTCCTTATTATGATGAAGGAAGACTAAGTTATGATTATATCATGAAAGCAGCAGGATATTAGGAGGTGAGCTTTGGCTACCGTTAAAGATAAGAATGAACGCGATTGCCGCATCATTTCAAATGCCAATAGGCAATCAGGACCTTTGGCATTTAATAAGATTAAGGTAGGGAACAAAACTCTCTCTAATGATGTTGTTCTTGATATTGGTCAGGTTATTACAGACAAATATTCTCGCCGCAAGAAGTACACCAAAGAAGATGTGCTAAAGGCTATTGAGCAGAATAATATGAATGAACAGCGTAAGATTTCTAATTATTTCTTCAAGACAAGCGGTATCTATAGCCGCCTGTGTCGTTATATGGCTTTCCTATTCAAATATGATTGGTTTATCACGCCAATGATATATGATGAAAAATTAAAACAAGATGGTAAATCTAAAAAGGTAGTTGAAGGTTGGTATAAATCAACACGCTATCTTGAAAATTGCAACCTCAAAAAAGTGTTTGGCGAGATTGCGCTAAAAGTTGTACGTACAGGTGCATATTATGGCGTTATTGTACAGCAAAAGGATGCTTGTTTTATTCAAGAATTGCCTATTTCCTATTGCCGCAGCCGTTATCAACTTAACGGCAATCCTGCGGTTGAATTTAATATGAAATATTTCGATGATGCTTTTTCCGATACTGCGTATCGTTTAAGAGTTCTAAAACTGTGGCCGAAGGAAGTCCAGAAAGCGTACCTTGCTTATAAGGATGGTAAGTTACCCATTGATTATGCTGGTGATACTAACGGCTGGTTTTTGCTTGACCCATCGACAACAGTGAAGTTTAATATCACGGGCGGTGACGCGCCACTGTTCATGAGTATTATTCCTAAGCTGTTGGATTTGGAAGACGCGCAGGATTTAGATAAGAAAAAGATGCTTCAACAGATTTTGAAGATTATTATCCAAAAGATGCCTATTGATAAGAACGGTGATTTAATCTTCGATGTCCAAGAAGCGCAACAGCTCCATACTAACGCGGTTGCCATGCTTGGTGACGCTGTTGGAGTTGACGTGTTGACAACGTTCGCGGATGTTGATGTAGCAGACCTTGCGGACAAAGGTAATGTTTCTTCTGTAGACCAGCTCAACAAAGTTGAACGTTCTGTGTACAACGAAGCTGGTACTGGACAAAACCTTTTTAATGCAGATGGTAATCTTGCACTGGAGAAATCTATTGCAAATGATGAAGCTACTATGTCTGACCTTATTTTACAATTTCAGACATTTGCGGAACGTCTGTTGGCACCATTTAACAAGAACAGTAAGCGACTTTATTATCATGTCGATATTCTGCCTACTACCGTTTATAATTATAAAGACCTATCTAAGCAGTATAAAGATATGACATCTCTTGGATTTTCCAAGCTCTTGCCGCAAGTTGCTCTTGGTCAATCTCAGAGTGCGGTACTTATGACCGCATACTTTGAGAATGATGTTATGTCTTTGAATGAGGTTTTCGTTGCTCCTGCTCTATCTTCTACTATGAGCAATGGCAGCAATGGAGATACTACAGCGAAGACGAAACAACAGCAGACTCCATCTTCGGGTAATAAGGGCGGTCGTCCTGAGAAGCCTGATGACCAAAAGTCTGACAAAACAATCGCTAATAGAGAAGCGGAAGGATAGAATTAAATGCTAAGAAACAGGTCTGTGGCTACAATTGATAGCCCAGAATTCATTAATCTAGCACCAGATGCTATCAACCCCGGCATTTCTAAATGTGAGATTAAGGTCATGTATCTTGGTAAGAACCGTAATGGTTCTTTCATTGACAAGAACACGGCCATCCAGATGGCGAACTCGTTACCTGCTACACCAATCGTAGCTGCTTATAATGAGAACAAAGAAGACTTTGGTGACCACGGTGAAGTTCTTCACATTGAAGATGGGGAAATAAAATTCTCTTGCAAGACCGTTCCATACGGTTTCGTTGCTCCAGATGCGGAAGTTTGGTTTCAGAAATTTGATGATACAAATGAGTTTGGTGAAACCACTACGCGCGAATACATGATGACCACTGGTTATCTGTGGACTGGGCAGTATCCTGAACTGGATAAGTGTATCAACCAAGGCCAAGGACAGTCAATGGAAATTGATAATGTTGATGGTCATTGGACAACTGATAGTAACGATGTTGAGTTTTTTATTATAAATGATGCAATCTTTACTAAACTTTGTATCTTGGGCGATGATGTAGAACCTTGTTTTGAGGGCGCATCTGTCACTAGCCCAGAAGTAAGTGAACATTTCTCTTATAACAAAGAGTTTTCACATACTTTATTTGCTATGATGAATGAATTAAAAAGTGCGTTGACAAAAGGAGGGTCTATGCCAAAAGAAAACGTTGAAAGCGTTGAGGTAGAGCCTACTGCCACAGTTGAGAAAGAAGCTCCTGTGGTAGAAGAGTTTGCCGAAAACGTTGAGACAAACAAAAACGTTGAATCTAGCGAAGACTCCGCCGAAGAAACTTTTGCTAAGGAAGAAGAGAAGAAAGAAGATAAAAAAGACTCTGATTCCGAAGACAAAGAAGATGAATCAGATGATGATTCTGATGATTCCGATGATAAGGAAGATGAAAAGAAGCCAGAGAAAAAGCACGAGCTTGAGAATCAGGTTTCTGAACTTTCTGAACAGCTAAAAGAGCTTACTGATAAGTTCACAGCTCTCGAAGCAGAAGCAGAAGAGCTTCGTAAGTTTAAGGCAGAGCGCATTAATGCCGATAAGGATGCTATGATTGCCAAGTATCATATGCTCTCTGACGAAGACAAAGCGGAAATTATCGCTGATAAAGATAAATTCACTATTGGCGAGATTGAAAGCAAGCTCGCTTTACTATATGTCCAGAAGAATGTTAATTTTGATGAAGAGGAAGAAATAGATTCTACCCCTCTCACAACATTTTCTCTAGATGATGAAACTATTGCGGAAGATGCTGACCCAATGCTATCTGCTCTCCGCGAAGCACAAAACTATTAAATAGGAGGATTAAATGGCTCTACATGTAGACCGCGCTGATGCTAAGATTCAGCTTACTGGTCACGACAATTTTGCTGTTGTCGAACCTAACCACCTCTCTGCTCCCCGCAGTGGTGGTGTTTATGGTCAGCTCCCCGCTGATGATTCTATTACAATGCTTGAACAGGGTACTTTCGTAAAGTACGATTATGCCGCTGGCAAGATTAACTTCACTGGTGAAGGCCCTTGGATGATGGTCTTCAATGAAGAAAAGCTCTATGACGAGCGCAAGCAGATGCACCGTGACTACGCCATGAAGAAGTCTGACTTCTATGATGGCGTTATGACACCTCGTGTTTTCCGCATGTATGCTGGTGACATTTTCACCACAAACAACGTCAAGGCTGACGATTATGACCTCGGTGACGTTCTCGTTCCCGGTACTAATGGCGTTCTTGAGAAGGACGCTAAGGGCGAAGGTCTAGCCGTCAAAGTCGCCAAGCTAACCACTATGCCTGATGGTCAGCCCGGCCTTAAACTACAAGTCATTGCTGAATAAGAAAGGAGTAAGATAGATAATGGAACTAATGAAATTTGACGAACTTAAAAAGCTCGCTCGTGCCGCTACCAAGAATGCTCCCCTTACTTTTTCAGTAAATGGCAACGAGGAATCATTTGACGTTGATACCGTTAACCGTACTCTTCGTGAACAGTTCAATCTACTTGCTGGCGATTATCGTCTCTTCCGTCGCAACGAGGTCGCTGTCTATGAACTAATTGAAAACACAATTGACGAGATTCTTCCCGTCAAGGTTATGCAGCAATTTGAGCAGTTTGCTGATGTTCAGACAGTCGCTCAGGGCGATAAGGCCGTTTTCAAGCTCCGCATTACTGAAGCTGCTCGTAAGCGTGCCAAGGCTTTCGTAACTCGTGTTGGCCTTGCTGGTCGTTACGAGACAATGATGCTTGATGGTAAGGAACTCGAAGTTGCTACTAGCGCCATTGGTTATGCTATTCGCATCGGCTTCGAGGAATTCCTTGATGGTCGCTATTCATTCGCCGACTTCACCAATATCATGCTTGAAGGTGTCGATGAATACATTTACGCTGAAATCCTAAAGGCTCTGACCCAGACTGTCGAACAGCTTCCTACTGCTAACAAGTATGTCGGTGCTGGCTTTGACGAGACTAAGATGGACGAACTGCTTGCCATTTCCGATGCTTATGGCAACGGCACTTCTACCATCTACTGCACTCGTGAGTTCGCTTCTACTATGAAGCCTGCTTCTGCTGACTGGGCTTCTGATTCTATGAAAGAAGAGCTTTTCCGCAAGGGCTTCTTTGCTGATTACAAGGGGCACCCTGTAATTATCCTCCAACAGTCTATGGTTGATGAAACCAATGCCGAAAAGGTTGTTGACCCCTCTCAGGCTTATATTTTCGCTTCTGTTGGTGAAAAGCCAGTCAAGATTGTATTCGAGGGTCAGACTGCTGTTCGTACCGTCTCTGATAATGACGATTGGTCAACCGACCTCCAAACTTACAAGAAGTTTGGTGTCGCTGTATTCTCTAATCCTTCTATCTGCTCTTATCAGAACACAGCACTAAAAAAAGCAACTCGCTAAACCCAACGCCAATGCCTGACCCAGAACCTCCCACACCTGGGAAAGACGAGGTAAATGCTGGCGATTATGATACTGTCTCAGAAGCAATCGCAAATGTTCCCGCTGGTGGTACACTGTTTGTCCCAGCGGGAACCGCTGCAATCGAAGAGCCTGTAACTTTTAGCAATGACATTACCGTTAAGGGTAACGGCGTAGCATTTGAAAAACCAGTAGCGGTTTCAGACGCGGCAGTCACACTTGATAATGTCAAACTTGTAGCTACTGGCGCAGATGCTAATGACAAGACACTTGCCGTCAAGGTTAACGGTACAAAGCCTTTTACACTAAAGAATAGTGAAATTTCAGGTACTACCCGCACTGCACTATCTGTCATGACTTCTGGCAAGATTGTATTTGAGAACAACGTATTCGATGCTGGTAATAAGAATATTTACAATATGGTTGAGTTTAGCATCAGCAACGCACGTGATATTGCGGATGTAACCTTTAAGAACAATACGTTCAAGGGTAAGCTAAAGAATAACGGCGTAAGCCTTTATAATCTTGCTGAAGGTGCTACCGTAAACTTTGTGGGTAACGTATTTGAAGATATTGATGTAAGCAATAACCCAATTCGTTTGAGCAATCCTAAGAATGTCTCTGCCATCTTTAACTTTAAGGATACCACGTATTCATTTAATAGTGATATGCCAAATGCTGATGGTTATACTGCTTTCATGCTGCTACAGGATTATTCTAAGGCTTGCAGCAAGCAGGATTTTTCTAAGTTTACAATCAATTTTGACAACCTTGTTCGTGGCTCTAAGAAGCTCATGGAAAAAGGTGAAGGAATGGATAAGGTATATTATGTATATGCCGATACGCAGGGAATCCTTGCTGATGGAGTTAACGACCCCGTTGTTAATTTCAAATAATTAATTATTGGAAGGGACGCAGAGCGCCCCTTCTTTTTTTAAGATTTAAAAGGAGAAAATATAATATGAGTAATGAAGTTGAACTAATTAGCGATGATACACTAGTTCCTATCCGCAGTATTGTAAACTGCCAAACTGGGTACATTCTCCCTTCTTCTGGCCGTTCACGCCGTCTTATGCCTGATGTTACTATGCGTGTTACAGCAGGTGAACTGCGCGAGCTGTTTTTCAGCCCCGGCGGTTCAATTCTTCTACAGAATTATATTAATGTTGGCAATAAGTCACTTGCCGCAGAATTTGGTGTTCCTTATGATGCAATTGAATATGATTGGACAGAAGCAAATGTAAAGAAGTGCTTGCTTGAAGACGATATTGATGTACTCTTGGACGCTCTTGATTTTGCGCCGCAAGGCATTATTGAGACTCTTAAAGATGATGCAATTAAACTTGAAATTAATGACCGCGCTAAGATTAAGGCCATTGCGGATAAAACAGGTGTCAATATTGATGCCGCTATTAAGAATAATCATGCTTATGATAATAGTGATACCAATGTTGCTGATAAACCACGTCAACGCCGAGTTCAAAAAGATGCCGAACCGCGTAAGCGCCGCGTTAAGACAACTACCGAGTAATATAAAATAAGTAGGAGGTTTGCCAAATGCCACAAGATATAGATATTGATAAAGATATGGAAGTCATACCTCCAACTTCTTTTCAGGAGATGTATGAATTTTTCCTAGCGGGCGTTACCGATGATATGTTTATGGAACTTACAAAAGAGGATACTGAAAAGCTGCTTGAAGAAATTTTGATTGCGGCAGTTCCTAAATTTGAGTTCCCGCATTGGGCGCACCCATTTACTTTAGATTATGAAAATAAATGTTTCTCTACTTGCCTTACAGTAGAGGAAAAAATTATCATCCGTTATTATATGATTGCGGAATGGATTAGTTATCAACTTGCCACAGTTGACCTTATTCGTCAGAAGTATTCAAGTTCAGACTTTTCATTTACGTCTCAGGCCAATCATATGCGTTCACTTATCACGATGAAACAGGAGTATGAGCAGAAAGCCTTTCACGCTCAACGAGTCTATTGCCGCAGGTATGTTGATAAGAAAGGCCATGTTCGTTCTTCTTTTGGTATGATTATGGAGCCAGTGAAATAATATGGCGTTAATGGTAATAGATGATAGGATTCTAGACTATCAGGTAGAAAATGTTAAGGATAGTCTAGAACGCATCACAAATCAAATTTTTAAACTTCTACCTACATTCGAGGATGGTAAAGATTGGATTAAGCCATTAGATACTCTAGTTATTGAGATTACAGGTATGGCTCTTGTAACACCTAATGCGCCAAAACTTTATCAACTCGTATATAAACTGCAAGGTATCAAAGAGCAAGGTAAAGATATTGAATTTATGCTCTTTCGCCGTATGATTTTTGAAGCCTGCAATATCGCCAACGATGTTATGGAGAGCCTATGAGTATTCAGACATTAGGTGCTCGCTTACAATATCTCGGCGGCGATAACATGGGAAGAATTAATCAGTCTAAATATAGGTCTTTTCAAGCAGCTTTAAAGAATGACTATAATAAGAGAATGATTAAATTCAATAATCAGTCTTGGCCTTGTCTTATCAATTCCATGTCAGGAGGTTTGAAGGCGGATTATGACAAGAAGTATATCTCTGTCGATTTCAAGAGCGGCCTAAAAGCTGGTGAAACTTTTGAACTGTTAGATAGCGGAACTCATTGGATGGTCTATCTTCCAGTGATTACAGAGACGGCTTATCTGCGGTCTGAGATTATTCGCTGTGATTACACGCTTGACGTAAATGGTCAAGAATATTGGGTATATATGCGTGGCCCTGTAGAAACAGACCTTCGTTGGTTCATTAAGAATAATATTAACATCAATGAACTTAATCTGTCTGGCCGCATCTATATTAAGAATGATGAAAATACTAGAGACTTTTTTCATCGTTTTACTCACATCAAACTTGCTGGACATACATGGGAAGTACAAGTTACAGATTCGATTACAGTACCGGGTATTTTAGAGCTTGAAATCCAAGAGTATTATGATAACAGCATCGCAGAGCTACCCAGTATTCTCAAAGACGAAACTACACCCATCAATGTTATTAGCGGTGCGACAACGGCTAAACAAAATTCTGTTGTTGGATATGCTATCTTAAATGAAGCATATGACCCAAAGATTCATTGGGAAGTCAAGAATAATCCAAGAGTCAAAATACTTGAGGAATATGAGAATGGCCGCATGTGTAAAGTTAAAGTGTATGCGGGTGCGGTAAAAACGTTTGATATTTGCTATGGAGATTTCTTCCAGACAGTAATTATCGAATGGCAGAATCCTTTAATTCAAGGACCGCAAGAGGTTTATCCATATGATATTCACACCTATTGGATTAAGAAACTCTCAGAAGGTGAAAAAGCTACATTCTCTATTGATGATGAATCTATGGCTAAGATTATAGATTCCAACAATGATTCTTGCAAGGTAGAAATTATATCTGGCAAGAAAGGTAAATTTGTTATCCATGCGGCATATGGTGATGTTGAGACAGATGTACCAGTTAAGATTAAATCGTTATAAGGATTGGAGGTTACATGAAACACGTTGCTTCTAATATCTTACGAACTAATTATAAGTCTACTTTTCTTTCTCATGCAGAAGACCAAGAAACCATTTGGCGAAAACTTTTTGTTGAAAGTAGGCCTTACAGCGATATGCTGAAAAAGTTACTTATTATTAATACGCCTGATTGTCTTGATAGGACACAAGACCAATATCAGCGTAAGATTGAACAATATACTATTAAAGACCTACATGATAATCAATATATCAAGGCTACTCCCAAGCTCTCTTTTGGAGAACATGAAGAAGTTAAATCTTATATCATGTTAGACTTTGATGATTTTTCTCCTTCTGAGAATCCTCGCTATCGCAATTGCGTTATTAGCTTTACGATTATCTCACAACTTGACTATTGGGAACTAGATGACTATCAATTGCGTCCTTGGATGATTGCTGGATATATTGACGGTATTATGAATGATACTCGTCTATCTGGCATAGGCAAGCTACAATTCTTAGGTGCGCAACAGCTTGTTTTAAATGAATATTTAGGTGGCGTAATGCTACGATACTCAGCCAGCCATAGCGAAGCCGATGATTCACAGAATATTGATAATACTAAGCCTGCGCCGCAAGATTTATAAAGCTGGTGCAGCATGTCAGAGTTACAAGGAGATTTAGGTAAATATCTTTCTGGAATGCCAGTGACGGTTGCGGGAGCAAATGTTGCTATCTCGCAACCGTCTATTAAAGATATTTGTGCTTTTGGTGAAGATTCGTTTCTTATGTCAATTGAACTTTTTGTCAAGGCGAAAGAACTTGCCGCAGAAATGAAAAACGTGGGCAAAAGTCAATTAGGATATATGGACGATTTTCAAATATTATTAGTAATCATCCAACAGGACGAAAACACTAAAAGAAATGTAGATAACCTTTTCGGCCTTATTTTTCCTAATTATATAATTGAATATGACGCTGGGTGTATCAATTTTAGAGTACAGGAAAATGGACCGATAGTAGGGCAACTTAATCCTATGAATTTTGAAAATTTCAGAATTACATTGAAAGAATTATTTTTGCCAGTAGGCACTGATAAGTATGAAGAAGAATTTAATCCTGCTAATGATGCAGCTGCCGAAATTGCGGCCAAACTTCAACGTGGTCGAGAAATACGAAATCAGATAAAGAGCGATAAAGATAAGAAGAAAGCTAATAGTATCTTTGGCAATTATGCTTCTGCTCTTTCTATTGGTTTGGCAATTGATATTAATGTCATATATAATTATACTCCATTTCAGTTGTTTGATAGTATTAAGAGGTATACAATTAAGATGGCATATGACTTATATCAGAAGGTAGCTACTACTCCTATGATGGATGTTAGCAAGATGGACGAGCCTGATAATTGGATGAACGGTATTTATTGAGTATAATCGTGGTTTTGCCGCGTTATATAATAGACATAGAAATTAGCGCGTTATGTTTCTATGACTAAGGAAAATGTATACAAATTCCTAAATGTAAGGAGAAATCTATGAATAGATTTGGCGTGCGAGAAATCTGCGATGTAGTCTTCAAGCCTCTTACATCCGTAGACCTCGGTGACCAGCACTTCGATGCTGGTCAGCCTATGCTTTATATTGACACCGCCAAGACTTCTAGCCTTGAAGGTGCTGCTACCACTGTTTATGCACAAGGTGGCAAAGGTAATCCTCGTCTAATCGCCTGGGATGGTGAGAAGACTCTTACCTTGACTCTTGAGGATTCTCTAATGAGTCCTACCAGCTTCGCTATGCTGTCTGGTGCTGGTCTAGTACATGGCAAGAAGACTGATGAAAATAAGACTCCTATCTATGTCCATGCTACATATGATATGGTTGCTGAAACTTCTGATGATAAAATTATCGCTAAGCTAACTGATGAAGACCGTAATGGTGCGACTATCATCGTTACAAAAGAAGCTCCTATCTATCCTGTTACTCTCGATAGTGCTGGTGCTCAAGCTAATTATCTTTCTGCTGTTACCGACAAGCAGGTTTTTGTTATTAATGATGGCAAAACACTGACTGCCGCTACTCTTGGTGACCACGGTGAAATTGAAGCCGAAGGTAAGACAATTGCTTTCCAGCTTGCTGCCGATACTCCCGGCGATAGTAAGCAGGATGCTGCTGTAAAGGCTGGCGACACTGTACGTATTGACTGCTATGAGGTTCATTACGATGAAGCCTATGAGATGCAGATTGATGCTGAGAACTTTGCTGGTTACTATTATATCGAAGCGTCTACCCTTTTCCGTGATGAAGAGACTGGCGTAGACCTTCCTGCTGAATTTATCATTCCTCGTGGTAAAATCCAGAGTAACTTTACGTTCTCTATGGCTAATAATGGTGACCCATCAACATTTACATTCACTATTGACTGTATGCCTGCCTATACAAAATTCAACAAAAAGAAGAAGGTTATGGCTACGCTACAGGTTGTTGACAAGACTGATACAACTCACAACTATAAGAATAAGGATGTTCTTGGTCACGATGGTCGTACAAAGGATTCCGATGTAGATAGTTGGTATTCTAAGTCTGTCTTCTCCGAAACAGCGGGGGAATAAAAGCCGCAACGTCAACTGAATCTGCGGCTAACAAACAACATTCAGACGTAACTGCTAATGCAGTTGATTCGACTACTAAGACTTTTGTAGATGAAACTATTCCCAGTGTTTCTAAGTTAAAGAAGTCTGTAGCTAAATAAGCTAAAGGGTGTTCCTTAACTGGGACACCCTTTTTCTTTTTAAATAGCAATAATATATATTGCTATTGCAATATATACTAATGTTATTTAGGAGGTAATATGAGCAATTTTAATTGGCGTGCCATTCAAGCGTATAATGGCGGTAAAGAATATCTTGCTTATACTATTGCCAGAGGACAAGCCGATATTGACGATGACACGATGCATCGTATTATGAAACGTCAAGTAAGTACATTTACTCAAAGATTTAATCAAGTAAATGCGGCCAGTGGTAAAAAATATACTGGTAGACAGATTAAATCTATGATGGATAACTGGATTTCAAATGGTGGTATAATAGGTCAAAATATTGATGCGGCAATGAAAAACATTGCAAACTTTGATAGCAAAGGTATTGCCAAATCGTATAGCACGTCTGGTGATATTTTTGTCGATGGTGTCAGTTTAGCAAATGTAGGTGCCGCATTTAGTTCGTCCGTGCAAGATTGTTTGACTCATGTATCCAGTATTACTACAGCAGTCAATGAAGCTGTTAATAATATTATCTGGACACTTGCATCTAATTATGAATACTTAGTTGCTGCGCGTCTAGTTGATGCATATTATACAAGTGGAAATGTCCCATCAGACCTACAAGGTATTCCAACAGATGCAAGCATTAGCGCGGGAATGGTCAAGGAGTCTGAAACGAAGATTGTTCTTGCAATGGAGAAGGTACGAGAAAATCTAGATATTCTTGCTTCTCTCGGTGATGGTGGCAGTGCTGATATTCAGAATAGCTTTCAATCTGCCGCAGATTCTATTGCAGCTGCTTTTAACTCTATTGGCGGTACAGTTCATGAAATGGCAGAAGCACATGCAATTAATGTTGCCGCAAATGAAGGTCAACAGCTTATTATGGAAAATGATGAAAAGATAAAGCAGATGGTATCTGCCGCAGATGGTAAGTTTTATTCCAATTGGACGGCACAACAGATAACAGATACTCTTGAAGGCAAAGAATCTAAGGAAGATGTTCATATTTATTGGAACAAAGGCGGCATTGTGCTTGAATTTGGCGGAAATGTCAAATTACGTGAAAGTGCGCCATTTCAAGGTAGCGGCCCAGGCTCACGTGCTCTTGGAGTTGAAGGATTTGTTGCTAGAAGTATGACATATCAGCAGTTAGCCAAAAAATTAAATGCATTTGCGCCCGGCGCTGGTCAGTACGGATATAGCCTTGTCGGTGCTCTTGGTACTACTGTTAATGCTATGGACTGGTACAATATCAGGCAGGCGGCTGGTGCTTTGAGTCTTGTGGATGCTATAGCTGGTAGTGGTATTCAAGGAGACTATTCAACCTTGCTTATTGTAAATAATAAGATATTTTCAATTTATGATATTCTTAGAAAGATTTATGATAATTCAGATACTATTTTGAAGTATGGTGGCAACAAATATTATCTTGTTGAAGGGTTTGATTTAGGTACTTTAAGAAGTAAAGTTATGCCGTCACAGACAGGAGATAATGTTTTCCGCATGGCGTTAAATCGTAATAAACTTGCCTACAAGGTATTGAATAATACTAAGATTAGTATTACACTTAATATGGGTCATTTATTTACACCAGATATTTTTAAATCTTAGTTGACATTATTTTAAAAGTATGGTATAATATAACCATATAGGCATAGAGATAAAAGGAGATTTTTATGGCAATTCTTTTTGAAACAGAGACAGCTAAAAAGCTGACCTCACAAGACATGTATGATATTATCCATTTTGCAGCACAGTCTGCTGAGGATAATGGCTTCGTCAACCAGTTTGTTTTTGAACGTGCGCTATATGCGTATGCGGCGATTATTCTATATCCTGACCGTAAGGAAGAGCTTGGCCGCATGGTTTCAAATAATATTCTAGATGCTTGGGATGCTCTTTTGGCTGATGGTACTATCGCAGATATGAATGAAAACTTTGCGGTAGATATGGATGCTCTTGGTCGAATTGGTAGCGTGTGGCTTGATGATTATATCAAGTATCTACAATCTATGCGTGGTGTCTTTTCCGTATTTCAGAATTTTAGCGGTGATATTGTTGAGTCTACTGTAAATCGTTTTAAAGATGCTTTTAATGAAAGTGATGCTCAGACAGTTCTTGATATTGCTGACAAGTGGGGCATGAATAATACTCCGAAGGATGAAAGTAAACTAAAAGAAAAAGTTAAGGTTAGTGCTATGGCAACTCCTGAACAAGTTAATGATGCAATTAAGGCGGCTACTGATTATATTGCCACCGTGCCAACAGAAAATGAAGAGGTTAAAGAAAATAATGAACAAGAGGAAGGTCCTCTGTTCGAGCTTTAGTACAAAATTCAATAATTATTATGAGCCTACTTTTATATAAAGTAGGCTCTTTTTTTGTGCCTTGTTAACGTTAATAAAGATACAAAAGGAGGTACGATTGTGAATCGTACATATAGATATAAAGTAGGTGATTACCATTAGTAAATATTCAAATACTATTGAGTATAATCTACGAACTACATTAGACCGTTCTGGTTTGACTCAATTGCAGACTGAACTTAATAAAGTTTCTGTCCAGTTAAAGGAAATGCAATCTCAAGATATTATTGATAATAAGCAGGTTTCTGCGGCCATCAATAATATTCAAAAGTTTCAAAAAGCATTAAATTCGAGCTTTAATACTAAAATTGGAATGCTCGATATGACAAAGCTGACCAGTCAGCTAAATGACAGTGGACTCTCGTTACGTAATTTACAAAATTCATTTTCTATGGCAGGGTCTACTGGTAAAATTGCCTTTACAGATGTCCTTGCGCAATTAGGTAAAATTGATACCGGTATTAAAAGTACCAGTTCAATGGTAGATAAATTATTTAATACAATGGGTAATACAGTCCGTTGGGGCATTATGTCAAGTGCTTTTAACGGCGTGACTGATTCTATTCGTCAATCTGTTGAATATGCCAAAGACCTTGATGATTCATTGACACAGATTATGCTTGTTACTGATTATTCACGCGATTCGATGGTTCAATATGCTAAACAAGCCAACGAAGCTGCTAAGGCTCTTGGCTCTACAACTGTTGCCATGACTAATAGTACTCTTATCTTTGGTCAGCAAGGTTTTGACCTGAATAAGTCTCAGCAACTTGCGGAAATGTCAACTAAATTGGCAAATGCTTCTCAGCAAGACACTGTTACAACGTCAGACCAAATCACAGCATATATGAATGCTTATGGTCTTGATAATAATATTGATAAACTTAATGCCGCACTAGATTCTTGGGCTAACGTAGCAAACATTTCTGCTGCGGATGTTGGAGAGTTGGCAGAAGCATCACAGAAAGCTGCGTCAGCAGCAGCTACGCTTGGAGTTTCTACAGACCAACTTAACGCTCAAATTGCTACTATCGAATCTGTTACACGAGAAGCACCAGAACAAATCGGTAACGGCTTAAAAACACTTTATGCACGCTTTTCAGATTTGTCAATGGGTAAGACTCTAGATGATGGAGTAGACTTAGGAAAAGTTACTTCTACTCTAAATAAAATTGGTGTACAGGTTTTAGATGGCGATGGCAAGATGCGTGGCGTTGGCAACATCATGGAAGACCTTATGAAAGTTTGGGATTCTATTGATGCAACCCAAAAAGCCGCTGTAGGTCAAACGCTTGCTGGTAAATTTCAGCTTACACGTTTTGAAGCATTGATGAATCGTTCAGACTTATATAATCAGTATAAAGCTGGTTCTGAAAATGCTAACGGCACACTAGATGTAATGAATGAAAAGTATGTTGATTCATTACAGGGAAAGTTAAATAAATTACAGACTACTTTTGAAGGTATTATCAATAGTCTCGGTAATTCTTCTGATTTTTATGGATTCATTGATGGACTATCTACTGCATTAGATTTAATGCAGAAATTAGTTGATTCTATTGGTGGCGGTTCTGCCGCACTTACGTTACTTGGTGCAACGGCTTCAAGAGTGTTTAGTAAACAGATAGCTCATGGTTTAACAGCTATGGCGCAGAATTTTTCTCTTGGACAAATTAAGAAAAATAATGCTCAAGTAAGACAAGAAAAACTTAATGCAATGGGTTATCAAAAGATTGACGATAAGTCTTTAGACCCGTTAAAAGATATGATTGATGTTGGAACAACATATCAATCAGTCATGAGTGATGAACAGCAAACACAATATAATAAATTACTTATTGATACAAGCCACGCGATTAATGGCGTGACTGATGCAGAAGCTAAACTTCGTGAAGCTGTTAATGAAACTAATATGGCTATTGGTGCTGCGACTGGTGAATATAAAGAATATATTCAGCTTTTAAGAGACGAAAATGGAGTTCTTCAAGCAAAAGGTACTCAAGAGTATTATAATAACGTAAATGCTGGTAGGGAAGAATTATATAAAAATATTTCTTCTAATGAAGCAAAGCAAAGACTCCAAGGAATCGCAAATGAATCTTCTGGTATTAGCTCAGTAACTATTCCAAAACATCGTGATAAAATTGCAGCCCTTGGTGCTGATTCTGACCCAATGAAAATCATGACAGAAGGTCGAGCAAGTCTAAAAGTTATATTAAAAGACTCTCAAAGATTGCTTAAAGCGTATGGAATAACAGAAAGTATCTATGGTAAAGATTCTATTTTTGCCGTTTTAGACGAGCAAGCTACAGATTGTCTACAGCCAATAGAAAAAGTAATTCAAGCACTGCGCCAATTGTCTCCACTTGCGAATAGCACCGTTAGAAAAAATGGTTTGAACTCTGACAATCTAGGTGAAGCTATTGGCCTTGTAGATACGCTTCAAAGCAGTATGAATGAAGTAAATCAAGGAGCGGAAGGTGCTTTAAACAAGGCAAATGATGCGTTAATTAAAAATCGTCTTGCCGTGGGTTCTGCTTCAGATTTGACTCGTAGAAACCAAAAAGTTACTGGTGCTAATGTAGTGCTTGAAGGGGTCAAAGGCCAAAATGAAGGTCTTGAAGACACGCTGAAAAAACAAATGGATGTACAAAATATTGTTCAAGCTACCGCAGCTATTGGACAACTTAGTTTTGCTTGGCAATCTTTCCAAAATTTGGGTTCTATATGGACAAATGCTGATTTAACCACTGGCGAAAAAGTTGAACAGACTATAATGAATCTTTCTATGACTGTTCCGCAGCTGATTTCTAGTTTTATTGAGTTAAAAGAAGCATCAAAATTAGATTTTGAAAATCTTTTCTCTTCGATTAAAACAAACGAAATTGCAAAAATGCAGACAGCATTAGATTCAATGCAACTTGGTTCTTTTGCGAACGGACTTACAGCGACCACCATTAAGTTTAAGGCTTTTGGCGCAGGAGCTAAAATTGCATCTGCTGGTCTTCAAGTATTTAAAGCGCTTATTGAAGGTCTAAGCAGTCCTCTTGGTATGGCAACAATTGGAATTGCGGCTGCTGGTGGCGCTTTACTTAATTTCCTTCACCAAAAGAATCAAGCTGCAAGAGATAAACAAGTTGAAACATATACAAATACTCAGCAAACTGCGTCTGTTGACACCTCTTCTTTTGATGCGGCATATGCTTCTTATAAACAGACTGGTGAAGTTACTGATGAATTAAAGAATTCTACTGATACTTTAATTAATTCTCTTGATATTGCAGGCGGTAAGGCTCTTGAGAATTCAGGAGACTTTGATACTTTAGCTGAAAAAATTAATAAAGCTAGTACAGCATCTAAAGAGTTAGCTGCGTCTCAAGGTAAACAAGCTCTAACTGCATTAGATAAAGGTGCTTCTACTTATACGCCTTTTGTTAATAATGCTGCTAGAATTGCATATGAGAATGACTTTTTAAGTAGTCAAGCTGGTTTAACTACAAATTGGATTGGTCAAGACACTAGCGGATTATCTATCCAAGAGAAAATCGGTAATGTTACAGAAGCATCTGCTAAAGCTCAAAAAGAAGTAGATAAGTATCAGAAAAAACTTAATAGCATGAGCAAAGACGATGTCATGTATGAACATACAAAGTCAAAGCTAGACGAAGCAAAACAACATGTTTCTGATGCTCAGGATTATTTAAATGATGAAAATGTCGCTAATGCAAAAACCATTATTGACAATATGGCTAGTGCCGCAGAAGACGGCTTAAATAAGAGTGATTTTGTTAATAAATCTAAGAAAGAAATTGAAGATTCTTTACTAGACAATGAAGCCATTAAAGCTAAGTATGAGTCTCTTGGAAAAGAAGCTGGACAAGAATATATAGATGGACTTGTTTCTGCCATGCAAGGCGGCAAAGACGATGTTCAAAATTCTGTTATGGCTGGACTAAGTTCTGATATTTTAATTGATAACCTAGAGAGTGCGGCTAAAAGTAAATCTTCAATGAAAGACGTCCTTGAAGATTATCAGACCGCTTATCAAAAGAATGGTGGCTTTACAGAAGATGAAGCTGCTAACATTATGGTAGAACATCCTGAATATGTTGAATTCTTACAGAAAGTTGGCAATCAGTATCAGCTAAATCAGCGTGCGGTTGAACAATGGACACAAAAAACTCGTGAACAGACCGCTGCGATGAAAGAAGCCACTGGCGAAGCTGTCAATATGTCTCAAGCTAACACAGATATTCTTGCAGCATATCAGAATCTTTCTGGTAATAATCTTGATTTACAACAGCCACTTCAAGAAATACAGCAGCTTAATGATTTGCTTACTAATGGAACTATTTCAAATACTGATTTCTTAGATAGGTTAAATTCTGGTTTTGATACTTTAGCAAGCAAAATTGATAATGCTGTTAATAGCGGCCAAAAACTTTCTGATGTATTAAATGATGATGACATTTCTAATTTCGCTCAGATTATGACAAATGAATTGTATACTGGCCTACAGCAAGCTAATAAGCAGTTCAAGAGCGGTAAAATGAATGTCACGCAATATGCTCAAACCATGAGTAAAGCCGCAAAGCAATCTATTAAAATGGAACAGGCAACTAGCGGTTTAACTGATGAACAAGTCGAACAAATTGAAAACACTGAGGATATTTCTAAACTCACAAATTCAATGACAAAATCTCAAAGAAAAGCCGCAAACCAAATTAAGAATTTATCTAATCAGATGAAGAAACTTGATGCTGCTGCCGATTTTAATAATTTTGTTACGGATAATTTTAAGAAAATCAATGAAGTATTTGATGATACTGGTAAAGTTGCCGCAGATGCCACTAATGAAATGGGTGGCATTAAAGCTCAATATGCTGATACTATTTCTGGCTTAGCCAGTTCAATGACAACTTTCTATAAGACAAATGCTGATGCTGCACAAAATACAGCTGCTTCAATTGCCGCTACTGGTGCTATGACCCAAGAGCAGGCGTATGCAATGCTTACCACTGGTCAAGGCTTAGCAGAAGCTATGATGGCTAATACCGAAGTTGCTGGCGCTGCAATGCAAGGAACCATGTCTGAAACTGAGGGCGCTGTTTCTGATATGGCTAGTGGTATTTCTGGTATCATTACAGATATTATGGCAATGTTTGGTGCCATTGATGGTGACGTTACCAGCTCTGTTGATGATGCAGGTTCAGAAAAGAAAGAAATTACCTCCACTGATACAGAAAAAGGTACTACAGACCATGTAGGTTATGTTACAGTTCCAAAGTTTAAGATGCATATTAAGGGTTCTGATAATTCTGGTGGCGGTGGCGGCGCGCGTAAAAATTCTACTGCTACTGGCAGAACGAAAACAGCCAAAAACGGTGCAGTCATGGAACAGTATTACAATAAAAATACTGGCAAAACATATTGGGCAGCCGCGAATGCTGGCTCACAAGCGTCTGTTAAGGAACATTCTAAGCAACTTGCAAAAGGTTTAAGCTCACTCTTTGGGTCTTCAACTCCTAGCCTTAAAAACTGGGCGCCTTCTGGTGTTGGTGGCGCTGCGTCACCATCCAACTTCGGACTTCCTTCGTCTGGCTCAGGCGGTGGAGGAGGCGGTGGTGGAGGTGGCGGTAGCTCCTTCACTCCAGATACAAAAGAAGCTCTTGATGATGAAATTGACCGTTATGAACGTGTTAATACACTTCTTGACGCAATTGCAAATGACTATGAGCGTATCAATAAAGAGCAGGAGCGCTTAACTGGTGATAAGTTAGTTGAGAATCTTTCTAAACAGACTTCACTTTTGAAACGTCAAATTGACTTACAGAAAGAAAAGTTAAGTATTCAGAATGATGAAATGAATGAACTTCAATCTAAGCTATCTGGATATGGTATTCAATTTGATGCTGAGGGTTATATCTCTAACTATGCAAAAATTCATCAAGGTTTGATTGATAACGTCAATAATCTTATCGGTCAATATAATGCAGCTGGTACAGAAGAAGCGCAAGATGCTATTAACGACCAAATTGATGCTGCCAATGACAATCTTGACAAATTTAAGACACTGTATCAGCGCTATGATACTTTGATTTCAAGCGATTTGAGAGATACAATCCAGCAGATTGAAGACCTCAATGATGAAATTGAAGACTTGCGTATTAATATTTTTAAGACCCAAATCGAAGCTCTTGATAATCTGAAAGATATTCAAGAAAGTCTCGTTGATTTTGACCGTGCGTTCAATCGTGGTATCAAGCTAACACCTTATCAAGAAGCAGCAGATAATGTAGCCAAGCTCGGCAAATACTTTGACGTTGCTACCATGAGTGTTGATGAATATTATGACAATCTTATCAAGAAACAAGAGGATGCAGCAAATGCCGCAGGTACATCTGACGCATATAAGAAATGGTCAGCAGGTCGCGTAGACGAACTAAAAGCTGCTAAGCAGCGTGCGCTCAATGGTGACAAGAGTGTAGACTACTACGGCACTGGTTATTTCGATATGTCTATGAAGAATCTAACTGATATTAACGCTCAGATGAAGCAGTTTGAAGAGACTGGTAAATCTGATATTTTCGGTGAGAATTCCGCAGACCTCTATGACGTAGCTAAGACAGTATACGAACAGGCCGCAGGACTTGCTCAGGACTATTGGTCATTGATTGAAAATCTCCATGATAACGTCATGGATATGATTGATGATATTAGCGATAAGATGGATAGGCGTAAAGACCAGTACGAAGCTATTACTGATGAACTTGAGCATTGGTTAGACATCACTGAGATGCTTCATGGCGAAGAATCTTATGATGATTTAAATACCATCCTTGGCGCACAGCAGAACAATTATAAAGCACAGCTGAATGAATTAATGCAGCAGCGTGATATTTGGAAAGATATGCTTGGCTCCATGAAAGAAGGTTCGGAAGAGTGGAATGAAGTATCTGACAAGATTAAAGATGCTACTTCCGACATTAACGACCTTATTCAAAACTCTTTAGAGAATCTACAGAAGCAGTATTCAAATACAGTTTCAAAGATTACTAAAGCATGGGGAACCAAAGCTGTCGGCACTGACCTTGATTGGATGAATACACAGTGGGAGCTAATCAATCGCAATGCTGACTATTATCTCGATGATGTTAATAAATCCTATAACATCCAAAAGCTACAGAGTAAGTATCTTGACCTCTTGGATGGTTCAAATGATTTAGCTATCCAGCAGAAGATTTCAGCGCAAATGAAAGAACAGCTTGAATATTTGCGCGACAAGACTAAGCTATCTGAATATGATGTAAACTATGCAAACGCACAGCTTGAAATCTTACAGAAACAAATTGCGCTTGAAGAAGCTCAGCGCAATAAGTCTCAAATGAAACTTCGCAGGGATACTCAGGGTAATTATTCATATGTCTATACAGCGAACGATGATAATGTACGTTCCGCACAATCTGACCTTCTAGATGCACAGAACAACGCATATAATATGTCTAAAGACCAGATGAAACAGACTCAGGCAGATTCACTATCTGCGCTACAGGATGCTCAATCTACAGTCAATGACATTTGGAATAATGCTAATCTATCTCTTGAAGAGAAAACCAAGAGAACGCAGGCAATCATTGACTCGCTCAAGGAATATCTTGCGGGAACCAGCGAACAGCTAAGCACGTCCCAGAAAAACATTATTAATGACTTCATCGGCATGTGCGACATGCTAACTGGCGAAAATAAAGACAATCTGCAAGACGTGTATGACCAGATTGTTAATGGCAGCACTGATGCTTTTGACCAGATTGACACTCGTTGGTCTACTTCTTTGACCTCTTGGTTACAGAATATGGACCAGTTCAAAGCCGATACAGATAAGATGCTTGGCGATTTGACGCAAGCTGGCAAAGATTATGCGGATGGTACAAAGACTATCGCTGACCTAGCAAAGACTAATTTTGATGATATTTCCAATAGTATTAGCGGCACAACTGATAAGACAAAAGAACTTGCGGATAGCACAAAAGAATTCGTCAACATCCTTAAAGATGTATCTGGCGAGGTCAAAAAGACCGAATCTACGATGACTGATTACGCCAATCGTATTACAGATGCTAACAACAATATGCAGGCATTCAAGCAACTCGCTGATGAAACTGCAAACAAGCTGTCTAAGAAAGAACAAGAGAACGCCAATCTAAGCGAAGCTCTAAAGCAGGCTGAACAAAAGAATTACAACTATGAACACTATGGTAACGCTAACGGCCCTTCATCTGGCGGTGGCGGCGGTGGAGCCGGCGCCAATGAAGATACCGCTTGGGGCATTGCCAAGGCAATTTGGACTTATGGTTGGGCTTCTGGCTGGGGCAATGACCCTGTACGTTCTAGCAAGCTGACTGGCGCATATGGCACCGCTTTTGCCCGCCACGTTCAGGATATTATCAACCAATATTCTAGGTCTGGTAAACTTGTTGATTATGGTTCTATGAAATATAGTTCCAAGAATCTAATCGGCTATGATACAGGCGGCTATACTGGTTCTTGGTCTGATAAAACCGCAGATGCCAAAAATGGCAAACTAGCAGTTCTGCACCAGAAGGAACTTGTTCTTAATGCTACAGATACGCAAAATATTCTTGCGGCAGTTGAATCCGTAAGGTCTTTTGCGGACAGCCTTAAATCTACAAGTCTTGCGCAATCACTTTCTACTGCTCTTGGAGCGGTGAGTGGTGCGAGAGCGAATAACGCATCCGAGACAATTGACCAAAACGTACATATCACGGCTGAATTCCCAGCTGCGAATAGTGCGGCAGAAATTGAATCTGCACTAATGTCTCTGAATGATAGAGCCGTTCAATACGCTTATAAGTTCAGATAAACATGGGCAAAATTTTATAATCGAATATTTGTGGTTTTGATATGTCTTAGAGCATAATTTTATAAACGGGAGAACTTTATGTTCTCCCGTTTTTTATTTGGATTGAAAAGGAGAGTTGACAATGGCGAATCTACAAGACGTTGTTCTTGAAGCTGTGGATACAATTGTATCCAATAGAATAGAACAGATAGCTACGGATAAAACAGTTACCGCCACTGTCGCTGGCTGTACTAATTCACTTACAGGTGAATATCTCGTTTCCTATAATGGTGGCAAACTAAAAGCATATGCCCAAGAAGGAAATACATATACTCAAGGTCAATCAGTGTATGTCCTTATCCCAGAAGGTGATTTCACCAAGAAAAAGAATATCGTAGGTGTTGCGCAGGCAGCAGAAGATGATAACAATATTAGCTTTGTATCTTCAGCTATTAGTAATTATAATCTCATTGGCCGCAATTGCCTTAGTGATAAAAATAAAGTCACGCCTGCGGGACTTCGTTCTTATAAAAAAGAAGATTATAAAGTTCTATATAAGAAAGATGAAGATGTAAGCGGCTCTAAACCTAAGTTTCTATCTATTGACACCCAAGAGTTAGAGAATAATATTAAACAGGCCGAAGCGGTGCTAATTGAAGCGTCTTTCCGCACATCTCTGCCGCGAGAGCACAAACTTACAAAGACTGGTGAGTATGGTATTACTTTTATCTTAGCTTTTAAAGACGGAGATGCCACAGACGATAAAGGTCAGGCGTTAGTTAAAAAGCTATCGTATACTATTGACAGTAATAGCATGACTGGTTCGCCGCTTCAATATCAAAGCTATTTTGACCAATATCAGATTTTTCCAGTAGACGTTGAGAATTTCTTATATATCGACCAGATTATTTTCTATTGTAAAGATTTTGTAGAAACTACTGACCCAATCCAATCACAGGACAGACCGATTGGCTGGGGCGATGATATTTTTATTAAAGATGTTGAATTTTATGGCCTTAGAAAAATCAGTGCGGCAAATGGTGATTACCAAATGCACCTGTCTATGCCGAAAGGCTCAACTCTTAGAGACTTAACTGAAAACTCTTCTTTAAGCGTTGTCAGCACTCTTCGTCACAAGAATGAAGACCTTTCAGGCGATGCAATGTTTTACTGGTTCAAAGAAGATGGACGAGTGACCGCAAGTTCTAAAGATTATAAGATGTACGGTGGAGCTGGTTGGTCTTATCTTGAAGCCAAAGGTAATAAATATAGCTTTGTTACTACTGGTGCAGAGAATCGTGCCTATGAAAATAAATATATGTGCGTTTGCGTTTATAAAGAACAAATGGTTTTAAAGGACTATTTCACGCTATATAATGAAGCAGCAAAACGTGACATTGAAATTATTTCTTCTCTTGGAGTCAGTTTTAGTTTTGACCGTGGCGAACCTACTTTAACTTGTCTTTTGGATGGTAAATCTTCTGACTTTGAAACTGGTAAAGCAAATGGGCATCCAGATAATTTCTTTAGATTTGTTTGGTCTAAAGTTGACGATTATGGTCAGACGTTATCTTTCATTGAAACGGTAGAAGAGCTTAAAGCTCGTTATGAAGATGGTATAAAACAGGGTATTGGATATAATAATCTGTCAGCTTTGAAAAATCAAATGAATGCGCTCGAAGGTGTCTCATGGGATAAAAATACACTCACTTATCCAGTGAAAGGTATTGACTCTAAGGCTACTTTCAAATGCGCTGTCTATTTGCGCGATAGGGAACCTTCAAAAGATAAATCTGTAGAAGATATTGAATATAATATCGGTGTTGCAACACTTACTCTAAAGAACGCAACTGCCGCAGACCCTACCGATTATTATATCACTATTGAAAATGGTGACCAAGTATTCCAGTATAGCGAATCTGGTGTATCTCCTGACGATGATAGATACGAAGACCCATTAGAGGTTAAACCACTTACTTGCCATTTCTTCGACCCTGCTGGCCTTGAAGTCAATAAAGATACATATGATATTAAATGGCGAGTACCATTAACAGACTCAATGATTACAATTCCAAAAGAAGGAATGGTACTCAATCAGTCTAATCAGAAAATCGAGTATTGTACATCGCAGATTTATCCTATGGCAATTGCCGCAAACTTCGATTATTCCGCAGTGTCAAATCAGATTGAAGCTATTGTAACATATCAAGGCGTTACATATAGTCAAATGACTGATTTTCTGTTCACAAAGGTTGGAGAAAATGGTACGAATGGTACAGATATTGTTGCTAAGATTTCTCCTACTTCCAAGAGTCTAAAGAATAAAATGCTTGCGCTTATTATCGACAAGAATAATAAAGTTGTGTGGAATACAGGACAGGCAATCTCGCAACAAGTTTTACAGTTCCAGCTCTATCAACGTAATGAAAAAATAAATGATGACTCTACTGTTTCTTGGTATATGGGTTACGGTCAAAGTAAATATATGAGCTGTAACAATGGTGTTGTCTCTTGGAATACAACTGACGCGACCAAACGTAAGTTTATGAACCAAATTGTAAAGGCTCAAACAACTTATACCGTTGGAGATTCTTCATATAAATATTATGCTTTTTATGGTATCCCAGTGATTAAAAAATATGCCGATAATGACATCCAAATTGATAAGACTTCTCTTCTAAAGTCTATTACTTATAACGCAGATGGACGTAATCCGTTATATAATAAGAATCAAGGTGTTACACTTATTGGTTCTGGTATTGAAGACTTATTCATTGAATGGATAGCAGAGGGCGGTGAACCTTCAAAGACTGGTCAAACATATGACGAGAATCCATTAAGCGCTTGTTTTAAAATTATTATAGAAAAGAATACATCTGATGGTGTACAAAAGACAGTCCGCACAAAAGGATTAAGTCAAGTCTATATCCTCCCAAATGATGTATATGATGGTGAATATGGAAACAATTTAGTTCATTGTAAAGTCTATACGTCAGCAGATGCGGCCAATCCTGTTGTAGAGCTATATATTCCTATTTATATGTCACTGAATACTTACGGTCTTAAATCACTAAATGACTGGGATGGAACACATCTAGAAATCAATGAAGATGAAAATTACATCCTTGCGCCGCAAATTGGTGCTGGTGAAAAGAATAAAAACAATCAATTCACTGGTGTTGTTATGGGAACTTCTAAGACTTATGATTCTGATAAGTCTCAGATTGGTTTAATGGGTTTCTCAGAAGGTAAGCAATCTATCTTCTTAGACGCAAAAGATGGTTCTGCTACTTTTGGTTTGCCAGAACAGCAGGCATCGCAAAATAATCATTTCGAGGAAGGCCGCATTAAACTAGTACCGGGTGGAGAAAGCTATATTGGTGCATGGAGAATCGGTTCTCGTGCATTATACAACATTGCAAATGCAGAAGTTGATGAAGAAGGTAATTTCACAGAAGCAACTGTAGATAGACCATATGCTGATTATCCTGTAAAGGATTCTCAGTTTTCAATTCCATCAGATAAGCAAGGTCTTATCTTAGGAGCTAATCCTGCTTATATTTCAGTTAAAGGCAAACCGCTTACTAAGCAAAATTCAAACATTGCATTTGATGGTGCGAATGCAGCACTTGCTGAAGGTGATAGTCTTGAGGTAGAAATTGACCCTCGTAAAGATTCAACATTCTCAATCTATAGGCATTATAAGAAAGACAACAAGTGGCATCGTTATCCGCTAGTCGGCATCAATCAGTTTGGTCAATTCTATACAAATGCCATTCAAGACCAAGAGTCTTCAATGGGCATTGGCAAAGTTGGTGCCTTTGGTAAACGCGCGCTCGATGCTAAGTATATTGGCGCACAGTTTGGTTGGGCAGATACTAACCTGTTTAAATTCTTTGTTGATGGCACGGTTAAAAATACTGAAAAAGAGACAACTGATTTATATCTTTCTACTGGTACTAATGTCAACAATGAATACCCAAGAGGTTTCAATGTATACGGTAAGCATGTTAGCCTTTATGCGCCAGACTTAGGCAAGGAATCAACAGGTAGCTCAACACATAGACTGCATATAGATTCAGAACAGGCAATTATTGGTCATGAAAATTCTTATTTAAGATTATCTGCGTTATCTGCGGCAGACGATACAACAGATGGAAAGATGAAAACATCGGTTTTATATCTAAATAATAATTTTGAGTTTATGAGTCCAAAAGACAGAAAAACTACTATGTCTACTGGTGATTTTACTCTTTCTGCTATTGGAACGCCAAAAGATGATAAGACAGATAAAGATGATAACTATACTTATACCATTGGCGGTAATTTAAGATTAAATGCAACCAATTCAATCAGAAATATCGCAGATAAAGATTTTCAGATTAAAGCAGGGGAAGACTATTTGATGTATTCAAAGGCTTTCTCTTCTGTCACAAACAATAAAGATGGTACTTTTACTATTGGTGCAAATAATGCCAAAGCCGTCTTAACTTTGAATGATAATAAAGGACAAAACACTACCCTCATTGGTGAAGGTCTTAAATTTAATGCGGCAAATAATGGAATTAATATCGTAAGCGATACTTCGCCTAATGGTATTAAGTTAATTGCTACTGCAATTAAGGACAATGAAGCACAAGGTGGCGTAAGCATTAGTCTTGTTCCACAGTCTGGCGGTAATGGTGCTTTTTATATCAGGTCTGGTACTGGTACTATTCAATCTAATTATGATGAAGTGCCACATGTCGGTAAACGAACATATGTTAGCATCGGTCATGGCGTTGTTTCAAATTGGGGTGTGTTTACAGGTACGCCAGATTCACAATCAACTACCTCACTTACTGCTGAACGAGATATACGTAGTATCAATGGCTGGAATTATAGTAACGAATATTGTTATAATAATGGTTATGCACATTGGTGCATGGGAGCCAATAGAAGTTCGTCAAAGATTTCAGAGCACTTAGGCTATATTTATGATTTATTAAATAACTTACAGACACAGATTACTAATGAAGCAAATACTCGTGCCGCTGGTGTACAAAATGCTTTAAATAAAGCTGCTGCGGCACAAAGGACAGCTGATGGTAAGGCAAATGCAAATCACAATCACGATAGTTCTTATGCTAAAAAGAATCACTATCATAATGTTAATTACTCAATGACCAAAGTTCGTATTGATGGTAAGAACTCTACTGATTTATTTGTTAGTGGTTTAGCTACTGGTGGTAGTTATGTTTCAAGCACTTCAAATGAGAAGTATAAGATTAAAAAGGAGATAAAAGGATATGAATGAACTAGAAGTACGTATGAGGGTTCATGCTCTCGCAAAAGATATGATTTACGATTTTATGGCAAAGAATGGAATTGGCGCTACTGTTATGGTAGATGCTCTTAATTCTGTTCTTGTCGGTCTTTATCCATTAGCTCAGGGTGAAATGTTGCGAGCTATTGATATGGAAACTGCGGCCAAAGCTCAACAGCAGGCGCAAGAAATCAATCAAGTAGAGCAAAAAGCCACTCCCAAGGAGAAGGAAGTTAAATAATGGCAGTAAAATCCTTTGTTAAAAAGGTTGGTCAAAAGGCCAAAGATGGTTCACTTACCATGCCTTACTCTGAATTTGGAGTTGGCTTTGAAAATGTAGTGGACACGCGTAGGGATAAAGGCAATTATTCTCTTGCCCAATTTTTCGACAATTACATGGACTTCATGAAAAATACAACGTTTGTATATACTGGTAAAACACAGCCTGCTAATACTCATGTTGGCATTTGGATTGACACAAGTTCTTCTAACCAATAGAAAGGAAGAGTGAAATATGGCAACAGTCGTTAGTACACTGTATCCACCTGTGGTTTCGACATTTCAAAATGCTTTCGTGAACACAGAAGATGCTGTTGTATATTTTACTCTTTCTTCTTTTAATTCTGCATCTGAGATTAAACATGTACATGTCAGTTGCGTAAATCAACTCAACAATGAGAATGCCTTGAATAAACTTTCTGGCATCCTCATTGAAGATTTACAATTCGATAAAGTAAGCGGTATGTATTATGTAACAATACCTACCGCTTATATCGAGGGCAATGCTTTCAATACAAATCAATTCTATAAGGTTCAGATTCGATTTGATAGCTATAATGGAACTGATGAAGTGCCTATCAACGATGAAGCAAAGAAGAATAGTTATCTTTTATCACATACGCAATATTTTTCAGAATGGTCTTCTGTTTGTCTAATTAGACCTATTCACCAACCTAAAATTTATCTGTCTGTATTTGAAAATTATACAGGCAATTCATATATGACATTTAATAAAGGCTTAACGCAAATTGCGGGAGGTCTTCTTTTTGTCACTAAAAATGAAAGTGGCGAAGAGGTAGTTTTAAATACTGAAACTGAAACTCTTGAAGCATATCAGTTTGATATTTTAGATGATTCAGATAAAGTATTGTTCTCTACTCCTACAATTTATACTGGTGAAAATCTTAATCCAAATAATATTGTATATAATATTGATTTTTCATCTTTGAAGAACAGTTCAGATGGTTCTACCTCAGACCCTACCAGTACATATTATGTATGCCGCGTTACTTGCCGCACAAAGAATCAGTATCAGCTTAGTAAAGAATATAAATTCCAAATAGGTGAATATAGTGGTGCTGATGAATGGCAACCTACAATTGTTGCAGAGGTTGACGATGAAACTGCATCAATTAAAGTTTCAGTTAAAAATGAATATTCATTTAGTGATAGCATATCTGTATACGTAAGGCGTGCATCTGATAAAGACAATTTCAAAGAATGGGAAACAATCTATAGTGCAAAGTTACAAAAAGTCGATTTTTCAATTGTAGATAATACCGTAGAAAGCCTGACATGGTATCGCTATCGTGTAGAAGCTCTTAGCTCTACTGGAATGTCGATTGCTAAGCCTAAAATGTCAAAAGTCGTTTTGCCGCAATTCTATGACGCGTATTTTTCTCGTGGAAAAGAGCAATATGCGGTAAGGTATAATTATCAGGTGAGTAATTTTAAGCCAGTAGTTAATAGAGCTAAGATTGATACCCTTGGTGGTAAATATCCTAAGTTTGCAGAAAATGCTGTATTGAATTATAAACAGTTTAGTATTTCAGGCCTGATTAGTGCTGAGTCTGATGTTTATTCTGAATTTGCGGATAAGACAGAACTTATTCATCATAATAATGATACACTTAAAGACCTATACTCAGAATATAAAGATGAAACTGGCGTTAAAGATTTAGTTCGTAACGATTTTAAGAATTGGGAAAAGATTGGCGGCAATCAGTATCCTAACGCACCTGTTTCCAGTATTACTTCACAAGAGTATTTAACGACTACAACGAATGACTGGCTTTATGAACGTGCATTCCGTGAAAAGCTAATTGCATGGTTGAATGACGGTGAGCCTAAACTGTATCGCTCAATGGCAGAAGGTTCTATGGTCGTTATGCTTACAGATATTACGTTGACGCCTAATGAAACCGTTGGCCGAAGACTATGGAATTTTTCTGCTACAATTTACGAGGTGGAAGATGCTTCTTCTCTAGACACTCTTGATACTCTTGGTATTTATAATCGTAAGATGATTGGTTCTATTAGTGGTAATGGTAAACAAGATTCCGAGGACGAGCCTAAAGATTACATTGAAGTTATTAAACCTGGTCAAACATATAAATTTACTGTTACGAATAACAATGATATTAGAAATGACATTAATGATTTATTAAGTAAAAAATATAGTGGAGTTCTCACAAAACGCAAAGCAGAAGAAATCGTACTTAAAGATATTAAAATTTATTATCATTCTAAACCTCGTTACTATACCTTCCAAAGTGGTTCAGATGGACTTACAGAAGTGACAGATAAAACAAATGGTGTGTCTCAGATGATTGCTGAAAAGCGAGTCCAGCAAGGATACTATTTTGGTGTTATGACTCGTGGTAGTAATGGTAATCATAATATTTTCGTTAACGAGCGTGGATATTATCAGATTCCAAACAAGTTAGATGTTATTGGTCTTTATTTTCAAATTGGTGATGTTATCACTGTTGAATACACGCTTTGCTATAAAGAGCGCTCTAGCTCAAAAGAAGCTGTTTCAAGCGCGTCTGTTGACCGAGTAGTAGTCGGTCAAGAGAGAGGTATCTTTAAGTCTAATATTTATCTTGGCAGAAAGATTAGGAATAAATATAACTTTATTCAGATGAATGGTGATGTTATGATTTCAAGCAAGCGCATGAAATATTGGAAGGGTATTTGCTTAGATGTCACTCCATATGCGGTTGCTAGTATTAAATATCATAATGAAACAGAATATAAAAACTATCTCGTAGGTGGCACAGGTGTTTTACATATGCTGAGAGACGTTCCAGTAGATGATATGTGCTTCTTAGGAATCCGTATGAAGCAGGTGAATAAAACCAAGTACCTGCAAGAGAATGAATTTCGAGTTGATGCTTCGCTTAATGACGCGACAATTAACAATTTTAATTGGATTAGAGTTATTGATTCTGCTGAAACAAAAGACCCGGTATCTGTAATTCAAGACAATAATCCACCGCAGGATAGTTTTGTAAATGCATGGAACGATATTGGTGAACGACCAGTTCAGGTTGTAAAATATATGGATGTTAGCGAAGTTAAGAAGCCGATACTAAACACTGTATATAATATCAATGGCGACTTAAAGATTTATTATAATTATCAATGGTATAATTTTGCTTTTGGTATGATTGATAATATAGAGAATAATAATTCTACAGAAACTATTGGTATTGCTTTTATGCCAGTAGAAGGTATGATTAACTATTATGGCACTGTAATGACTACAAATTATCAATAGGAGGGAAAATGAGAAGGACGTATCCTTATTTAAATGACAGCTTTTATGAAGATGCCAATAGTGCATTAAAGCGTAGAAACTTTCTCAAGACTATTGATAATTTTGTCAATCAAAAACAATATGTGCGGCTAACCCTTCTCAATTGGAATGAAGAACCGTTGAAGGAGATTCAAGGTGTTATTGCGTCTGGTAGTCTTTCTAAAGACGGTTCTTCGTCTATTAGACGTACTTGCTCATTGACTGCATCTATTAGTAGTGGCGATTATGACATTGAAAATATGTCATATGATTTTGCAATTAACAAGAAAATTTTTATTGAGATTGGTGTTGAAAACCATAGCAATCAATTTTTAGATTATCCTATCTTATGGTTCCCTCAAGGCGTTTTCTTTATTGCGAGTGCGAGTGCATCATCTTCTGTTTCATCTGCCGTGTCATTGCAATTGACATTGAAAGACAAAATGTGTGGACTATCAGGTGATGTTTCTGGCACGTTGCCTGCGGCTGTTATATTCGATGAAATGGATACACAGGACGCAAGCGGTGCATATATTACTAAAAAAGTATTAGTTTACGATATTATCCAAGAGTTAGTGAATCATTACGGCGGGGAAGATTTAAACAATATCGTTATTGAAGATGTGCCTCGCCGCATTAAAAGGGTTATGAAATGGACTGGCTCTAATCCGCTTTATCTTGTACCTAAGCAAAGTGGAAGCGCAGGCAGGATATGGTATGCGGCGTATGTCGATAAGCCAGAAAAATTAGAAGATGGTACGATTGAAATTTTAAGCGGTCAAGATTGCGGCTATATTTATGATGATTTTGTATATGATTCTGAACTATCTGCGAATCTTGGCGAAAGTGTAACGTCTGTATTAGATAAAATTAAAAGTTATCTTGGTAATTTTGAATATTTTTATGATGAATTTGGTGTGTTTCATTTTAGGGAAATTAAAAATTATCTTAATACTACACAAGCGACAACTTTAGTCAATGACATGAAGAAGCATGATTATCTTGTAGAAACAACTACAGGTAAAAGTGTATATGCTTTTAATGACAAAGATAATATTATTAGTATTAGTAAAACGCCGCAGTTCAATAATATCAAAAATGACTTTATTATTCAAGGTAAGCGCCAAGGTACAAATAGCCAGCAACAGGTAGACGTTCGTTATCATCTTTGTATTGACCGCAAGCCGACACCCGTTACAATAGATGAACAAGGTAATAGTTACTATAATACTTATTACAACGTTTTATTATATACAGAAGAGTCTACTCAAGAACTAAAAGCCGCGTTTCCGATTGTATATACAAGCGTAAAAGATTTTCCTACTATTGGTGATTTCAATACTATTTATTTTGATGCTACTAATAAAACTGCTTATTATTGGAAAGATGATACTTATAAAGCATTAAAGTGTACAGCATATTATCCTCCAATAGATGCTTCAACTTCTGCCGTTGTTGTAGATGATAAAGGAGACATCAGTTCTGCGGCAATACCGATTATCATTGATGGTTATACTGTAAAAGACTGGCGTACCGAGCTTTATCTTGAAGGCCTATTGGCTAAGAAAAATGGAATTGATTCTGGCAATTATTATGCTAAAATTGATGGTATTTCTGGTTGGCAGGGAGATGTTCTACAATATGCACATAATTGTAAGATAGATACAGATTATTATTTTGAAGAATTAGATGCGTTTTGGCCGCAAATTTATGACCTTGCAGGTCAGAAGTTCATAGGTGAGAAAGAAAATGCTGAATTGCTTACTTCTGCGTTGACTGATGGTAATTATTTTTTAGATTTTATTGATTCTTCAACATCTGACTTAGGAAGATTCTCTGTCTCTGCCATTGGTCGCAGAACAGATGCCGTATCATCTGATGCCGTAAACTGTTTGTTTGCTCCTGAGATTCCTAATATTGTATTCATCAATGCCGATGAAGATGATAAGGGAAGGACAAAGCAACAAGAATGTGAAGACAATGGTATGCCATATACCCAGGTACGCGGTGAGGTTTTTTATAGTCTTGCTACTGGCGGCTACAAGAATAGTGCTTTTGACCAAGTAAAGTATGAGCTATATCTTCATACGACTTATCAAAATTCAGTGTCGATTACTGCGCTGCCAGTATTCTACCTAGAGCCTAATTCTAGAGTTGAATTAAATGATACTTCTACAAATACATATGGTGACTATAATTTAAATACACTTTCTATTCCTCTTGGGTCCGGCAATGCAATGACCGTTTCGTGTAATCAGTCAATAGAAAGATTCTAAAAATAGGGCAAAACCGTATAATTGGTTTGCCCTATTTTTTATTTTATATTAGGTATATTTTGGAAATAAAAGGAGGGAAATTGGCAACCACAAATATCGGTCAATATAGGTATGCTGGAGAAGGCCTTACTGAACTATCTTTCAAAAAATCTTATGTTGACTCTAATGCTGATATTACTGGATTAGATGAACAAAATACAGGTTTCAAAGACGTTGCTATCATTCCCGACAAGCAATTTGTTAAAGGTCAAGATTATTATTTAAAAGTTCAAATTCCGCAAGACATGAATTATGCTATGGAATTTACTATTAAATTAACAAAAAATTCAGATACAGACCAAGGCTCGTATCAGTATATTAAGACCGTTAACGTTAACGCAGGTGGAGACGGGAGTAACGTTTATAACGTTGCATTATATGAGAAAAGTAATGGTAGCATTAATGCTATGATACCGCTTAAATATGAATATGGTAAAACTACTATTAAAGATGCTTTATATTATCGAGAACAGAATAAAAAATATTATCTGGGCACAGGTGGCAATACGTATACACAGACAGATAAACGCAATATTGTAGCTATGGCAGCATCTTGGAAAACAAATGTTGGTGAACGTTATGGTCTGTTTGAAATGATTTTCAGGCCAATAGAAGATGGATTCATTTCTGTTGTGCTATCAATGACAAGACAAGCAGAAGACTACAATATTCAACATACGACAGCAAATGGTACGACTTATGGTCGCATTGTAGATTTAGATAAAATTAAATGTGAGCTATGTCAATTAAGTAATCTAGTGGAAAGTATGAACAATAATGCTACGCTTGATAGAATTGGTATTTGGGGCCATTCTGGTTTGATGATGGCTATTAATGGTGAAGAGATTAGGATTGGTCCGAGCGGATTCTATGAACTATCAGAAGTGCCTGTTTCTTCTATTGGCGTTGTGGCTCGTGATTATACTGATTCATTTACTATTGACTATGAATTTACACAAAAAGACGTAGAAGAGGACGGTGAATAGACCAATGGATTCACTTTATGGTGGACATGAAGGAACTAGCTTTGTAATTAAGGCTTCTTTCACTTCTGTAAATGAAATGCGACAGATGTTTTCGCGTGGTAGTAATTTCACAGAAGTCTGGTATGGAGAATACTGTCTGATTTCTACAAAGAATAAAAATCATCCAGATAACGGAAAGGTTTTTAGACGCGGACTAGATTACCAGAATACACAGACTGCTGGCAGTATTTACGTAGGACAAATCGTTGGCCCGTCTAGCGGCACGCCTTTCTTTCAAGTAGATACTATTGACAATGTAACGCATATGTCAACAAAGGCACTTGAAGAAAATACTTATCGTAGGTATCCAGTTGGTCAAAATGCCGATGGTACTGTTATCACTAACTGGAAACAAGATGATAATGGCAACTGGCATGATGGTGGCGGTACGCTTAAAAAAGATTTCAAATTCAATATCAAAAATCGCACGTTAGTTCCGGGCAAAAGTGGCAATTCATTTAATGATGATATTGAATATACATGGGTCAATATTCGTAAGGATGATGAAGATGCGGACTCTTGGTTCTATGTGGGAATGAAGTTTCCTTATACTGTAATTGATTATAAAGCTCATGCAGTTTCCCAGTATGATATAGCTGGTAATATTAAGCAAGAAAATGCTATGGCTTCTATTACACGTATTGACGATAAGACCCACCCATTCTGGGAATACTGGGATATGGGTATTCCAAAAGGCTTAAAGGGTGATACGCTTCGTAATCTTAAAGTTATTGAAATGACGGAAGCATTACGTAATAAAGTATATTCAACTGAGCATATTACAGTCAATCCTACTACTGGTCTTGCTACTGTTGGTCAATCTGGTTATCCTAATATGGAAGATGATATTGCCAAACATCGTCAGATTGTAGTATATGAATTATATATCTATGATAAGCGAATCAATCCGGACCCAATTTTAATTTATCTCGGTGATTTTAATATTATTAAGAATATTACGCTTGACGATAAAGGCACTTTAACTGTATCTTATACACACAATAATGATACTGTCTTTTATAAGAAAATTAAATGGGTGACAGGCGTTGCCCTTTCTACTGGTAACGGTGCCGCAGGCGGACATTTTAAGATGGACTTTAACAATGACTCTCCTGCATATGAAACAAACCTTACATGGGTAAAGGGTCTTGAAATTCAAAATAATGGTGATGTTATTGGAACATTTGCTGGTACAGATGGTGGTAAATTATCAAATGATGGTAGGAACAAAATTGGTCACATCCGTTGGATTAGTGCAGTTACGTTAGATGAAAATACTGGTCATTTTGTATGTTCTTTTAATGACGATACCGCTTCTGTGGATAAACGCCTTACTTGGGTTAAAGATATTACAATTAATCAAACAAATGGTCAGATTACAATCAATACGACTACTGGTGATAAAATTAGCCCAGCTAAATTGAAACTTTTGACAGCTGCGCGCGTTAACGATATTGGTGAAACGACTCTTATCTTTAATACTGGCGAAACAATTAATTTGAAGACTGAAAATGGCGGTGAGAATTATAAAATCACTACCGTTAAATCTATTTATATGGGTACCGGAATTAGTGATGATAAGAGCATTTATGTTAAATACAATAGTAATCCAAACCCTGTAAAAGTCAGTGACCCGATTAACTCAATTGAACGTCTTGTGGTTCGTCCATCTGATTGGCATCTATTTGTTCTTTACAGCGACCCATCACACCGTGTTAAAAATGCGACTGATGGTTGGATTTCAAATAATGATGCGATGAAGTACGACACATCTATTCCTAATTATGGCTCAAATGTCTATTGGAAAGACCTTGGCACTATTAAAGACCAAGCTGGTATCTTAATTGGCTTTAACGTCACAAAGACTCAGCTACATGCAGCAGGCTTTACAGATGCTAATATTATTGAATATCTAAATCGTGAATTTCCCTTTGGCCTTACTGGTGCGCAAAACCAGCCTGGTGGTCAATCTAATTTAGGCAAAATTATTACGTATCAGCCATATAATGAAGCCAAGAGCGATAAAGAATTTTATGCATTTGACTATAATTTAAGTACGTGGTATTATCTTGGCAAGATTGCGGACACAGATATGCGCGATGTTAAGCTAATGGATGAAAGTGCAGCAACTTATGAAAGCCTGAAAACTTTAACTTCTGATGGCCTTGCTTTCTTACAGAATTCTGTTACTGTTTCAGATAGTTCGATTCCTTCCTATTGGTCTAGTACCTATAAGTTTGGAGCATAGACATGAAACTTGAACAGATTAAAGGCCCATTTTCAATTAAATCTAGTCATACGTTTAAGGCTGGCGCGGGTAATTCTTATGTACATATCGGTATTCAGATTCCAAAGCGTCAACCGATTGCTTATTCTGAATACCGTGCATTAAACGAAGGCAAAGAAGATATTATCCTTTTCCCGCAAATTCCTGATTATGACGTTACAATCACTACAAATGAGAGTGAATTTTCATATAAGGTAAATGAAACAGGTATACTTGAGCTTGATGGTAATTTCGGTTCAAAGCTAAAATTTACTTTTGAGAAGAGTATGCCGCCAGAAACAATTATAGACGTTATCTATAAAGACGAAGAAGAATAAGGAGGTAGTAAATGGCTAAAGGTAATCCAAATGATTCTACGATGAAAAATAATTTTGTTGCTAAGGTGTATGACCCTACACTTAAAACATATAGGCCGATTTACGTTGCGCCAGATGCTACCGATAATAAGCGTGGTGAAGTCTGGCTTTCAGACGCAACAAATGCAACAGATAATGCGGCCACAGGCGTTGTCGCCGCTACACCAAAAGCAGTTAAAGCTGTCAATGACAATGCGAACAATAAGCTAGACAAGACAACTACTAACGCGCAATCAGTTAAGTCTCCTACTACATTCGCAGGCAGGATTACTGGCAATGGCGGATTTACGGGAAATCTTACTGGTAACGTCACTGGTAACGCCGACACTGCTACAAAACTAAAGACCGCACGTTCAATCAGTGTTAAGGGCGGCAACAATGGTGGTACAGGTAGTGCTAATTTTGATGGTTCTGGTAATATTTCAATTACAATTCCATCAATTGATGCTGCGAGTGTCACTGGGGTGTTACCTCTAAGCACTATTCCGCAAGGTGCGTTGGAACGATTGGTTCATGTCGCTAATAAAACAGCACGCTTTCAGCTAACTAATCAGCGAGTGCAGACTGGCGATAGCGTCATTCAAGACGATACTGGCATTATGTATATTGTTGTTGATGATACCAAGCTAAATTCTGACGCAGGATACCAAGAGTATAAAGCTGGTACAGCACTTAATGCAAGTCATGCAACTAATGCCGACAATGCCACCAACGCAACTACTGCTGGTAAAGTCGGTCATAGTTTAAGTGTTGGAGTGACATATGGAACAACATCAGCTACTGGCAAACGGACATTTAGTTTTAATGGCTCTACTGATGTGTCATTTGATATAGATACAACTAAACCAGAAGTCATGACAGGTGCTACCGCTAATGCAGCTGGTCACTCTGGTCTTGTTCCTGCTCCTGCGGCTGGAAGTCAAAACAAATTTCTCCGTGGAGACGGTACATGGCAAGTCGCTGGTGAGGTCACTGGTGTTAAAGGCAATGCGGAAGGTAGCTACCGCACAGGCAATGTAAATCTTACTTGTGCTAATATTGGTGCTGCAACTGCTAGCCACAATCACGATACGAGTTATTTAAAGCTATCTGGCGGCACACTGACAGGTTCGCTAACCGGTCAGAATATTGTTCCTAGCGCTACCAATTCTTATTCTCTTGGTTCTTCTAACGCCAAGTGGAATTATGTTTATGCTAATAAAATTGTCGGTACTCTTACTGGCAATGTAGAAGGCAATGCGACTAGCGCAACAAATGCTCAATCTGCAAACAAATTTAATAATACTGTCGCATTGAGCGGAGATATTACAGCATCAGCTACAAGTTTCAATACGGCAAGTCCTATCACAATGGCTACTACTATTGGTAACGGTAAAGTGACTGCGGCTAAGATTGCCGATGGAGCTGTTTCATCAGGCAAAATTGCAAGCAAAGCTGTGACCAATGGCAAACTTGCGGATGATGTTGGCACTGTCTATGTTGGCATGAGCAAGCCAACAGAAGAACACGTTAAACTGTGGGTACAAATCTAATATAACTTTGGGCAAAATCCTGTTACGGGTTTTGCCCTTTTTTCATATAGATATAGAATATAATTCTGAGAAAGAAAAGGAGTTTTATGTGAATAAGTTTAATGAATTGACCTCTCTAGGGGGGGGGCTACTGCGGTAGCTTATCATCTATAAATCAATTTGATATTATGATTTTAGACGACCTCCTAAATAAGGAGGTTGAATAATGAGCAATTTTGTAAATCTTTTAGATATTATTTATCCTGTACATAGTATGCATATCACTACCAGTACTGTTTCGCCTGCAACGTCTATCGGTGGCACATGGACGCAAATTAAAGATGGCGCCTGTATTGCGGCATATAAGGATACTTCTGGCTATACTGGTAGTAAAACAATTAGTATTAGTCAAATGCCTAGGCATAATCATCCATTGGTCAATAATCTTGGTTGCGGATGGGATGGTACTAATGCAACTACTGATAGATTATATTATGGAAGATACCATTCAGGAAGAATCCTTAGAGAATTTGGCGATTCTGCGCTAACAGGAGAAGGAAAAGATTATATTCCTTATTCATATGCTTGTAAAGTGTGGGTAAGAACTGCTTAAAATCTAAAATCTAATATCAAATTATCTAAGAAAGGTAATTGAAGATGTTAGATACCATGAAAAATCATACTCTTCTGGTGGGGGCATTCCTCTTAGTTAATGCCCTCAATCTAGGAGGGTTATATGAGTAATTTTGTAAATCTTCTTGATATTATTTATCCAGTAGGAAGTATATATTTTAGTACATCTAGTGTTTCTCCTGCGAGTAGCGTAGGTGGCACATGGACGCAAATTAAAGATGCTGTTATTGCTGCAAGTGGCTCAACATATTCTTCAGCAGTTGCAAGTTATGGCGGCAGTAAGACTATTGCTACTAGTCAAATGCCCGAACATAAACATACTGGTACTACTAATAGTGGTGGCAACCACAATCACAATGTTGATGGACGAATTATCGCATGGTACGGTCCAGGTGGTGGCAACGTTCTTCAAGGTGCTGGTAATTATTTTGGTTCTGTTGGTTCTTTTGGTGGGCAAGGAACATCTACCAATGGGGCGCATACGCACTCCTTCACTACCGACAGTGCTGGCAAAGGCAATAATTATATTCCATATCACTATTCTGTTAATATATATAGAAGAACAGCCTAAGAAAATTTTATAATATTCTTTCTATTTAATTAGAAAAGATATAAATGAGTAATTTTGTAAACCTTATGGATATTGTATATCCAGTAGGCTTAATCTACCAAAGCATGAATGCAACATCTCCTGCTTTCCTACGGTTGGCGGCACATGGACTCAATTGAAAACTTTCCTGTATGGGTCTATAGCCGCCAAGCAAACAGCGGCGAAGCAACGCATAAGCTGAGTCTCAACGAGATGCCAGCTTACATTCATGGAAATGCAACATTGGTATATTACGCTCACCTTGTAAATGGTGGTGTTCAAAGGGGTCACAGATTGACTTGGGTTACTGATAACTCTTGTAGTCGAAATGAGACTTTTAATAAATCAACTGGTGTGGCAAAGCTCACAATAATTTACCAGTTTATCAAAACTGTTATGTGTGGCATAGAACTGTTTAACTTATTTTATTCGAGGGAAGCTTTATGTTTCCCTCATTTTTTTATGGGCAAATTCCTAAAATCAAATGTAAATTATTTTCATATTATATTAGATTATGTAGAGAAGAAGGGATATTGCCGAGAATGGATGCTTTGTCGCAACTGGTGTCGCAATACTCTTTCGGGGCTATCGTTATGTTAGTTGTGACTTTAGCTGTCGCTTTTAAATTCTTAAGTGAGCTGTTGGAATATTTTTATAATAAATTAAAAAAATTCTTCAATTATCAGACACTTAAAGATACACAGCACTCTGAGATTGTAGAAAGTATTGCTTCGTTACAAGCAGAAATTAAGAGTCTTAGCCAAGAAATTAGCAATCAATCGAATGATATTAAAGCACTCCAAGAGCACGAAAAACTTACTCTTGAAAGATTACAGGAGAACTCCCGCAGTTATATCATTGACAAGCATCACTATTTTTGCTATGAAATCAAGGCTATTGATGACCTTAATCTAGAATCTTTAGAGCGCAGATATTTATATTATAAAGCGGCAGGCGGCAACTCATTCATTGATGGCTTAATGGAAGAGATACGCGAACTACCGAGAATCAATCTTTCCAATCCACAATTTATTGTAAGCCAAAAGAACAATGAAAGGGGTGAATAAATGGGTCAGGAATTAAAAGCAGTTACAGTCAATTTGAAGTCTCTTGACCAAGACATTCAAGACCCTATTGTGGCTGGCGGCGCAGATGCAAATGGTCGTACTTTTAGAATTATTTTCGACCAAGAAGCTGCTGCACAATGTGTCGCAGATACAAAAGTTTATTTGAGTTGGCGGCATGTTCAACTAGATATAAAAGGATATAATGTTTTTACAAAAACACATGAAGACCCTATCGTATGGGAAATTAAATGGCCGCAAGCCATGTTACATGAAGGAGACGTGCTTTGTTGTGTCGAATTAGTTGATTCAGTATCAATTGCTTCTAGCACGAATTTTCTTGTACATGTATTGTCCGACCCAAATGACGGCTCTGCGTTTGTCGTTTCTGATGATTTTAGCGCTTTTCAAAATGCTGTAATCCATCTTGCTACTCTTGGGGACAAGATGGAAAAACAAATGGATGAACAACGTAAAGAATTTCAAAAATGGACAAAGGAAACAAAAGAAATTAAACAAATTGCAACAAGTGCATATGATAAGGCCGTTTCAGTAGAAAATAAACTAGACCAGATAGCTATCAGCGCAGAAGTTAAGATTCGGGAATTTTAGTTATATGGTTTATTTTATATATATAAAATTTTTATACTCAATAGAGAGGGGTTATAATAAATGGCTGACGCAGAAAATGCAAAAAAGATTAGTTTTTTTCACGGTTCTGAAACAAAACTAAATGACAGTATTACCGCTGGGACTATTGGTACAAATAGCGTCGTTATTTCTACAGAAGATAATATGATTTATGTAGATGATTCTAAAGTGCCGCATACGCTTGGCAATGCTAAGTCTAAAGAAGCTCACACTGTTCAACTAGGCGTTGGCGGAAGTGTTGGCGGTATCAAGACTGGCGATGTTATTGAAGCTGGTACTGATTTAGACACGTTAATCAAAAAGATTATTATGAAACGTGTACCCGCTACATATATTGCACCTAAGATTTCTCTTGCGGTTTCAAAAGGTGCTCAACCAGGTAATTATGAAGTTGGTACTACACTTACGGCAACAATGACAGCAAACTTTACAAAGCAAGATGCTGGCGCTCTTACCGCAATTAAAATTTCTGATGGAACTGTTGATGTACTTGAGGGTACCACTAGCCCTCTGATTCTATCTGACCATTCAATTACTGTTGGAGAAGGTACCACTTCTTTTAAAGCTATCGCTTCTTATGCTGAGGGTGCAATCAAGCAGGATAATCTTGGGGACGATTCCCCATCTGGTCATATTACTGCTGGCTCTATTACATCAAATGTACTTTCTTATGTTGGAAAACGGAACGCTTTTTATGGTACTGGCGTAGGCTCTGTCCCTGAATTAAATTCTGCAATTATACGTGGTCTTACTGGTAAGTCTCTTAATCCTACTGCTGGTACCAAACTTACCATTAAAGTCGCTCAAGGGCAACAGTATATTGTTTTCGCCTATCCTGCGGCTCTTCGTGATGTAAGCCAAGTTAAATATGAAGAAACAAATGATATTGGTATGGCTTCTAGCTTTACCAAGCAAACCGTGTCTGTCGAAGGTGCCAACGGAGCAACAGCTGCAAACTATAAAGTCTATAGCTACGCTATGGCTGCTCCTGCCGCGGCCCCAATGACATTTACAGTAACCATTTAGAAAGGAGTTATAAATTATGGCTATTGATAGCACAAAACTATTGGTTGCTGTAAAAGCCTATTCTCGTGGTAATGCTCTTCCACTTGATGCTTCGAGTGTCCATGAGACATTAGCAGCCGCACAGACCTATGCAGATTCAGCTATTGCTTATGGCGGTCAAGTCATTACCGCATTGGTTGATGGTAAGTATAAAGCATATATGCTTCAACCAAAAGCTGAGGGTACAGGTTTTAATCTTTCTCCTATTGGAATTGATGGTGAAATTGACCCAACCAAGGTAAAAGAGTATGTTAAGGTAGTAGAAGCTCTTCCAGAAGCAGACCAAGAGCAGGGCGTTATCTATATTAATATTACTGATAACAAAGGATATATCTATACTGGTTCTGGTTTCAAGGTAATTTTTGAACAAGTTGAGAATCTTAAAGCAACCATTGAAGCTATTCAAGTTAAATTAGATAGTTTGGCTGGTGAAGGTGAAGGTTCTGTAAAGAAAGCTCTTGCAGATGCAAAGGCATATACAGATACTACTGTCGCTGGCAAGGCTGATAAAGCAACTACTTTGGCTGGATACGGCATTGCTGATGCTTATACAAAAGAAGCAACTGATACTGCAATCGCTTCTGCTATTGCGAAAGCAGACCATTTAAAGCGTGCTATTGTCGATGCTCTCCCTGCTGTCGATGAAGCTGATGCTAATACTATCTATATGGTTCCAGTTGATGACCATTATGATGAATACATTCTCGTTGTAACTAATGAAGTCAAGAAATTTGAAAAAATCGGTGACAGCAAGGTAGACCTTTCTGATTACGCGACTAAAAATGAAGTTGCGACCGCCAAGCAAGCTGCAATTGATGCTGCCGCTGCGGATGCTCAGACCAAGGCAGATACCGCACAAACTGCCGCGATTGCAGAAGCGCAGAAAAAAGCCGATGCGGCTCAAGCTGCTGCCATTGCTGCTGCTGTTGAAAAAGATACTGCTACTCTGACAAGCGCAAAAGAATATGCCGACGGCCTTGCTGCTAATTATGAAAAAGCGGGTGCTGCCGCTAAGGCTCTTGAAGATGCAAAAGCATATACCGATACTCAAGATGCTACGACACTTGAACAAGCTAAAGCATATACCGATGGTCAAATTTCTCCCATTCAAGAGAATTTAAATACTAAAGTCGATGCTGCTCAAGTAAAGACTATTCTTTCTGAGAAAGTCGGTGACATTGCCGAAGGTACTACTATTAAGCAGTATATTGATACAAGCGTAGGTTCCGGTGGAACTGCTAGTGCAGAAGCAATTGCAGCAGCAAAGAAAGAAGCCATTGAAACTTCTAAAACTTACACGGATAACGCTTTAACAATTGTAGAATTTTAGGAGTTAAAATGGCTGTAGTTCGTGTATATACAACTGTGGCCGCAAAATTAAATAAATTACCAGTTAGCGATGGAAATTTAGTTTTTGTTTCCGATACCCGTCACCTCTATTTAGATTATAACGGTCTACGAATTAAATATAATTGTATCCAAGAATTTCCTACAGACAAAGATAGAATTGATAAATTAGCACCAGTTGAAGGCTATTATTATGTAGAAGAAACTGGCGTGATGTGGCGTTATAAAGACGGTTGGAAACAGCTTACTCCTTCTAATTTACAAACCATAACTTTTGGTACTTCCGTTGAAGATTTTCCAAAAGAAGGAAAAGAAACTATGATATATATTGCCGATAAAGCAATTTATAAATGGAATGCGGCCCTTCATACATATATGTGTGTTGCTAATAATACAGAATGGACAACTATTTAAAGGAGACATGAATGAGTCAAGTTAAATTTGTAGCTGCTACTCTTGCCGGCTATCAAGGTCTTACAGATAAAGATGCTAATACTCTTTATTTTGTAGAAGAAGAACAGCGTATTTACAAAGGTGATACCCCATACTCTGGTGGCATTTATGAGAAAGTAAATGCACTTCCAGAACAAGGTAAAATTAATACTCTATATATTGTAGGTGACAAAGGAGATAATGTTGCCTATTGGGATGGTACTAAGTACATCACAGTTGTTAAGCCAACAACTGTTTCCGAAGACCTTTCTGCCCTTACCAAGCGCGTTACTACAGCAGAAGGTAATATTTCTGCCGCAAATGAAAAATTAACAGTTATTCAAGGTGAAGGCGAAGGCTCTATCAAGAAAGCTGCTGCTGATGCTAAGCAGGCTGCTATTGACGCTGCTGCCACAGACGCTACTTCTAAAGCCGACAAAGCTCTAGAAGACGCTAAAGCTGATTCTGCTACCAAGAAAACAGAAGCCATCGAAGCTGCGGCTGCTGAAACTACTAAGCAAGTTGGTGCTGCTAAAACCGAGCTACAGGCCAATATCGACAAGAAAGCTGACAAAGCTACTACTCTTGCTGGTTACGGTATCGCCGATGCCTATACAAAAGATGAAGCCAATACCGCTATTGCTGCTGCCGTAGCTAATGCGCACCACCTCAAGCGTGAAATCGTTAGTGTTCTTCCCGAGGTTTCCGAAGCCAACGAAGATACTATCTATATGGTTCCCGATGCTGGTAGCACCGATGCCGCAGGCTCCAACAAGTCTGTTTATACTGAATACATGCTTGTCAATGGTGCCTTTGAGCGTATTGGTACTTCTGACGTAGACCTTAGCAACTACTTCACCAAAGACCAAGTAACTGGTGCTATTACTACCGCTAAGGGTGAAGCTGCTACTGACGCTCAGACCAAGGCAGATGCCGCTAAGGATGCTGCCATTGCTGCGGCTGCTACCGATGCCACCACAAAGGCTGACGCTGCTCAAGCTGCTGCTATTACCGAAGCTGGTAAAAAAGCTGATAAGGCTCTTGAAGATGCCAAGACCTATTCCGATGGTCTAGCCAAGAATTATGCTACTGCCGCCCAAGGCGCTAAAGCTGATTCTGCTCTACAGGCTGCTGATGTTGTCGAGGGTACTGTCAACGGTGCTATTTCCGTTAAAGGCACTTCCGTTAAGGTTCACGGTCTAGGTACCGCCGCATATGCTGCCACTGATGATTTTGCTACCGCTGCTCAGGGCGCCAAGGCTGACTCTGCTGTTCAAGCCGCAGATGTTGTTTCTGGTACCGCTAATGGTACAATCTCTGTTAAGGGTTCAGACGTTGCTGTTAAGGGTCTAGGCTCTGCTGCTTATCAAAATAGCGGTGCCTTTGATGTTTCTGGTGCTGCTGCTGGTGCTCTTACTGAAGCTAAGGCCTATGCTGATACAAAGAAGACTGAATCCGTTGACGCTGCCGCTAAGGATGCTACTACCAAAGCTAATAATGCTCTGACTGCTGCTAAAAAATATGCTGATGGTTTAATTGAGTGGGGTACGCTCTAATTTAAATTAGATTAAGGAGATTGTATGTCTGCTGATATTAGATTTTACACAGGCGTGCAATCAGAGTATGATGCATTGGGGTCTACCAAAATAGATCCCAACGGCATCTATTTTCTTTCAGATACCACGAGTATCATGAAAAATAATATCAAATACAGCTGTGGCGATATTAAAATTGCCACTGGCTCTGCCGCTGGTATTATCAAACCAAGCGGAGATTTTGATATTACCTCTGACGGCACACTTTCAATTTATAAAGCGATGTCCGTTAATAGTTTTTCTAACAATAGCGGCACACTTGAAATAGGTTCTCGTCTTCCATCTTCCAACTTCTCTTGGAATTTGAACAAGCAACCTTCTAAACTGACAATTACAGCAGGTAGCCAATCATTTGAAATCAATAAGACACAATCTGGAACTGCGGCAATTACATTTGCGGCACCTCTTACCGCAACGACCGCATTTACTTTGACTGCTACTGACGCTCGCAAAGCCACATCTACTAAGCAGACTATAATTTACTTTTTAAATGGTAAATACTATGGTGTGAGCAATATAACAGACACTTCTAAGATAGACGCGGCATTTGTCAAAGGGCTTACTAGAAATCTAGTATCTGGCCGCACGGGTTCATGGAGCGTCACAGCCAATGCTGGGCAATATATTTACTTTGCTATCCCTGCTTCTTTTGGAACTCCCGCATTTTATGTTGGAGGTTTCGAGGGCGGTTTTAACAAAGTAAAGACTTTTGATTTCACAAATGCAAGTGGCTATACCGCTTCTTATAATATCTATAGGTCAACTAATGCAGGATTAGGTGCAACTACGGTGGAGGTGAAATAATGCCTGTTCAACTTATTGATAAAATCAAACAAAAGAATAACGGCACTTTCAAACTCGTAGATGCTTCTGATATTAACTGGGATGTTAACATTCCGAGTGATAAAGTTCCAGCAGAATACGTTAAAAAAGATGCTATGAACACGGCTATTGCAAATGCAGTAGCAGGTGCTCCGCATCTTAAACGTGTTGTTTTGGCAAAAGGGTCAACTCTTCCTTCTACTGGCGAAGAAAATACAATTTATATGTTGCCAGATTTAACCGAATCTAATAATGAATATACTGAATACTTTTGGGTTAATGGTAAGTTTGAAAAGCTCGGCGGGTCTAAGACCGATTTATCGAACTATCCAACCAAGAGCGAGATGAATTCAGCAATCAAGACCGCATCTGGTGCATCTTCGACAGACGCGCAAGCCAAGGCAGATAAAGCACTTAAAGATGCAAAGGCATATACCGACCAAGAGAAAGCGAAATATCTTCCCCTCACTGGTGGCACTTTATCTGGTAAAATCAAATATGCGGCTGGTCAGGTTATTAGTGATAATAATGACATTGCTACTAAGGCGTATGTCGATACCGTTGCAAGCGGCATTTTGCCATCTGATGTTTTAACAGTTCCTTCTATTACTACTGGCACTATAAATGGTACAATCAAAGTTAAAGATAAATCTGTGGCAGTATATGGTTTAAAATCTGCCGCATATCATGATGCATCTGATTTTGCCACGCCAGATGATTTAACTTGGTCTTCTATTGAATAATATATCAGAAAGGATGTGAGCAAGATAGCAAGAGTAAAATTTATCAGAGATAAAGAACCTAATATCAAAGCACTTACTGCCGAAAATAAAGTATTGGACGGTGCATTATATGTTGCCACCGATACTGGCACTTTGTGGATGGGTATTTCTTCATCCTCTCTGATTCAGATTAAAGACAATATCAATACAAATACAACTTATAACTTAACCAAGAGCGGTAGTACAATCACTCTCAGGGGTAGCGATGGCAGTACATTTAATGTTACAGATTCAAATACTGTATACGGCAATGCTACTGCTAGTGCCGCAGGTCTTATGTCTGCCGCAGATAAGGCTAAACTTGACGGTGTTGCCGCAGGTTCAAATCGTGTTACAATTGATGCAGAACTTTCTACTACTTCAACGAATCCTGTACAGAATAAGGTAATTAAATCTGCGCTTGATGGCAAGTCAAATACTGGTCACACTCATGATGACAGGTATTATACTGAGAGCGAAATCAATACAAAGCTGAATGCAAAGGCTAATTCAAGCCACACGCATACGAAGATTCAGATTACAGATTTTCCCACGAGTATGCCAGCTAGCGATGTATACGCTTGGGCTAAAGCAGCTTCAAAGCCCAGTTATTCAATTGGCGAAATTAGTGGCAACCTTCCTGTTGCTCGTCTTAGCGGTGTAATTGATTCGGCAAATCTTCCTAGCTACGTAGACGATGTTCTGGAATTTGATTCATTTGCTAAATTCCCTACTAAAGGTGAAAGCGGTAAGATTTATACTGCTCTAGATACGAATAAAATCTATCGTTGGGGTGGTACAACATATGTAGTCATTTCAGATACAATCACTCTCGGTACAACTCATGGTACTGCTGGTTATGGTGATGAATCTCGTGCCGCATATAATCACTCTACTACTACTGGCAATCCGCACAAGACCACAAAGACCGATTTAGGTCTTGGCAATGTTGAAAACAAGTCTTCTGCAACAATTCGTGGTGAACTTACTAAAGCTAATGTTACTACTGCTTTAGGCTATACGCCGCCAACGATTGATACTAATACACACTATACTACTCGCATCGTAGCTGGCGCCGCAAGTGGTATCGCAAATGCTGCTACTACGAATAGCAATACTCATATCAATGTTACAGATGATAATACATTCCGTAGCGGAGTTACCATTAAGGGTACTGGTGCGACAACAGTAACATCTGACGCAAGCGGCAATGTCACAGTTAACTCTACTGACACAAATACTTGGCGTGGCATTCAGAATAACCTTACTTCTACATATACAGACCAATCGTTATCTGCGGCACAAGGTAAAATTTTAAACGAGAAGTTTGGTTCGTATGTTCCCACTAGCCGCACAGTTAACGGTAAGGCACTGAGCGCAAATATCACGCTTTCTGCTGGGGACGTAGGCGCAGCTGCCGCAAGCCACTCTCACTCTTATCTACCGCTTGCTGGCGGCACTATGACTGGTAAAATCAATCGTGGTGCTGGTGGCATTTGGATTCAAGCTCGTAATAACGTTATCGCTTTCGGTACTACTGCTAATTCGCACTTATATAATCCAGTTGTAGGTCAAAAGACTTCTAAGGGTGCTTGGACTGTTGGTAACTTAGAAGGTGATGAACGTCTAGTGTTCTCTTATGACACCGATACGAATTTTAATGCAGGTACAAATTCTAGTAATAAAACTTATCTACCTGTTGGTGGCGACTCACAGGAAATTATCACTTCTGCTACCATTGGTTCACAGTCTGTAAGCCATGCTAATTCAGCTGGCTCTGTCGCGTGGAACAATGTTTCTGGTAGACCTTCCTCTATGCCAGCTAGCGATGTACACGTTTGGGCCAAGGCTTCAAGTAAACCTTCTTACTCTTGGAGTGAAATCAGCGGTAAACCTACGATTCCTTCTGTTGGCAACGGTACTGTTACTATTACACAGAATGGTGCGACAAAGGGTACATTCACTCTTAATCAGGCTGGCAATACGACCATCGCACTTACGGATAATAACACTGTATACAGCCTGCCAACTGCTACTTCAAGTGTTCTAGGTGGCGTTAAGGTCGGTTCTAACATCACCAATAGTAGTGGCACTATTTCTCTTACTAAGGCAAATGTGACTGCGGCTCTTGGTTATACACCTCCTACTTCTGATATTAATACTTGGCGCCCAGAAGAGGTAATCATTTCTTCAACTCAGCCTAGCGCTAGCACTTGTAAGTTATGGATAAAAATTTAAAATTATTGGGCAAAGTATTATAATTTTTACCATCTAATTTTTAGATACAATAGAGAGAAAAATCTTAACGACACTACGAAGATATGGTAATGAAGTTAAATCAGATTCCATATAATAAAACAGATTAACTCTTACCATATCTTCTTTTATATATATGTATCACTGCATATCACTAAGGAGAAACACCATGAACGAATATCCTTATTTCAATCCATATGCGCCATATATGCCTATGCAAAATGGCGCGTACACATCCGCAAACCAAATTCAAGGCGTTAGATTTGTGTCTAATCGTCAAGAGGCGGAGAATTGTGCCGTTCCTCGTGGAACGAAAGCGCTGCTTATGGATTCAAATAAGGATATTTTTTATTTGAAAGAAACTGATATGAATGGTATATCTACTATTTCAGAATACTCCTTCAAAAAAGTTGAGCCGCAAACTGCGGATAACTATATAACAAAAGATGAATTCAACAAATGGAAGGAGCAGTATGAATCAATTATTTCAAACATTGCAGCAAACACAAATGCCGCAAAACAACCCAATGACCGAGTTGTTGGACTTCATTAAAAGTAATAACATCACACCTCAACAAGCCCAAGAGAAGGTTCAATCTCTTATCTCTTCTGGGCAAATGTCTCAACAGCAATTTGAGACGCTAAAACAACAGGCTATGAATATAGCCAAATTCTTCAATTAGTTTATCCACTTGTGCGCACAGGATAAAATATTTCTATATACCACGATAGAAAGAAGATTATTATGGAAAATATGTCTCTATCCGATATTGCGGCAGTCACTAAAGACAACGACAATTGGGGCGGTGCTGGTGGCTGGATTTGGATTATTGTTCTTTTCCTATTTATGTATGGTAATGGCTGGAATCGCAACACCACGGCAGAACAGCCTGTTACCGAAGCAGGTCTTTGCAACGCTATGAATTTCAATAATCTTGAAAATAGCGTTGGCCGCATGTCTGACCTAATGCAGACACAGTTTATGCAGACTTCACAAGGTCTAGCATCTGTTGGTTATGAGAATCTACGCAACTTCGCATCTACTCAGGATGCCATTAAAGATGGTAACTATGCGCTTTCTAGCCAGCTAGCGAATTGTTGCTGCGAGAATAAGCAGGCCACAGCAGACCTTAAATACAGCGCTGCAATGAACGCTGCTTCTATTAACGAGAACACCACCGCACAGACCCAAAAGATTCTAGATGCACTTGCACAGAATAAGATTGAGTCTCTACAGGCTCAGGTTTCCGAGCTTAAAACCCAGAACATGTTCTGCGGCGTACCTCGTATTTCCCCTTATGGCTATGGCGTAGTGCCTAACTTCGCTACTCCCTGTGGCTGTGGCTGCAATGGAGCTACTTTTTAATCCTATCTATCTTTAGGAGTTTATTATGGGCATCAAAACAGTAGGCAGATTCACTTATGACAGCGCTACTGCTGTTACGCTAGCTGCTGGCGACACCATTCCAGTGCCTAACTCGACAGTATCTAATAAGTGTGTCTCGTGCGATGGTAAGAACATCACTATTAACAATAGCGGTCTGTATCAGATTGTGGCGAATTTCACCTTTGCCGCAACAGCAGAAGGACCAATAGAAACACAAATGTATCGCAACGGCAACGCTCTTCCAGCGGCACATGCTATCGACACAGGCGCCGCAGCAAGTAACCTTGTGTCTCAAGCGTTTTCCGCACTTGTCACGGTTCCTTGCAATGCTCCGCAAGCAACAATTAACGTTAAGGCGTTAAGTGCTACGAGTGTCCGTATTGCCAACATTATTGTGGTAAAGATTGCGTAATGGAAATTTTTAAAACGCTACTTGACCAAGTCGATGATGAAATATGCGGTGCAAAGGAGTATGCGGAGCTAGCGCTGTCATTGAAAGACGATTCACCGCAACTGTCTAGTATGTATAATGATTTGTCTAAGCAAGAGTATTCTCACATACAGATATTACATTCACATTTACTCAAGGTTTATGAATCTCTTGGAGAACAAACTGATATAGTGCAGAATCTATTTGATTGGCAAAACAAAAAACTAATTGACGGTGCGGCACATGTCAAGACATTAATTGATATGTACAAGTAGCTTAAATTTTTGGGCAGAATTATGTAAATAGTTCTGCCCATTTTTTATGTATAATTAGTAAAATACGATTTAAAAGGAAAGGAGGAATTGAATGGGCTATTCTTATTATAGTGCTTCTGCTAGCGCTAATCAAAATACCGTAACGGTAGTAGTAACTATGAATAACAATGGCATAACTTGGGACGCTGGCGGCGTCACTTTTTGGGCAGAAGTACAAGGATGTTCTAGACAGTCTATTTCAGGAGTTGCCATTCCATATGGTCAAAGTATATCAAGAACTTTTAGTTTTTCTGTTGGCAATAGTACGTCTGCAAGGACACTTTGGTTTAAGGGCGGCGGTGGCGCTATTGGTTCTTTTGGAGCTACAGAAGGTTCTGGAAATGTATATGTTCCTGCAACACCTCCATCTGTCACAACCCCTCCTATAGTAACTAATCAAAAAGCTATATTATCTGGTTCAACAGTTACTATCTCTTGGACAAATAATGGTTCTGGTACAAGCAATCCAACAGGTAATTACGTAGACGTGAAAATTGATAATGATGACTGGAAAAATATTTTAAATACAAAAGCTACCAGCACGACATATACTGTCTCTGCTAATCATAGGTACCAATTTAGAATTAATTCATATAACTCTGCTGGGCAGTCAGCGCATCAAGCTACAAACACTATTTATACTGAGCCACCTGCACCCTCTATTGTTAATGCAAACGCTACAATTCTGCCAACAGCCGGTAATGTTAGTTTTACAATTGATAACAATAATACAAATTATCCTTCAAAAAAGAACGAATGGCAATATTCTACAGATAAAGGTTCATCTTGGTCTACTGTACAGGCAAATGAAGGAACCGTTGTTAATCATAGCTCTTCTAATTCATCTCTTAATTCTTTTATTATGGGATTAAAACATAATAGTAATGCTCGTGTAAGGACAAGGACTTATAATGCAGATAATTCAAGAGCTTCTACTTGGTCATCAGCTGCTGCAATTTCTACGTATGCGCAACCAATAGCCTATGTAAACATTCCTGCCGGGGCTAAAATTAAAGCCATTTATATCAATAAAGGTTAATTTTTTAAGAAATAAAAGGAGTATAAATGAAGATTTTAAACGAAGAAGACGTTGAGATTAAAGAATCTGACGTTGATACAACGAAAGGCTATTTAAAGCCTGATAAGAAATTTGTCATGCATCACGATGCGCAACTTGAAATTCCAGAGAAAAAACATTATGAAGTTGAACGTTTTATATTCGATGATGGCTCGCAAATGCTTATTGAAACTAACGAAGACCCGCACGTAAAGGTTATTGATGACCAAGCTGGCGTTTTTGAATACGTAGACAAAGGCGAAGGTAATGTTTATCACGGTGCAGAAATTAAATCTGTAATCGATCAAGAGCATGTAGAGCATAAAGATGCATATGATGAATATGAAGATATTCAGCGTTATATTCTATATACCGAAGCCGAGCTTAAAGAACGTAAAGAAATGGAAGAAAAGCAGGCAAAGCAGGCTGCGTTTATGGAAAAGGGTCCAGACCAGCTTGATGCTAATACTACTTCTATTGGTGATTTAACTATTATGCTATCCGAAATCGTTGCAGGAAGTGATGAATAATGGCAGTATCAACTATGGCCTTTAAAATTGTCAAAAGCGCAGTCCGTATCCGTCTTGAACGCGGCGAAGAACTGGAAGACATTCTTGCCAGCTATCCTAAACTGTCTGCGGAACAGACTACTGAACTTCGTGAATTCTATACTCCAAAAGAAAGTGAGTAACTATGGATTTTATATTAGGTGCAATTGCTTGTGCATTGCTAATTACCATTATCGGCACTGTTAAGAAGTTTGTCGTTAATCGTTTTATCCAGATGGAATCTGATATTGACGACCTAAACGAACTTGTTTCTGAAATTGTATCAGGAAGTGATGAATAATGGCACGTCCAACTAAAGGTGTTTCTGCGCTCGCTTTTAAAATCGTCAAGAAGGCCGTTAAGATTCGTTTAGACCGTGGTGAAACTCTTGATGATATTTTACACAGTTATCCTAAGCTATCTCAGGCTCAAGCTGATGAAATTCTTGAGGAATTCAAGAATTATAAATCTGAATAGGAGATTTAACAATGTTTGATTTATCAACTATCTCTACCTATCTCGTTCCTAGTGTAGTTATTCTATGTCTTTTGGTCGGCTACATTATTAAGAACTTGATTCCAAATGATTCTATTAACCGTTTTATTCCTCTTATCGTAGGTGTGCTTGGCGTTGCCGCCACAATCTTTACTGCGGTCACAACAGGTGTTCCAATTACTGTTGATGTTGTAGTTGCAGGATTAAGTAGTGGTTTGGCAAGTACAGGTCTTTTTGAAGCCTATAAAAATCTTCTCAACGGTTCCGATAAAGAATCTAAATAATGTTACACAAGGGAGCCTAACGGCTCCCTTTTTTATTTCCAACAGAAAGGAAAATTATGGATTGGAAAAACATTCAAGCTGATGTAACCAAGATTCTGCCTTGCGACTATACCGCAGGTCGTGAAGGTGCTAATATTACTGGTATTACCATTCACCATATGGCTGGTAATCTTTCTATCGACCAATGCTATAATCTGTGGAGCCGTTCACAGACTTCTGCTCACTATGCGGTTCAGTCTGATGGCAAAATCGGCCAGATGGTCAATGATTGGGATACTGCTTGGGCTTGCGGCAATTGGTATGCTAATACGCATACTATCTCTATTGAGCACGCTAACAACAACAGCAATCCTTGGACCGTCTTCCCTGCTGCTCTAGAGTCTGGTGCGCATCTTGTAGCTGCTCTTTGTCTCTATTATAATCTTGGCCGTCCTCAGTGGCTAGTCAATGTCTTCCCGCATCGCTACTGGTCTGCTACGGCGTGCCCGGGTGAACTATATGGTTCTCAGAAAGACGAGTATATTAACCGTGCGCAGCAATGGTATGATGCAATGAAGAATGGTTCACAAGCTGCTCCTGCTCCTTCTACAAACAAGCCTACTCCTGCGCCTGCTCCTACTAATAAGCCTGCTCCCGGCAAGGCTATCGTTAATGTCCATTATGCTTTACGCAATCTTAACGGTGGTTGGAATGGTACAATTACTAACTTCAATAATTCTGATTCCAACGGTTTTGCTGGCGTTCCTTGCGGCAAGCATGATTATCTATGTGCTTGGGTTGACCACGGTACTCTCAAGTATCAGGTTCACACTCAACAGGACGGCTGGCTAGATTACGTATCACAAGGTAATCAGAATGACCTTGTTAATGGCTGTGCTGGTATCGGTGGTCACGCAATTGATGGTGTCCGCATGTATTATATCACACCAAATGGTGAAGAATATAAGCAAGCATATTATCGTTCTCAAACTGTTGACCGTGAAGGTTGGCTAAATTCTGTATGCGATGACGGTTCTACATATGGCGGCGATGATTTCGCTGGTATGTATGGTGAAGCTCTTGACCGCCTACAAGTCTGCATTTCTGATGCTAATCCATTTTAATTAAATAAAATAAGGGGTATTCTCTTAATTGAGAATACCCCTCTTTTTTTATAGCTTTAAAAAGCCGATTCAGTTTTATTGATTTCGATATTTGCCGCACATCCAATACAAATAGCATCTGCGGTATCGCTATCCACTTCTTTTTCATAGTGCTCTTGGATAAAGTCAATGGCAGTTTGTTTTTGCTCTGCTCTCTTCCTGCCCCATGACATACCATATTTATCTTTCAGCACCTTGCGCCAATGTGATGGAGATAAACAGTATAGATTCTTTTCATGCTTATCACACCAAAATAAAATCATAGCCTGAACATATGCTAATTTCTTATATGTTTCAACGTTGCCCATTTGCAATTGAATATCTTCATATACAATTGCATCAAAATGATAGGCAGTATATAAATCATCTAATTGATAGAGAAATTCAGTAAGACGCTTTCCCAGCTCTTGGTTAGAATGAATAGTAAAAACTCCGCAATTTAAGATTTCATTATTATCAAAAACTGCAATGCCTGTTGTATTCAGGCTTTGGTCTAATGCTAAGAGACGCATTAAACATCAATCCCAGCGAAGTCGAGTTTATTTGCATATAGCTTGGCAAATAACACAGTATTCGTAACTGCGCCTACACCATTTGGGACTGGTGTGATATAATCAGCCAAATAATTCACACTATCATAATCTACATCGCCGCAAATATGTCCTTGTTCATCATAGTTAATGCCAACATCAATGATGTTTAAACGAAATGCGTCAAGATTGGAAGTATTGAAATACTTTGGTTGTCCAATAGCAGAAATAAATACATCTTTATTGCTAAAATTATTCATTCCTTCTGTTGAAATAAATTTACTTTTACTGTGATAAAGTGTTACAGTGCAATCTTGCTGCAATAATAATTCTGCGAGAGGTCGCCCGACTCGCATAGACCTGCCAACAACGGCGACATTAAGGCCTGCGAGGTTATTATCATAAAGCGTTTGAATAATCTTTAGACATGCCGCAGCAGTACAGGGAGCCTTACGATATGCAATAGGGTCTTTGCTGCCATATAGGTGCGCCGCAGACTTATTGGAAAGACCATCAATATCAAGACGCATTGGAATCATGTTATATAATGATTGAGTCGCTTCACCATAATCTGAGATAAGAATTATTCCATTAATATTTGGGTCTTGTGACCATCTGCGAATTTGTAGACTTGCATTTTGAATTGTGTCGCATTGAGCTGAGATTGTCGTTGATTTATATTTCTCGGCATTGCGCTCAATGGAACGGAGATACGAACCAGCTGCCGCATCATTCGCTCGATAAATAATACCAAGAGTAGGATTAAGTGTAGGATGCGGGTCAATAACAACTGTCTCTAGCTTTTTAATAGTAGATTCAATTATCTTGTCCATATATCCTCCTTAAATCCCCGTACTGCCAAAAGAACCTCTTTCAACCGCAGTGAGATTATCAACTGGATTAAACTTAATCTTAGGCTGTTTCTTTTGGATACGGAATTGACAAATACGAGTGCCTTTTGCAATAACTACTGGACGAGTAGCATAAGCAGGAAACATCCAAATATCTGAATTGGATGCGAATGAATTGTCAATTACGCCGATTGAATTAGTCTGTAGAAGACCATATCGTTTAAAAGTAGAAGAACGAGGTGCTAGAATAGCTTCATATCCATCAGGCAGCTGACAAGCAAAACCAAGAGAAATAAGTTTGAATTCGCCTGGCTGCATTGAAACATCTTCTGCGATATACGTATCAATCCAATCTGACCCGTCTTTTTGCTCTAGCGCGGGGGAATCAACATATCGAATCTTAATAGTTTCTGAATTACTCAAAAATATCATCCTCACTATCATCGTCATTAGTAGAACGCATAGATTCTGCCGCATAAGGCAGTTCTACATCGAAGATAGGAATTGTAGGCTCCTTCATATCATTGACTGTGAAAACAGCCTTAACAGCGTAAAAATTATCTACAACTTCTCCGCGCTCTTTGACTAGCTTCTCTGAATAGCTGAACGCAGACAGAGAATAACCGTCCTGTGCGGCCTGCTTCTGTAGTTCTTCACGAAAAGCTACCACGTCTTCAATCGTTTCAACACGATACTCGGCAGTATTCTTGATAACATAATGGCGCATAATTAAATACCTTCCTCAATAACAGGTAGAGTCGTAAGACCCTTAATTTTACTTACTACTTCTGGAATATAACTCTTAGGACCAAGAACATAAATTTCTTGAATACCATATTCTTTTTCTAGATACGGTGTAAGATTTTCTTCAAATTCAGGGAACCAACACATCTTTTGTGAATCGACCTGCTCTGTGTCACCTTGTACCATAAACTTAATAGCTGACGCGGGAAAAGCCGCCACGATTAACTTATTCATTATTCTACCTCAATTACAAAATCTTCTGCTTCAAATAGCATAAACATATAAACATTATCAGTCTTATATTCTTTAACCCAAATCTGATAAGTGTCTTCTGCGTGCTGATATTCAATGTCGAGAATGCGGCCACGGAATGCAAGACATTCTTTGAGTTCTTGAATCATCTTATCATAATTCGGGTTTTTAAGATTGAATGTAGTGTAATAATGAAGTTCATTATTAAGTAGCATATAGTAATGCTTTTTATGATGCGTTGAAAGCCATGCCCCTACATTGACGAACATTGCATTTACTTCATCCTGTGAAGGTGGCGTAATCTTGGCATACATTTTTTTATTGATAGCATAATTGTCAATTACTGCTTCGCCCATATATTTTCCTTTCTTTCTTGTTTGTAATTATATTATATCATAACGCTCTACAAAAGTCAATAAAAAAAATGAGGGATAGAACAAAATCTATCCCTCATTTTTAAATATCCAAAAGCACAATGTCATTTGCCGCGTGTGTCTTTTGAAGGTCAATTACTCGTTGATTAGAACTGCCTTTAAAAGCAAGCGTTAAATCTTTCTTCTCTTGGATAAATGGGCCATCTACTAGAACATCGGCGAGTCGCAAAATAGGTTCTAGATAATAATCGTCTTTATTCTTTTTGATTCTCTCTTGGAGTTGTTCATAGGTGTACCCAGTATAAATCCAAATCTTAATATCAGGACGTAAGACCTTAATGTTTTCGATAAGAGCTAATAGCTCTTTTAAGTTGATTGTCTCTAATGGTTCCCCACCTAGGATTGAAAATCTTTCTACCCATTTTGGCTGGATAGTCTTTAAGATTTTATTCTTAACATCATTAGTATATTCATTGCCGCAATTGAAATCCCATAGCTCTTGGTTATGACAATTCTTGCAATGAAAATGACAGCCAGATAGAAAGATGCTAGTACCAATGCCGATACCGTTGCTAATATCCATTGACCTTATTTGAAAATATCTCATTCTTCACCAATCTCATGGTTATCTAAATTATAATACCTTCTAGCAATCTCTTGGGTCTTAGAACTATTCCACCAATTAGTGCCAATGTAGCCGCACGTACGCGCTGCTACGTCCATCTTGTTTTGGTCTGTTTCACCGCAATTATCACATTCCCACCAAGTACTGCCGTCTTCCTTTTCATGGACATGAATTGTTTGTTTCTGTCCACATGTATGGCAATAGGAAGTAATAACATTAATTTCACAATATAGACAATTATTATAGATACATTCAAGCACCTTGTAAATAGCAGATGGATTAGTTGTAATATCAGCGCAATTGATATAGCTTAGGCAACCGCCTAGACTATGTGCCTGTAGTCTTCCTTCAATGGTAATTTTTGAGAACGGGTCGATTTCTTCACACGAAGGAATATGATAGGAGTTCTCTAAGTAATCTTTTGTTTCCCCAAAATCAGATTTAAATTGCTCCGCATATTTGGCTTTTACAGCATGACAAGCCTTACCACAGTAATTTTCTGAGGGGGTTGAATAAAGTGAAAATCCGATTCCGGTTTCTTCTTTCCATTTGGCACATAAATCGCTCAAGAAACTCATAATTTTTGTCGCAAATGCTTCACCTTCGGGAGTTGCAATACTAACGCCCTTCATATATTGTGTTACTTCTGCTAGGCCGATAAAGCCTAAAGAAGCGGAGCAATAACCATTGTACACCATTTCTTTTAATGTCTCGCCTGGCTTTAAACGAGCATAGACTCCATGCTGCCAAAGGATAGGAGCTACATCTGATTTAGTATTAGCTAAGCGTTTAGCTCGCACTTCAAGACTTTTCTTTGCCAATTCCGCTTTATTTTTTAAAATCTCGAAAAACTTATCTTCATCTTTATGACTATCATAAGCCATTAGAAGTGGGTTTAAAGAGCAAACTCCTAAATTCCAACGACCCCAGAATTTTGCTTTTCCATCTTTATCGTACCAAGGAGCGAGGAACGAACGACAACCCATGTTGGGTACAACATAGCCTTCTTTTAGCTCCTTGCTTTTCTTTACTGAGATAAAATCTGGGACAAGACGATGAATAGAGCAATTGGCTGCTTTTGCTGTAAGCCACCAATATTTTGTGCCTGGCTTATAATTATCTTCATCTAGACAATACAAAATCTTAGGAAAAGCCTGAGTTACTCGCACACCATCTTCATTAGGCATACCAAGAAGTCTCTGTTCAAGTAATTCCTCTGTTAACGCAATAAGCTCTTTTATATATTCAGGATTATCATTCAGGTAAATAAATACAGATGCAAAAGGAGTCTGCCCTGACCCAGCACTGAACAGTGTACTTAACTGATAATTAAGGCATTGAATACTATCTCGAATCTCTTTTTTAATATCCTTTTCCGCAAAAGACTTTGCCTGTTTTTCATCTAAACCATAATCTTTATATTTCTGTAAATACTTTTCATAAGAAATTCTTACAAATGGAGCTAAGTGGCCCAAATTAATTGTTTGGCCGCCATACTGAAAGTTTGCTACCTGCATCATAATTTGCGTTGCAATAGTAGTGGCAGTTAATAAAGAATGCGGTTTTTCAATTTTGACCCCACTAATTACAGTACCATTATTCAACATATCTTCGAGATTTAATAGGCCACAATTATTTAAAGTATGCTGGAATGAATAATCTAAATCATGTAAATACAGGTAACCATCTTTGTGAGCTTGCACAACGTCTTTTGGAAAAATATATTTTAAAGCTAATTTTGTTGACATCATGCCAGCAATATAGTCTCTCTGAATAGCAACAGACGTAAAATCTTTGTTGCTATTTTCATACGCATATGCACTCGAAGTATCATTATTTACAATTTTTTGTAATTCATCTTCAAAATTTTCTTGGCGTGCAATTTGATGCTCATAGCGATAAATCATATATGACTTTGCAACATGCGGGAAATCACCCATGAGCAGTTCTTCAACAGCATCTTGAATTTCTTCGACTGTCATACCATCATGATAGTATTCGGCTTTCTCAAAGTCATGCGCAATATCTTTCGCAACCTCATGGCAAAACGTCCATGTCCATCCAAGAGTACCAGAAACATCATACGCTGCACGAAATACCGCATTTTCAATTTTAGAAATATCAAACTCTACTTTATTTCCATTTCGTTTTGTAATATATTTAGTCAATATCTTTCTCCTTCTTCTCTTGGTGAATTACTTTTAACATATCTTCTATGTTGTCCAAAAGAGGATAGCGAGTTTCAGACGTAGAATTCGCCGCAAACTCACGATTGACCATATCAACATACATCGTGGAACTACCTTCATCGCCCATATAGAACATGTCCCATTTATCTCGTGGTACAAGGTTCTTTACGTCAAGTTGTTTTAATGCAAGGTTGTCAAATGAAATACTATCAAACCATTTTTCTTTTACCATATATGGTAAAAGGTGTTTAAGATTTATGATACTATAATCAATGTGTTGGTGAGACTCTTGGTAGGCTTGAATTCCACGACCGAATTTCTTATATCCAAGAATAAGAATCTTTAAGCCATTGTCATAAAGAAACTCATAATCTCTTTCCTTGGTGATACCTGCGATAGTATGAATGACCGCATTAGGAAAGCTGCGGAGCATAAGCAGGAAATTCTTATCAGGGTGATGGAAAGAAATACCTAAACCGTAGATTAGCTTTTCATCTGTCAACTGCTTGAGAAACTTATGCTGTTGCATAAAATGAATCTGGTTCACTGTTACAGATGGGACTAACTTTAGTTCCTTACACTTCTTTAGAAAAGGTACAAGGTCGGGATGCTCTAGGATATTACCACCGCCCAAAGCTAATTGAGTATAAGGATGAAGTTTGTCAATAAAGCTATTTGATAAGATGTCTCCATGCTGTCCATCCTTTGTCGATTTCTCGTGACAATAGCGGCAGTTCAGCGAACAGCAGTTGGTAATTTTAATATCCATTGAGTCAGGAAAAGACGGAACTAATTTATCATCTTTACTGTATCGAATCATAGTCCCGTCTGCAAGAGATAACGTAACTGTATAGTTACCATTATTGTAAGAAACACAATTGGAAGGGCGAGGGTCAAAACCTTTGGCTGTCATATTCCAATCTTTAGTCATCATATCCAAACGCTCCAAACGCTACCATTTCGTCACCAGAAGGAGAAGTAAAAGTTTCACTATAGGTTTCAAGGTCGCCATTACGCACATAGAAATCATCTGTTGTATATGCTTCAAGCGAACTACGCTCAGTGTCCCAATAGCTATCTCTCCAACTATCGTAATCTGGACGCTCATTAAGAACTTTGTCAATATCAAGCACCTTAGCGAACTTATCTCCTGCGTCAATGCGCTCCTGCTGTTCTTCATTGTACTTTTCTGCAAGCTCTTCTAGCTCTTTTGGAGTGACAAAATTCTTATTTGTATCTAACTTGTGCCAATCATTGTCAAGCCAAAACACCTCGCCGCGTCTCCACTTGTCAAAATCATCTTTTGAGCAGATAGTTAACGTATGTGTTGAGCTTGAATTAGTTTCAAACACTCCTTGTCGTACTTGAAAAATCATTTTATCCTCTTTCTCTTATATAAAAATTGGTTAATAAACTTTCTAAACTTATGCCCATGCGTTTATTTGGATAAATGTTTACGTTTTAGCTGTGAAACTGTATGAATTAATTCGTCAGTATTCATAATACTGGATACAAAATCTGTGCGGCTACCTCGATAGCGAAGCACATGCTCATGTGAACCATATCCAAAGTAATCATCATATCCTCCACTAAAATCTTCCCAGTCTGCGAATGCTCGTCTAATGAATTCCCACTTGAAAGTATGCTCTCGGTTAATAGAACGCTTGAGTCGCACAAGTAAAGGAACTTTCAGATAAAAGCATTCGCATTGTAATGTCCAAGGACAAAGTCTTTCGAGCTTTGTCATACCAACAGGATTAAGGACACAGATATTTATACAATCATCATCGAATGAATTGATTGCAGTGCCATATCGCCACCCACGAAACTCAGTATGCTCGATAAACTTATCATCATATTGCATTTCAACGAAAGTTTCCAAGTCAACGAAATGATAATCAACACCATCAACTTCTCCCTCTCTTGGAGGACGGGTTGTATAACTGATTACCTTTTTTGCTGGGATGCCAATCTTCTTATACTCTTCGACTAAGTGAGTGGCAGTTGAATCCTTGCCTGCCGCCGATTTGCCGCAAATGCCAATTACTATTGGATACATCAAACCTCCAAAAATATAGGAGTAAACCTTTCCTTTTTGTTTACTCCTATATTATAACATAACTTTATTTAATTGTCAACATTTTCGCCATAGCGGTTATTAGTCATTTCTATGGTGCCATCTTTATTCACTTTCGTAATTTTATATAGCTGATGCTGTGCATTCCCTTTACGCTTATACGCCTTTAATACGAAGGTATCTCCACGTCTAATACCATTGCATACCAGTATCATGCCACGCTGGAAGAAACCTTGCTCCATAATTTTCTTAGTACCGTCTGGTCTGACTTCACTAATACGTTTATTGTATTGTGAAAAATACTCTTTAGACATTTTAACTTCTACTACACCAGTAGTGGTAAGCAGTGTAATTTGGGAGTGCATTTCATCTTTTGCAATAACCGTTCCCGCAATTTTAAAAGTCTTGAAAATGGGAATTTCCGCGCCGTTACGTCTGAACGTATAATCTACAATAGGTGTGCGGTCAAGTTTCATATAATCTACAATATCATATAATGAATTATCAATATTAATTAACTCATGCTTATGATAATACATACCAAGACTTTCCATTTCCCAATGAGAAATCGTACCTGCCGCGTATTTATTCCAAGCATCTTGTAACATTTTATTGTTTAACTTATCCAATAGTTCCTGCTGATTATCAGTAATATATTGTTTGGCTGTACTCATTACAGAATCATATTCTTTTTTCCATGCCTTTTTGCTTAAACATAACTTATTGTCTATTGGTTCAATGTTATCTTCGTTGAAAAACTTAACATAAAACTTATAGTAAACACCATCTAATGCAAAATAATCTACATTATATTTACAATCTTTTTTCAGCCCTTTATTAAAATTAAATACTTGCTTTTGGAATTTGAGCTTTTGCGGCACAAGGCTATTTTCGATAAGGGCATTAAAGTTCTGCATAGTCAAACGTTTTTTGAGATTGATTGTAGTATATAGATATTGCTTCATAATATCTTTGCGTTTTCCGAATTGGTCAAAAGCTCCAGATTTGATTAGAGAAATCATAACTGTTTTATTTACTTTTGTCTTATCCATAAAATCTTCTACTGAATCATATGGACGATTATCAATAATCATTTGCGCGACTTCGTTGCCTACACCTTGTAAGCCGCCAAGACCATAATGAATTGTGTTTGTTTCTGCATCTGGTGTAAAAGATAGCTCTGATTTATTTATGTCAATAAGCGATACTTTAATTCCTGCTAATTTATTTTTATTGACGGCACGTGCGATTTTATTGTAATCAGATGTTTTGTCATCAATACCTTCAATTGTGCCGCTGTCTACAATTAAGTTCGCGCAATTCCAAAAGATAATAGGATATTTGTAAGCAAGATTCATTTCTTGAAGAGCTACAAGCGAATATCCTAAAGTGTGTGAAAGATTACGTTATACTAATAACTGACTATTTCTTACGTTTTTAATTTGGGTGCCACCCAGAAAACGCACGCTGTTTCCACTTACGTATCAATAGTAAATGTACTCTCGGTCTAACCCAAGATAGTCGATACAGCATTATTCAAAAAGGTCATTCCATATTTTTTGATTTTCTACAGTATTTGTACGCAATGGATATTTAAAAGCTGGGTTGTTACGATTTCTACCAACATTAATTGCAGTAAAAGTTGCTTTAGACTTATGATAAACTTTTCCAAGTTTTTCCATCGACAAAGTTGTAAAAATAATATCATGTATTGCTTTTTGTCCAAAATCATTATTGGCACATGCCTTAAAGCATAACGGATACATTTCATTATCCCGATGCCACCTTTTGCCAGAATTGATAGAACTTATATATCCAGTACTTATCCCAAATTTTTCTTTAATTTCGCTATATTGGATTCCACTTTTAATACTAGATATAATTTCATCTTGAGTATCTTTTGAAAACCTTGTCTTATTTTTGCCTAATGGGTACTCTAGTTTTTCATTATAAAAATTTAAACCAGACGAAATATTAGATAAAAAACTATCTGTCAATTTAGGATACTTTTTATAAATTTCAAAATAGGCGTAACCTTCAACGAGCATTGTCTGTATATCAATTACTTCGTTTAAAGTAAATATTTTACTGCAAGCTACACATTCTTCAAAAGTTTTTTGCTCTTTCGCACAGCCATCGCCGCCTTTTGTAATATTATAACCGTTTTGAGAGGTTAGAGATTGATAGTATGAAATAAAGAAAATTTCTCTTTCGTTTAAATATTCTCTTCCAAAACTATCATCTATTTCTTCTAAAATTTCAAAATCAAAGTTATTCCATCCATATTTACGAATTGCATTATGGAAAGCACAATGATAATTATGCGATTTTTCATTGAAGGCTGTAGATTTATGCCCACGCTTTCTTTGTTCTATATCATTGGTTTGTCCTATATATATTTTTCCATTAACCTTATTTGTAAACTTATAAATATAAAGCATATTGTCACCTCCTTCATATATATTATATAGTAAATAACCTTTTTGAATTTTGCCACGAGATTTTACCCTCGTTAGCTTTACACGTTCTTCCTTGGCTAAAGGTTAGAAACATAAAGTGTAAAACCATATTGATAAATATTTTAGCGTGTAGGGTCCAATTTTCTCAAACCCGTATCCTCTGCTTGTAGCTACGCATACGTTCCATACGTAATTGCAAAGGTTTTTACTTAAGCCTTGTTCTCGGACTCGTTTAAAGTATTCTTTTTCACATTTTTTGTATTCTTCTGGACGTTTTTTGGCTACGCTTTTTCTTAACCTATCTGCGAAATTTAGGTCAAAGCCACCACATTCTGGAATCTGGACAAGCATCATGAAACGCTCTTGACTTTCGCACAGGCCATAAGAGATTTTAAGAACAGGCTCAAGAATCTTTTGCTCTTCTTTTGTTAGACCATAAGAGTCCATTTCTTGATACCATAAAGAAATATCTTTCTTAAATCTTGCATACTTTTCAAGAGGCGTTTCTGCACCTTTCTCTTGCGCCATAAGTCGAATTACACTATTAAGAGTAGCTAAATCATCAACAGATTTAGGATGCGTCAGTGCAATACCTTGAATTCCACTTGACTTTTCCATTTGGAATAGAGATTGAATCTTATGTTCCCATACCATTTTCCACATCTTAGAATCTGTTCGTTCTAGATTGTAAATACCGATAGCATCTTCGTAAGTTTTTCTCAGTGTTCCAGACCATTTGAGATAACCATATTTTACTAACAGCTCAAGACAGACCTGAATCTTGTCCATTGCTTCGACAGAAAGTAGGTCGTATTTAATGAGTGATAATTTTTCAAGGTCATGGAGGTCAAATTGACTAATAATAGTCCCATCAGGAGCACGCATAAGAGCAGCCGTCTCCGTGAATGGCTCATCAACAAAGACAAGTCCTCCCGCGTGTATTCCAGAGCGACAGATTAGACCTTCAATTCGACAAGCAACTTCCCATAATTTTGGACGCTGTTTCATTTCATTGACGAAAGGAATAACTGGTTTTATTCCTTCTTTACTATCACCATAGTAGCACTGATGCAAAGAACGAATTAAACCACGGTCAGAAGGAACTAGAGAAGCAATATATTGTGCCACATCATTATCAATTCCAAGACCTCTTGCCGCACTTAGAATAGCTGATTTTGTGCTTTCTGTACCAAGAGTAAGAACATTGCAAACTCTATCTTCGCCATAGACTTCTCTAAACTTATCTAGAATCTGCTTGCGGCGAAGACCAGATACGTCAATGTCTACATCCAAGACAGAGACACGTGCGGGATTAAGGAACCTCCAATGAAAGGTCTTTGTAGTTTCCCTTAAACAGTTAATCTGAATAATGCCCAGAACATACAAGATAAGGAAGCCGCCGCCACTTCCTCGTGAGCAGCCAACAATGGAACCAGCTTCCCAAATGGTATCAATAATTTTCTGTAAATTAAGAAAATATGAAGACCAGTGCGTTTTATTTACAAGAGAACTTTGGTAAACAGACTCTAATTCAACATTGATTTCATCGTAGGCATCTTGATTCTGTAAATCTTCTTTCTCTTGAATGCCTTGAAGAATCAATCGACCAAGAAGTTTATCACCATCAAAATCAGATTCGGTTAGATATTTCAGATTAGGAATTTTATCTTGAAAAGACTTTACCTGTTCATCTGTAATATAACTATCTTTCCAAGGTAGCTGAGGAATCTTTAACGGCTTTTTCAGATTATAATCTTCGCATTGACTCTTAATATATTCAATATTCTCATATGCGGCATAAATATCTTCCTTGGTAAAATACTCAAAGAATCCTTCAAGCTCTTTTGTCCCCATAAGATAAGTAGTTGCATAAAATTCAGAGACTTCGCGCTCGCCGTTTTGAGACTTTAGGTATGTCTCATGGATAAATGCTTCGTCTTTCTTTAAATAGTGAGCATCACAAGTGATAATATATGGAATATCTAATTTATGAGATAATTTTTTAATCCATTTATTAACATAAATTTGTTCTTCGTTGTGAGAAGGTTGCATTTCTAGAAAAAAGTTACCTTTGCCAAAAAGTTTAACCATTCCTTTGAGCCACTTGATAGCCTGTTCAATGTCTGCTTTATCATGCGTTTGCTTATATTTAAGAAGATAAGCTGGTAATTGCCCACCAAGGCAGGCGGTTGAAGCAATAATATTGCCTTTATTTTTACTAATAATATCAATTAAGTCTTGATAATATGTTGGCACTCGCCGCATACCACGAGCCATATAAGAGCGCATCCAAGCTCGTGTTGAAATCTCACGAATTTGTTTGTGACCTTCTGCATTTTTAGCCAAAAGGATGAAGTGGAAATACCTATCTTCTTCTGGATTAAAATTATCCTTATTAAGACCATTACGGACAAGGTATATCTCATTGCCCAGAATTACTTTGAAATTTGGATTATCTTGTTTGCGCTTTTCATATGCTTCTTGAATTTTAACTGCATTAGCTACTGACTCATGTTCTGTAAAGGCTAATACGTCTTGACCAAGCTCCAAAGCATAATCCATTAAACGGTCTACAGTATTAATTGAATCTTTAAGCCTAAGATTTGAAAAATCTGTGTGGTTATGAAGACTGCCGGGATATTGATTTGTCATTGGCATCTCTGTCCCTCTATTCATATTTTTTTAACCAGCCCATTTGCCAACAACGAAAAAGAATACTATCAATAACTTCAACTTCTCTTGGAGCCGTTTCAATGTTGGTGCTTTCAAATAAATCGTTTTTTGCTCGCTCAATCACTAAGAAACGATTGTCTCCGCAAATTTCTGCACTCATTATTTGTCCTTCTTCTGGCCTATAAAAACAACTCGCTTACCTCGTTTGCAATGCTTACCGCTTTCCTTTACCCAATCAACCTTAGAAATATCGTACTTTTCTTCCCACTTCTCAAAGTCCTCTTGAGAAAAACATTGTACTAATTCTGGTACGCCATAACGAATCTCCTTTTTCATATAAGCGCCCTTCTGCCGACCAGTCATTTCATCAGGAAGAATCTCGCCAGTTAAATGTTCATAGTTTAGATTCCAATTAAAGCGACTCATTTTACGTGTCGGCATACCTACTTCTGTAGTGTATCGGCACTCCTTATTATAACAAGTTGAATACCACTTGTTGTGCTTTTTAAAACCGTTGACATTATGCTGCCCGCACATAGGACATTTTGCCATTCGCATAATTTATGCTACTCCTTTCTATTGGATTTCTTTATAAATATATTATAACACAAAAAAGCCCTCTAGTCAATAAAAACTAGAGGGCTTTCTATTTAATTACATTGTGCCAAAGTCAGGATGCTTGTCAAACCATTCTTGAGTTTCTTTAATTTTATCTTTATCTACTGGTATAATATTACTCGGCTGCTGATTGATAATATCTTGCATATAGTTTTCAGTTATTTCCCAATCGCTATAAATATCAACTTTACCAAACTTTTCACGAATAAGAGCATCCATAATAATATCATAACGCGATGCCTTGTGTGCAAGATTCCTAAGCTCAGCTTCTTCAATTTGAAGTTTCATTTAAAATACCCATTCCTCTTCATAGTCTTTTAATTCAAAGTCATCAATTAGAATTTGCGGCGTAACGTTTCCCATCCATTCGTTCTTGGAACATTTGCCGACAATGGTTAGCTTCTTTTCTCCACTTGTCCATTCCTCAAACTCTTCTCTAGAAGACTTGAATTTCATAATATCTACACCAGAAGGTAGAGAAATCTTAATAGTAGGATGTCCCTTGGCTTCGCCTAGAAGCTGGACATTAACATTGTCTAATGCAATATCTTCTATTACAACTTTAGACTCTGGAATATCTTGACCATAGATATTCAATTCTGCAATATCAAGAACATATTTAGGATTGACTCTATCATAATCCCAGACGTAATCCACGAGATAGACAGGTTTAAAATCAACGCCTTTGTATTGCTCATTGGTCTTATCTAAGAACTCATAAAAGTTCGATAAAGGCAATGAAAGTCCAAACGCAGACCCGTGCCCGGCAGCATAATCGACAATACCAGTATCTTCACAAAGACTACGCATATCTTCGACAGGACAATAAGAGTAATTACGAGCAGACCCTTTTAGATGTACTTCGTCTTCCTCTTCGACTTCCTGCAAGACTAATGTAGGATGCTGATACTTGGCTTGGATTTTATTTGCGATTAAACCCAAGATGCCTGGTTCAGCATCGTCTTTGCCGCATACACAGGTAATAATAGCGTTATCAGTCAGCTTCTTAGACTGAATCTGATATTCAAAGAACTCCATAGCTTCATCTTGTAGCTTGGTTTGCCTACGTTTTACTCGTTCAATAACAGTGATAGCTTCTTGCCAAATAGGAACCTCTTTACCTTTTTCACCTCTTTTGGATGATGGAATCATCGTATCACATTTATAATCCAAAAGAGCGCTAAGAAGAAGACGTTTCTCTACCATTTCACCAGTTCGACAACATGCATTAATATAAGGAACTACATAAAAGCTAGAGCTTAGATAATTAAGTCCATTCATCTTATTTAAAGAAAACTCTTGTTTATCTACAAATGCTTTAAAAAATTTGTTTTTAACGTTAGCGTAACCAATATTGACAAGCGCTCTCACTTCTTTTTCATGATAATCCATCATGTCACCACATAAACCAAGAGCACACAAATCAACTAAGTCATTCGCATAATCAAAATCAGCATCTTCATCAATTTGACGGCAAAGCTGCCATGTAACACCTGCGCCACTAAAGTTCTTATTAGGATAATCATCTAATTGATTATTTACTACGATAGCATCTTCAGAATATTTTTCGCAATGATGATGGTCTAAAACTACAATATCTACACCATTATCATGCAAATATTTAAGCTGTTCATAATCATTACTTGCCGCGTCTGGGATAATAAGACTAGTAGTGTCTATAATATTGTCCAAGTCAATGTCTGCAAGTCCGTGAGCTTTTCCTTCGTGAATTAAGATGGTCGGTTCCTTGCTACAAATATGATAAATATAATTAGCCATAATAGCGCTCGAAGTCAATCCATCGCAATCGCAGTCCTGTAAAATAGTAATCTTAGAACTTGCCCACATACAATGATTAACAATCATTACAGCTGCTTCTTTAATATTTTTTAGTAAATGAAAATCATTTACATCATTCCAGTAGGCATTAAGCCAACTACTTTGCTCTTCTACTGGAATATCTCTATTATATAAAATTTGTTGTTGAGGTGTTAAGCTATCTAATGTTGGCTTATATAATTTATAATCTATCTTCATCAACTCCAAACTCTTTACACATACATCCTGCTAACGTTTTAAAACCTAGAATATAAGGATAAATTTTCTTATCTTTAATAGCACATTCAGGAGGAACGGCACTAGTCAATTTTAACTCATGCGGCACATACGGATAAAAATAATATTTACAATATCGACAGCGCTGATGCTTGCGGCGATAGCTAAGAATATTTAATTTATCATCTTCTGTCATATCATTTATCATCCTCTTGGCGATTTTCGTTTTCTTCGTACCATGATTCTAAATCTCTTTGCTGCCTATAATTATCAATCTTATCACGAAGAATTTCAAAAGGATAAAATATAATATCTACCCATTTATCTATAATAATACAAGCTGCAATGATAGCAAGACATAAAAGAATCGGAAACATAAGTATAAGTATTAAAACTACGATTTGTCCAATTATAATACCCATTATAGCATAATCCTATTCTTAAATAGATACATAAATACATCTTTACCTTGGTCTAATGGACTTGCCTTATATCCTAAGATATTTTCTCTGTCAAAAACTACAGACATATTCATATATGGCTTGTATTTGTTACCAATCTTGGCAATCTTTTCTTCAACTTTAAGACTTTCATCTGAACCATATTCATCAAAGTCATGGTCAAATGCGATAACAATTTCTTTACATCCTGCATCTTTAAGAAGTTTGAATTGATATTTAGACAAGGAACTGCCGCATGTTGCGACACAAATATTATTACCTGTACCGTAATATGACATATAGGCAAGAACCGACTTTTCTGATTCGGCTACAACCGCAGTCTGTATTTCTCTAATTCTTTCCTTAGCCCAATTAAGACCATACAAATTAAAGCCAAGAGCATGATTGTAAAGTTCACCGTGAACTCGCCAAGGCTTGTATTTTCCTTTTTTTTCTTGCTCTTGGATAATAGTTCTTTGTCGAATACCTACACATCTATCATTCTGGTCAAAGTGCGGGATAAGAATATTGCCGCCAAGAGGGTCATAATGAACTTGCGCAAAATCGCATACTTCTTTTGAGATATTAGACCAAGAGGAAATAATAGGTTGAGGATAATGCTGAATAATAGATATATCATATTCTGGCAGCTCAATAGTATTATCATTGACAGTTACATCTTTTTGCTCTTTATATCTATTAAATATTTTCCAGTCTTCTTGACTATCTTTTAAATCAATATCATTATCTAAATCAATTTGAAGATTTAAGAAATTAACCACAAAATAGATTGCGGAATTAAGGTCTACATTTTTAACTTTCTCAACAAGTTCAAAAATATCAAATGCGCCGCACTCAGTATAGCAATTAAATATACTATTCTCAAAATAATAATATAACTTCTTTGAACCTTCACCGATGCCATTGTGACAGATTGTGCGGGAAATGATATAATCAGAATACATTTCTGGTTCTGCTCCAAAGTATTCTAGAATATCATATACGTTTTCTGGTTCAATTGATTCCTTTACTTTTGCTTTATCGTATCCCAATTCCCGCACCTCCTATTCTTTCTTCTTTTGGAAAATTTCATCTTTGTCTATTGGTTTAAAAGAGAAATCAGTTACAAATAAAGTCTTATATCGACAAGTACCTTTATTTGCGCGCATCCAACAAATAACACGATTGAATTTTCCTCGTCGATTCTTATATACGCTTCTTTTTACATTTGGTAGACACATTCCAGGATGCTGTGCCAAAACACCTTCAATATCTTGAATATCTTCATCTGTGCAATCGACCATGATTTCACCATAGTCGATTCGGTTTGCAATTGATTTTGCGCCAGCTAGCATGTTCTGGTCTAGGATTTTTTCTTGCTTGTAACTACCATTGATTTGAGTAGATGATAGAAGAAAAACGTTGTTATCGACAGCTATTTCTTTAAGTTTAGATGACATAAGAAATAGAATTTGGTCTTCGCGTACTTTCATCCCAGTTCCATGTGAAATTTCCTCAATCATCTTAATAGATGAAGTTAAATAGTCAAAGACAACACACTGAAAAGTTAGGTAATCTGTATTGCCTTGTTCATTTACTCGTGGATATTTATATTTACGCATATTGCGTTTGATACAATTCTCAACATCTTTCATGCCATAGTTAGGAAGATATTCCATACGAAGTGGTGCTTCTTCTAGAATCTGTACTGCTTTCTTTAATCTCTCTTCCTCGTCAAAAGTAAGTAAATCCATTTCAACAATATGGTCTTCTGGAATATTACCGATAAAAGCTAATGCCATAGTTGTAAGCTCTTCAATGTCTAGTTCTACCGAAATATATAAAGTAGGTACTCGATTATATAAACGTTCCCATTTACCTTCATCTGAATAATACTCAGAACATGAGAAAAAACAAGCATCAGCAACACCAGTTCTTGATTTCAATTTGTTACCCCATAGGCTTTTTATCCTACGGTTCTTACGGTTTCCCGCAAGTTCAGCATATCTTTTCTTTCTTATAAAGAAAGCTGGGGCCTCGTGGCAGGATTATATCTTTTCACCTGCTATGCGTTGCGGCTGGTTAATTTAAAATTAACCTTCACCTCTGATTCCCCTGCCTTTTGGTTTAGGGTTCCAGATTTTTCCCCAGTTTATTGTCGGCAAATCATTTTACCGACACCTGTCGCTGCACTTCTTAAATAAAAGCGGCCAGGTCGTGCGCCCATAGCGATTGCATCTTCATACATATCAAACATTGCCCAGCCACGAGCAGGATGCTGTGCTAATTCATCTACAATCTTTTGAACATTATCACCAATAGCAACAGAATCATTATCGTTATTGTCTACATATAAGTCCCTGATAAAATAAAACTTACCTTCTACATCATCTGCTAACTGCTCTAATGTCGTACCATCAAGGTACTCGTCTTGTGCCTGCTTCTTTGCAGAATCTAAGATATTATCTGGGTCATAAATATCAGATACATCTACGCCAACATCATCATACGCGCGAAGCAGAGACATCTTTTTTAAACGATTATAATAATACTCGAAAGCATCTAGGTGAGCATTCGCATGAGTTTCAAACATCCATTCTCTACCTTTGTTAGCTTTATAGACTGCATATGCTTTCGGCTTATCTTTAAGATAATTCTCAATTTCTCGTGCAAGATGGTCAGTTACACCCGCATTATATAGACTATACAATGCACCAAATACTACCTTATGTAAGTCATTGCAAAAGTCGTGTTCTGAAAAGAAGTATTGTCCATCTGCCGCCAAGTATTCGGGTTTCCGCATACAACATCCAATTACCTGTAATGCAGCGACAGAATCATAGTATTTACTAATCAAATATCCTCCCTTCTATTCTAAGTTGAAACGTGGCTTTTTCCTATAGATATTTACATCCCTTGGCCGCACAAATACACGGTGTTCATCTGTAATATCTGTATTCACTTGTTCTTTACTTTGTATAGCTTTAATCTCGTCCAATCGTTTGAAATGATTTTCTGCTTCGATATAAATTGATTTGACAATCCATATGCCGCCATTTGACCTGCTCGGGTCATTATGCTTTATTTCATACCAATACTTTAAAGCCTTAGCCATCTGCTCATATGTAACACCAGCTTGAATGAGTTGCCCCATGTTCAGGGCAATTTTCTGATAATCTGCATATGCACCGAGATATTTTCCAGCCATTTTCATAACTGCTTCTCGCTGCTTTTTCAGCTTATCTTTATTTTTTTCTTTTTCCTCTTGGCTTTTAGCATAACATTCATCATGCCAATATCGGTTGCCAATCTTTTTCCAATCGAACTCATAATCACGGTCAATCATCTGGCCGCAATATGGACATTTAACAAGTCTTTGTTTCGCCATATTTTCTCCTAACTTTATAATATAATTATAACATATTCAGGAGATTTTGTCAATAAAAAAGACCGCCCAATTGTGGACGGTCTCTAAAATTAAGCTACATCAATTCCATTAGACAGTAAGTCTTTGAGGTCATCAAGGATAAGTGAAAGCTGCTCAGCTTGCTTAGCAGTACAGTCATTGACCTTCTTGCCGACACCAAGATACTTATCTGTAATCTCGATAATCTTAGGCGCCCATAACTTCTTGAATTCATCCTTAGAAACGCTGTGCTGAATCTTGACAGTCAGTTCCTTGAACTCGTTTTTCATAGCTTCAAAGTCAGGGCCATCGTTAATATCATATGCGGTAGTACGTGCGTCAGTCACGAACTTGCCAGCATCTTCCTCTGCTTGCTTGTCGATTGCATCACCAATAGCCTTGACAAGATTATCGTAGGTAAAATCAATGGAATCAGGCGTGTACTTAAATCGAGAACCAGCCACAAATCGAGGGGTTCCACGCATATACAGGACAGTATGAGTGCGGCCATCTTCCTCTTCTACTGGATGGGCGTAACCGATAACGTCACTCATTCGGTCAACGATTAGACGTGGACGATTGCCAAGAGTAGGAACAATCTGGTTATATTCACTACCATTTTCATCAGTAAAAGTCTTGTCTTGACTATGTGAAATCATTACTAGACCATAGCCCATCTGAGGAATGGAACGAAGACATTCATCGAACTCTTTACTAGTTTTAGACCACCCCTGACCATAAGGTAGCTCATTTACAGCAGAGACTCCAGCCTGATTGCAGATGTACTTTTCACAAAGGTCATAAGCAATGTCAGCAGTATCAATAATAATATTGCTGTATAGCTCATGAGCTTTCGGGTCTTTTAACTGCTTTAGAACCTGTTTAAATTCAGACCATTTGTTAATAGGTTGCGGTTTTACGCCGCCAATTGCTAGATAGCCAACCTCAAAACCTAATAGTAAGGCTTTTGGAAATTTGGCTGCTGTTGATGTTTTTCCAGTCTTAGGCTCACCATAAAACATGATTGTATAGCCCTCTAGCGAACGACTAACTTTGTGAGGTTCAATATTAAAAATATCAATTGACATATATTGCTTTCTCTTTTCTCTCTTGGTTTAATCTTTTGCTATCTACTATTAAATACGATTTAGATAAATAACATTGTATCGGCGGCAAGTGCTATGTCCCCAATTGCTTAGCCACTCAGTTGCGTCCTCGCTGCTAAACTTCGTTTGGATGCTAGAAAATGCTGCTTTCACGCCCTGCCCAAGAGTCATTGTGTCACACCTTTCGTTGTCTACGACAACAACGCGGTCTTCGTAACCATTTGGGCATGTGTACCAGCGATCCTGCTCAACTACTCAGAAACGTGGGTCCGCTTGACAAAAACGTCTCTTGCGTATTCAACTTGTCTTGAAGCTCCTTTAGGAATTTGACTCCATCCGCTGTTAGCATTTGCTCACCGCCTTCACTCCACAGCTCATTCGCTTACGACCTCGTAGACGTTGCAGTTGGTAAAGTCGATGCGGTACGTCTTGCCTTCATCGCGGCACAGCTTGCAATCCTTGTACCCTTTCGTCCACCATGCAGCGTTGTCGCAACCCTTCCATCTGAGCAGGAGCCATACAAGTCTGCCGTTATCGTCCGTAACAGGATTGCCATTATTGTCAAGTACGATGTCTCTATACTTCCAGAACAAGTCGTTGTTGTGCTTGTAGTGTCTGGCCTTTCCGATGTATTTCTCGGTCATCCCCCTTCACCGGCTTTACGCAACTTATTCGCTATCTTGCGGCGCACTCCGAGCACTTGGCAGCAGGACCGCATATGACATAAAATTAAATTCCATTTTAAATCCTTTTCTATCTTATAGGGGATAGAACTTAATCTCTCCCCTATTTATTTAATTGTCTGCTACTTGACTAGAAAGGCCATGCCTCGTCATCATCATCTTCATTTTCATCTACTGGAGCTTCAACATTTGCGACTACCTTTGCTGCTGCAAAGTTCTGACCACCGTTACGATTAGCCTGATACTCGTCATGATTACGCTTGACCTCTGCCATACGCTCTTCACGCTCGTTTAACTTCTGCTTGAATTCCTTTTTGGTGATGGTAGATTCATCATCCCACTCATAAGGTTCGACCGCAGCCCAAGTAACATCCCAAGAACGAACATGACGAACGACCTTATGAACTACTGGGTCACCAAATGCAGATTCTTCAGTCTTCTCAGTCGTGATGGCCTGAGACACGATAGAACCCTTGATATGAGTTAGGAGAGGATTCTTATTAGAAATATCTTGGTCGATAAAATAATCCATACCACCCTTAGAACGGACATTAACATCAACGGGAAGAATGCCACCACGATAATCAAAGACGTAGCCACGAAGATTTACAAAATCATCACCATCTTCAACCTCACGCTCAGCCGCATTTGCAATAAGCATATCGACATCGAATGTCGCAGGATTCTCAGAAATCTCGTTGGTCATAACGTGCATAAACTGGCCCTCGACACGCTTAGGAGAAACAACTTCACCATCACGAGATACAAAATCATTTGTGCCGACAGAACCATCAATACGAACCTTGAGAGCAGAAGTACCTACAACTTCAAACGTATCTGAACCCTCATGGTCAATTAGGGCAGTTAGAATCTCCCATGCGGGATTAGGCTTGCCACTCTTAAAAGTCTCAGTAACGTAACGGAAAAATACAGGGACAACGTTAAGGCCCTTATCATCAGTGGCTACATTTACTGTGCCGTTAATAAAAGGAGTGTTGGTTTTTTTAGAGACACGCTGGGCAAGGCGGTCAGTTGAAAATACATATCCCTCAACATGGCATGAATTATTTGTCTTTGAAAACATTCAATTTCCTTTCTAATTTTTCTTTCAATATATATCACATATTATAACACGTTTTTAAATTTTAGTCAATAACTTTTTTAGGGTATTTCCCGCATGATTTATGCTCTAAACAATAACCGGCTTTGTCGCATTTACACTTAAAGAATAAATCACAGATAGTTTTCCATTCATCAGAATATTCAGATAGTGCTTCAATAATGTCTTTCATTAGCTGTCTAAACTCCCAATAGGCACGAGTACATAGACGCTGTTCAGCCATTGTCATAAGTGTGCGGCTATTGAAACGACAACTAACAGTCGTTGTCATTCCAAGAGGGAGAACCATATTTGCATCTTCCTGCGGAATTCCACATTCCTTTTGCATATAAGTAGTAGCTTCGGCAATAGCTTTCATACAAGAATCGTACATTTGCTTAGCATCTTCATTTGCTGCAATCTTAGGAGGAACTACATAATCAAAATCTTGATATTTGATATAACGCGTACTTGCCTGTAGACGTGTAGGCGCTCCACCATTATGGGTATAAAATTCTCGAATTACCTTCGCTGAATACCCTTCTAGAACAAACCATACTTCTCCAAACTCAAGTGTGCGGAAATGCCCATCTTTGATACAAGAAAGACCACGTTTATAATTCTTCTCTACGTTACTGGTATCTGTGCCATAACAAGGGCCAGCCATTTCTCCAATTAACGTAATAGGATTCTTAATAGTATTACTATTAATCGTTACTTTTCCCATTTACACCATCCTGTGAATTGAAACCATAGTTAACTGAATTATATACATCAATATAATATTTTTCTTTTTCATTTAATTCTTCTTGCGGGCAAAGTTCTACAACCTCAAATGTGAATTGGTCTAAACCATCTTTAAGCATCGCCGCATACAGCTTGTTATCTTTAGGTGTCTTTATACCGCATCCGCAACGACAGTGCTGTGTAAAACGATTTACAATATCTACAGACTGACCTATATAGCATTTTGTATCATTTATGTCTGTAATCTTATAGATACCGCAAGTCTTTTCAGTGCCAACAATATTGATAAATAAAGCCTTTGCTTTCTTCTGGAAATACGTTGACCAGATTAGCTTTGAAAGAATTTCTGGGTTAGAAAGGCGGTTCTTAAACGAATTTAAAATATCAATATCTGCTTTATCACTATCTTCGACAATGATACGATAATCATCTTTAGAATCTTGAACCGCCTGTTCACGTTGAAACGCTTCAATTGTCGCAGCCTTTTGTCGCTTTAGTTTATCAAGCGAGCGTTGAAGAATCTGAATCTGTTCAATATATTCAGCTTTATCTTCATCAACTTGAGCTTGAAAATCACGAAGGTTATTCATGATATTTTCTTTCTCAACTTTCTTGAAATCTTCAAAGCTCTGTTTCTGCTGTTCCACATTCTCTTGGAGAGATTTTAAATGCGCCTTTTCATTTTGAATTTGATATTCAATATGCTCTCGCGCAATCAGAACTTCTTTGTTGTTCTCTTTAACTATATCGCATGTTTCTTGTCTACCAGCTATAACACCTACACTATAGCCACATACGATAAGTGCAATTGCACAAACAATAGCTATAATAAATTCAAGAGCCATATTACTTAGTATATGTTACAGTGATTTCAGGGTCAACTTTCATACCTTCATCGGTAAGGCGAATAAAGTTAGTACCACCATCAGGCTGTAGTTCGCGAATTGCATAGCCCTTACGGACAAGAGAAGAAGTGATAATGCAATTGGTAGCCTTATCAGTTAGATGAACAGCTTTTGCAATGTCCTTAAATGTTTCATCTTTACCCTGATTTTCCTGTAGATGCTTTAGAACCTTTTTGGCATTGTCTGAAAATACTGGCTTGGTAATCGTAATCATATAACTCCTTTACTTTCATTTTATATTTCATATATATAATAACATAAAATATTTTAAAAGTCAAGTCTTAGCTAAAAATTTCCTCTAGCTTACAGTCCTGTGCTGGTTTGTCTGGACGAAGCCTAGATAGATAAGGATGCCGGAAAGTTTTATTCTCCTTGTCAAGACTCATGCAGTTTACCTCTACGACCGTTCCAATATACTTTTCAGGATTGGCCGCAAGGTCAGCTTTAATATTATCTGTAAGACCAGAAGATACACGACCAATAGACACAAGATTTCCTGCCTTATCATATGCGCCAAGTCGTAAAGCTCCAGCCCAGCCATAATATGCGGCCTTTGTGATTAGATTACCTTCTTTATCTTTATATCCCCAAGTCTCAGATTCTTTACCAGTATAAAGATATTCTGGTGGCAGAACTTCTGTAATCACAAAATCAATATCATTTTGTGCTTGTTTAATTTTGAACATAACTTTTGGCTGTCGCTTGCCTGGTGCGTATAGACCATTCTCTACACGAAATACCATACCTTCTTCGCCTACGGCAAGTTTATCAGTTGTAACTTTGTCTAGGTCTAGATAAGAATTATCATAGCATCGTGCTACTTCCAGCTCTGGAATTAAAGGAGTAGCAATATCAATATGCTCACATAGATTACTGTAACGATAATCATATGTCATATTATTCATAACATAATCTTCGCCGTTATATGCAAGAATATCGTGCATATAAAAATGAATTTTGCCGTACTCGCCTTTCTGACGTTCAATTGCTTTCTCTGGTAGCGCACCTAGAACCGATGTTACATTCTTAGATGTGCCATTAGGATAATAAACTTCACCGATGATACATGTGCCATTAGGAAGCTCATTCATAGCCCAATCTTTAATATGCGGCACTTTATCAATATTGTCACTATAATAGCCAGTCTTTTTAGAGATTGTGCGACTATAAAGATGAACCTCATTCTCGTCTTTAACTAGTTGTGACCAATATCCATCTTTCTTAATAGTACCGATGATTGGTGTATTTTTAAGCATATCTTCGTAATTTTTGGGAGCTTTGCCAACCAGCATTGGCGAATAAATATTTAGAGACATATTCCTCCAATAGAAAGAAAAGGGCAGACTAAAGAATAACTCCCCGTCCACCCTTGTTTGCAATTTTACCTGTAAAGTTTTGCGGTTCAGTAATTGTCATAGATACAATTTTATCATCATCATCTAACTTAATGCCGCACATGCCGCCAGAGCGAATACTGCTTGCCCGCACACTATCAGCCATGAAACTAATTTGTCTCTTGATTGATGTTAATGTTACAACGCATCCATTTGTCTCTTGAATGCTAACGATTTTACTGTCAGTCTTAAAGGCCACGGAACCTTTAACGTTACGTGTACCACCAGCGAATTGTTTACCTTCACACTTCTTAACTTTACCATCCTCTGTAACAAAGAACATATAAGGCTTATTTACAAATACATCGTTATGAATTGTGATAATTTTTTCGTCATTATCAAGATTGATGATTGCACCGATAGCTGTACCCTTATCCTTTGAACCGCATTCTTTAATATCTGAAAGAGCAATTCTAAAGAATCGCCCCTTATTCGAGAATAGAGCTACTTTTCTATCCTCAGATACAGTGAATGCAAGGTTACCATCACTCTTATACTTAGAAGGTGAGACTTTTTGTAGATAACCAAGAGGATTAAAAGCAATAATAAAATTCCTATTCTCTTTTGGTGTGGAAGACTTTGTCTTTTTCGTCTTTGTGATTTCCTTTTGAACTACCTTAGTGCGGCGAGGGGTACTATATTTCCTGCCCATGCCTTTGAGTTTTGCTAAGAATACTTTATCAAGTTCCTTTTTATCATTTAAGATTAAATCACACTTTGCAATAATTTCATTCTTTTCTGCCAGCTCTTTTTCAATTGATTGAGTATCCAATTTAGTTAATTTCATTAGTGGCATTGAAAGAATTGATTTAGTTTGTCTATCTGTAAATTCAAATTCTTTTTTAAGTTTATTTGCCGCGCTTGCTTTATCATTTGAGCCACGAATAATTTCAATAATTTTATCAATGTTTGTTAAAGCAAACTTTAATCCTTCTAGAATCTCTTTCCTTTGTGCCGCGAGATTCTTATCATATTCAGTTTCACGTTTCAAACATTCAAAACAATGAAATAAATATTCGTCTACAGTTTGCTGTAGATTTAAAAGCACTGGTGTTTTACTGATAATTCCATTCTGATTAACATTGTATTGTGACCTTAAAGGAGTTGTTTGAAATAGTTGCTGTAGCACCCTTTCTGCCGCATATCCTCTTTGACATTCAACAACTAAAGCTATGCCATTTTTGTCACTTTTGTTATATACATCTTTAATGCCAATTAAATCTTCTGATTCAATTAGTTCTTTAATTTTTACAATTAAAGGTTCTATGTATACTTGATAAGGCATTTCAGTAAAAGTAATTTCATTACCATCAATGCTATATGTAGCTTCTACAATTACTTTACCTTTTCCAGTTTTATTAATTGAAGATAATTCATCTTTATTAACAATTGTACAACCAGTAGGAAAATCAGGATAGTATTCATCTGCTTCAAACTTTCCTGTTTTAACATATTTACCAATTAAGTTAATTGTTTCTTTAAGGTTATGCGGCAACCAATTATTGGCAATCGAAACGCCGATGCCCTGAGCGCCATTGACCAAAAGTCTAGGAAAGTATGATGGCAATACTACTGGCATGTACTCGTCTTCACTAAAGTTCAGAATCATTGGAACCGTATTCTTTTCAATTCCATTTAGCATAAACTCTTCTGTAATTTTAGAAAGACGTGCTTCTGTATAACGGTCTGCTGCTATTGCGTCTCCACCTAGGATTACGTTACCATTCGCTCCGTGGAAATCAACCTCTGGTACATTATTGGTAAAAGGCTGAGACATACGAGCAAATGTTTCGTAGATTGCTTGGGTGCCGTGCGGCCAGTACAGCGCCGCTACGCTCCCTGCAATTTTAGCAGATTTAACGTGCGGTTTATCGCCAGTATATTTTTTTGTATACATTTCCCATAGAATACATCTTTGGCCCGGCTTTAATCCATCTTTAACATTTGGAAAAGCCCTGTTACAATTTACATCATATGAGCTGTCAATAAAATTCTGCTGAACAACTTCAATAAGATTTGATTTATCCAATATTTGCTTCCTCCAAGTGTTTATTTAAAAACTCTACTCTCGGCTCAACCTTTTTACCATATAAATCATTGAACATATTATTTGCTTTTTCAACATCTTCAACGGTTAGTAGACTGATGTTTCGAGTGGATGGGTCTAATAGACAATATGATAATTCGTCCGCATCCTGCTCACCCAAGCCTTTCATCCTAGTAATTGCTTTAACATTATTAGGATTCTTTTGTTTATATTGTTGTAATGCTACATCATCTTTTAGATATACATAATCATTCTTCTTTGTAATCACTCGGAAAAGTGGGGGTTCAGAACTATATACATGACCATTTAAAATAAGTTCTGGACAAATGTACCAAAAGATATTGAGCATTAAGTTTTCGATTGCGAAACCATCAAAATCCAGTTATTCTTATATTTCTATAAGCCCTGACTATCTCTTATTGTATTAAAATACAAGATATTATTTCAAACTATGTATCAATAATAGTTTTACTCGCCCGCTTCGGCGATAGTCGATACAACTTTATTTGTAAATCCATTCATGAGTTTTTTTAGAATAAATAGGTACGTTAGTATAAGTTCTTCCAGATAGCATTTTTTGGAAAGATTCTCTAGAAAGACGCTTATCACTATTTTCATATACTTCTTTATAATTCTGTGAAACATATTGTTTTCTAAACTCAAGCACCTCTTCATCAGAATATGCGTTAGTAGTATATCTACCAGAATTATTGTTTACTCTGTTAATGTTCTTTTCTGGCTGTTCTCCTGGGAAAATCCATTTATTTGTTTTCTTGTGGAAATACGGTAAATGCTTATTTGACCTGCCGCACAAAATACCCTGAAAAGTCGGATAGGTGACAATATCTTTATAGTCTTCATAAAGCTCTTTCGCTTGTGCGCCAGCCGCATATTTCTTTCGTGCTGACATTATTTGTTCTTCTGTTAGTTTAGAAGTAACTTTTATTCCAGCCATTTTTTGATAATAGTTCTTGTTTTCATCCGTATATACTTCTGGCATAATATCTGACCAAAATTTGCCTTGCCACACAGATTGAAAAGTTCCAAATGTTACTTTCCCTTTTACTGACTCATACGCTTCTTTTTGTGTTATAAGCCTATCATTATAACACTTACGAATAAACATTACATCAGATGCAGATAACTTAGCTCTTGGGTTTCCTTCTCCACGAGAACCGCAATCTCCACCCCTGTTGCAATTATATCCTTCTTTTATCGCATTGGTTTTGTCAATCCAATATGTTTCTAATTCATTTAACTCTTCAATAGAACATTCTTGAAGAACAATTAGAGAAAAATTTTCTTTTCCATATTTATGTATTGCCCAATCAACAGGAATATTACTTTGTTTGCACCTGCTTGGAGAGCAATGTTCAACAAATCGTCTATCTATGTCGTTACTTTGTCCAACATAAAACTTACCATTTATGTTGTTGACTATCTTATAAATACCTATCATGTTTTACACCTTTCTATATCTTTGAAAGGCGCTAGATTTACAAAATTTGTCACGGGATTGCCATGTTATAAATATATAATTTAGGTTTCCCCGTTAGCGCCTATTAACTTGATTCCCGTCCATATCTAATATGAAATCCATCATACTATAATTATAATGTTTTGTCAAGAAAATAAGCACCCTATTGATTAATAGAAAAATATTACACAGCCAATTTTATTTAGCATCTGTAGCAGTGATAATTTTATCATATCTTAATTTAGATTTATCGTAAACACACTTTGCCGTTTTAGGATTAAACTCTAAACCAAGCGCTTGAATCAAATTATTAATCTCTTGATTCTTTATAATGCTTTCTTGTTTTGCTTTTAACACAGAAAGCATTTTTCCTCGAACTCCATAAACAGCTTGGAATTTAGAATCTCGACCAGCAACCATGTTTGAAGAAGCGCTTCGACCTTCTGTTAAGTACAATTCACAAATAGAACGGTCTTTTGACCAACAATCAGATAGACTTGTTGGCATTTTTAAAAAGTTATTACCACGTTTCTTATTATTCTTAACTGCCGCACGCGCACGTTTAGCTGCTTCTGCGGCTTTTCGCGCAAGGATAGCCTTTTCAAGAATGGCCTTTGCATCTTCTGGATTGCTATCTAGCCATACTTCTAGCTGCTGTCCAAGAGCAGTGGTAAAAGAAGTATCCATATCAATAATATCATCTTTTACCTGCGCATTATATTTAACACCTTTGCTATTGATATTGCATACTAATACAATACCTTCTTGGATTGCGGCACCATCCAGATTTTTATCTTTTGTGGTTAAAAGATTATTTTCTTTCGCCCAATTATTAAATACACGAGTGAGAGTTGATTTAATTCCTGTAATATGCGGCCCAGATGATGTAATACCATAGTTAACGTATGGAATAATCTTTGCTTGACTTCCAGATGTAAAAGTCATAGCTAGATTGATTTTATCAGTATTCATAACAAAATGATTACCAACAATTTCAATATCTTTACCACGTTTTTCATCTAACATATCTTCAATGCTATTATGACTAATCTTTTCGCCATTTAAAAATACCGTTAGAGTTGGACAAATACAAGTAATATCATTGAAAAACTTTTTGAAAAATAAAACTGATGTTTTACCTGTGCCAAAAAATTGTTCGTCCGGAAGATAAGTAACAGTCGTGCCAGTATGAGCAGTTTGTTTTGCGTCTCCACTTTGATGACTATAAAGTACACCATCTGAAAAACTATTACATTCCCACCTACCTTCACGAACTGTTTCTGCCATTACATTTTTAGATAGATATGTAACTAATTTTGTACCAATTCCGTTAAGGCCAAGACTTGAACCTTCATATACTCCATCATCTGTATATTTACCAGACGTATTCATAGTATCAAACGCAGCTTGAAAAACAGTTTTACCATCGTCTCGCATTTCATCTACAAGAAATCCTTGAGCAAAATCTTCAATACGGCATAAACCGCTTTTGTCAATTGATACGTCAATAGTATCACCATGACCAATGTTATGTTCGTCAAGAGCATTGCTAAACAATTCCATCATAAGTTGATTTGGCGTTGAAGTATCGCCACAATACATAGACGGGCGCTTTCTTACATGCTCCCTTGGTGTTAACGATTGAATAGATTCTTTAGTATAATCATTCTTAGCCATGAATCTCCTTTCTTTTATAGATATTATATCATTTTCATTTTCAATTGTCAACAAAAAAATGGATGCCGATTATAGCAATCGGCACCAATACAATTACATTCGTTTATTTTCTACATCTTTTAGGAACTGCCTGCGACTATCTACTTCATCCTTGCAGAACTCCTTGAAGTTATTTTTCAAATTCCTATATTCTTCACGAGACTTGTACCAATCACGCTTTGCATAACGAAGAGCGTCACTGTAACTAAATGAATACCAAAGCTGGTCTTCATAATGTACAAGACCATAATAACGCTCACGCATAGCTTCTGCACGTTTCTTCATAATCTTTACACGACATTTATACTCGGCAATACGCCAACCGCTCCAACGGTTTGCCACATCAACATCTTCGTCATGCGGCTTAGCATATCCAGTAAACGTACCCCACTTTGAAGATAGTGTTACTGATGCCAGTTTAGTGTCTTCATCCCAAGAGCAGTCAATTACTCGACGATGTGCCATTTTTATTTCTCCTTATCATTTATGCTTAAAAATATTGGACATATATTCATTCATCACAGCTACCTGAACGTCATCAAGTGTAAGTGCCGCATCTTTAGAAGGCTCTGGAAGAGACTTGATATTATTCTCAATCAATTCATCCATTTTGACCACATAGTTTTCAGCCTTCAACTTTGCATTTTCAGACGTGAATACAGTACGATAACGCTTAATATCCATCATCATTTCACGATACATACTTTCCTTGCCAAAAGTATCATAGCCATCAACCCAGATAGCCTGAGAAAATGGCGCACCGTCTACAAGATAACGCTTAACGAATAGGTACAGCCGCATAATATGCTGCAACTCCTTGGCAACATATCCATACTTCTCAATTAGTTCATGGTTTGCAGGAGAATCATGACAAATCTTCTTTGCCTTTTCCATTGCCATTCCAAGAGAAGAATAAACTAATTTACTTGGATTTAGGTTTGCAATATCATCACAGTGCTTACGCAAATAGTTCCAATAAATCTCATAACGAGGATTGACGGCATAATATTCTGTACAAAGAATCTCCAAGAAATTAATGTTTGCCTTGCGAAAAATCTTAAAATAATCTCGAAAATCTTTTACTGTACAATGTTCACCATTGTCCATAATCTCAACCTTGTTGATATGCTTTTTATCCAAATACAAATCATACGCATTTGGAATCATAAGCATTTTAGTATCTACGTCTGACTGCTCGTCCCATAAGTTATAATTCATAGAGCCATTTGCGGCACATACGATATAATCATTATAATTATATTTACCACTGTCTTTAATAGCTTTAAAGTGCTCTTCAACCCTATCCTGAATCTTATCTGCCATTTTTATTTCCTTTCTCTATATATGTATTATAACAGATTTATTTACCAGTGTCAATACAAAAAAAGGCACCCACGAGAGTGCCTTTACCAAAAGAAAGAAAATTAGAAGAGGTAGTTATCGTTATCGTTAGCGTAGAAGTGGTAGTTATTGTTGATGTAGTCGTACAGCTTGCCGCCATTTTCTACGTATTCAAGCATCTTGAATACGTTATCGTTTAGAGCTGTCATGAGGTGGACGTCAGGATTGCCTGGGTTAGCAATTTGGTCAGCATAGTTGCCGAGGTCGAAACTATAAAGAATTGTGCGGCCATGTGCAGCACAATAATTATTATAGTTGCACATACCGTCAGTACTATCTCCCCAATAAGTATACTGTCTTGCCATCACCTGCATATCAGAGACAACGAAGATGCGGTCGTACTTCTTGTCACTGATAAGACCGAAAGCAGGAGCAATGTCAGTTCCATAACCGCAATTATCGTTCTCACACATTTCACGAATGACTTGGAATGGGCCGCAAGCCTTCTTGAAAGTTGCAGACTTAGCACGATTGCCGAACTTTACAAAGTCGCAATTACCATTAATGTAAAGAGCCGCAGCATAGCAAGCGCCAACTTCCTTGATAGTAAGATTGGACTTGTTACCGTAGCGGTCTTCCATCGAACCGGAAACATCAAGCATGATAACGGAATTACCTTCTAGCTTGGGCATATTGCCGCAAGCAATACGGAAAGCAGTATCCAGTGCTGTGATAACTGCAAAGGTCTGAACATTTAGATTGCGATAAGCAGTATAAATCTGATAAGGGAATACAAGAGACTTCTTGATAGAAACCTCGTTGATAAGCTGATCTACAAGATTACGCTTAATCCATTCATCATCAACGTCCTCTGCGAGAATGTTATTTAGATTGCGGATAAGTGCAAGGTAGCCGAGACGCTGACCTTCGACCATGTTCTTCCAGCTGTCTTTGCCGGTGGAGATATTGACTTCCCAAGTATCAACCGTATCGAGCTTGCCGTTCATATAGCCATCAATTACCTCACTTTTAGGGTGAATGATATTGATAAGGTCATACATATTATAACGCTTACCCTTCATCTGATACTTCATGATGTTATACTCAGACATACCAGACATATAATCTGCGAAACCACGAATCATAGCATGAGAACGCTTGTTGCCAAGCATATCAATGGCAGCAAAGACCTCAGAAATGTCATCAGGACGATGGCAGAAAGCCTTGTAGAAATCGCGCTTGCGCTCAAAGCTCTGACCATTCAGCACAGCCGCAACCAGCTGAGAGACGCTACGCATACCAAGTTGGTTTCGCGCAAACATAGCACACTTACCAGCGAACTCTGCTCCATACTTATCAATTACAAGATTCGTAAGCTCGATAAAACGAGTTTGCTGCGTGGCGGCATTCTCGTAGAAACCATCCTCCATCTTGCTAGAGAAAAGGAAATTCATCCAATCCTCAAGTACGTCCTTCTTGTAATTCTTGCCGCCCTCGTAAGACACAGAACGCTCGGGCTTAACCTTTTCATTAAACTTAGACATATAATCATCACTTTCTCTTGGAGGAAAAACTTTCCTATATTATAACATCTGTTTATATGGCTTGTCAAGTAAAATTTTTAGAGAACATCTAGGTCATGGAAACCTGAATAATCAATAATTTTTAGATTACCAAGAGCATCATAGCCATAATTACCAGTGTGTAAATCTGAAATCTTCTCTTGGTAAAGAAACTCAATGAAACGCTGAGTTGCCTTGCGGCCATATGTTTCAATGAAGATGCTGCACTCGGTAACATAGAATTCATTACAAATATTCTTATGTTTCTTACGGCTTTTGTCAATCATATCTCTTGCGGTCTTGACGGTCTTATTATCTTGTTTCTTTGAACTATAACTATACGGTGTTCCAGCACAAGAAGAAACATATACTGGAATGTCACACACAAAACCGAGAAATGTAGTCTTTGTAAGCATCTGATTAACTTTATATTTGCGGGCAATGCGATAGATATACTCTTCCGCAGCACAATAATCGTTTGCATCTACTGGATAGAAACCATTATTATTTGCATTTTTATATAAAGTAACATCATCGAAACAAAAAAACATTGGGACTCGATTTTCTTCCGCACAAAGTTTATAATGCTCCCAATCTCCATCTTCTATAAATGCAGCACCAATATAAGGGATTTTAAATACATAGTCTTTAAACTCCTTAAAATGGAATACAGATTTAGAGCAGCCACCTTCAACCCAATCGGCACCAATAGTCTTACCAATCTGTTGGATAAAGGCGCGGAATGTGTCACCGTCTTCATCTTCAAAATATACCTGAGATAGTTTCAAAAATTCAGGATTACAATTACGAAACTTTTTATCAAGAAAATTAAGCATCTCTGATTTATTCATATAGTTTCCTTTCTTCGTTCCACTATATTATATCATTTCAGAGTTGCATTTGTCAATTATTTTCTTTTTAGTGCCGATGGCTTTACCTTTTTCATCTAAAACCGTGCCGATAGGACATCTTTTATAAACATATTTTAAAAATTCGTCTACCCTTTCAGTCTCATTTTTGTACATACCAAGAGAAAGAAAGGGCAGAATCTCATTATTTATATGTTCATATTCCGCATACGTATCATCGTCTAATTTTCTAGTGCATCCTTGCCTAGATTCTTCTGGAACATATTCACCTATGCGGCACAAGAGACACGAGTCATTGTCGCACTCATGACAATGCAAGCTAATGATAGTGTAATCATCCATTTGCCTGCCAATCTTTTATAAATCTAGCTGGATTGTAGGGAATCCATGCTTGATACTCTGGTGGCAAAACTACTCTTACTTCTGCTGGTCCTGTGACTATAGGAACACCGTTTACATATATCATATGTGAATCAGATTCAATATGAATATCATATTGCTGTCCATGTTTCAATTCAACATTCATTGGCGGCACAAGATTTTTATATACCCAGTCTTCACCAATATATGTATACATTAACGAGCCTTGCGGATTTCAAAAATAGGGTCATAATAAGTCTTGCCAGATTTGACTTTCTCAAGGAATGCTTCGGCATCCTTTTTCTCAACAAACATCATTGCCTTGCTTGAATCAGTTGTGCGCATACCTTTTGCCGTAAGCATGCGGAACTGCTTATCAACGTAAGGCTCTTTAGTGCGCTTGCCGTAAATCATCCACATAATTTAATACTCCCATTCTTCTATGATATGTTTTAAACGAATTTCTTTAGTGAAATTGTTAATTGCTTCTATCTCTTGGTCTTGATAGCAATCATATACTTGGTCAACATTTCCAAGCCATACAAAATGCGTATATCCATCTTGATTTACCAGACCGAACAAATCAAAAGTCTTATATTCAGGTCGGCCTTGAATGATTGCATCTTCGAGTGTCATTAAATCTCCCTAGAGAATGTCTTTTTTCTTTTGGCATAATTATAACATATAAAAAGTGAGCCGTCAAGAAAAATTTGACAGCCCACTTAAAATTTTATCTAGTTGTTAAGAATGTATTCGCGTACTCGTGCTTGAGCAAGACCCTTAATTGCGGCCAGTTTGACAGAAGCAGCCTTCTTCTTCTTGAAGAAATCCCAGAAGTTCTCTTCCATAAGCTCGTCAAGAACCTTATTGATAGCCATGCCGAAGAACTTGCCGTTCTTACAATCAATTTTGTCCATATCAAGAGCGATAAGAACCTTATTAACCTCCTTCTCGACAAAAGCATCAGTGCAATACTTCTCTACAAACTCCTTCTCCAAAGAGTCAGTGCCCGTGTAGACAGTCTTCTTTTTAGACTTGTCATGATGCCACTCGTCACGAACAATCTTGGCAATCTGAACATTACCCCACGGGTCGCGCACGCAAGGATAAGCCTTGATTACAATGCCCTCTCCGATGGTTCCCTTCGGAAGATTATAAGTACACTCGTCAACGTGCTTGTTCACATCGTCCCAAGTCATGTTGCTAATGCGGCAAATGACAGGAACGCAACGATGATAGAACTTGCTGACTACTGGATACCATACATCATAATCAATATACTCACCATCCTCAGTATTGAGAATATCAAAGATGAAGAATCCGCCCTCAAGATAAGTCTTGATGGTACCAGTGAACTTGCGGCCATCAACACCGCCAAGCCACTCGCCATAAATGATATAGGTAGGATGGTCAAGCAACCAATCCCTTAGTGCCTTAACCTCGGCATCATCAGTGTTGGTAATGTAATCAGCGAAACCAGCGTTGTCCTTCTCGATAGAAATCTCACGAGTTCGGCTACCGCAAGTAATATTTACATTATCATCTACCCAGATGGAGCTATTTGTACCATCCAGCTTCGGCTGCAAAATTGCGTCACGACCGATAAAGTTCTGAACTTCTGCACGAGTCGAGCGCTCAAGATGCACATACTTATTGAAGTGAGACATTATAAATTCCTTTCTTTTGTTTTCGTAACTACATTATACACAAAATTTTGGCCGTACGCAAGAACTTTTTTCTTCTCTTTTTTTCTGTTTCTTTTTACTACTTTACGTAGTAAAGTAGTTTATTTTTCTTTATTCTTTTATTCTCTTCTTTTAATAAAAATTACTGTGCGAAGCACAAGAATTTTTCTATAATAAGAACTCTTATACATTAAATAATTATA